TTATATCAAGCCTCATGATTACCAACAATTTAACAAAGCCAGTTTAGAAAACTACGAGCATCAACGATTATTATCTGTAGTGGGAGATGACTCGTTGAGTGAAGAAGAAAAATTAGCAAAATTCAATGTTGTTTTTCAAAGATTATTAACTCTAACAGTTGAACAAATCAGTATAAGTGTAGCTGGGGTTAAAACCGAAGAAGGTGTTGTAGTAGAAAATCCGGAACAGATTCATGAATTCTTTCAAAATTGCAATAAAACAGTGTGGGACTCAGTTAAATCAAAGTTAGAAAGCTTTGGAGAACAAAGCCCACTTAAAAAAGTTCCTATAACGTGTGAACACGAAGACTGTAACAAACCCTATGAAACCCCATTAGTTTTTGAGCAAGCAAGTTTTTTCGTATAAGGCTTTTGAGTTTAGATAATGAATCGATCGTCGAAATGATTAAAGACTTCGAGAAAGATTCAAAAGCCCTTAAGAAGAATATATTAAAAATTTGTTGGCACATGAGGGGTGGAATAACTTATAGCGAAGCTTTGGAAATAAGTTTTCAAGAAAGAGAAATCATTAATGGTATCATCGAAGACAACATCAATACTACAAAAGAAACAGGATTACCATTCTTTTAAGATGTGCGTAGCACATCTATCACTTTCGCTGTCGCTCAGTGATATATTTTAATTAAAGAGCGAAGCGATATAAGTTTCATCCAGATTAATCAGTCACACTTTGCCCGCACAGGGCAAAAATGATAATGCTTCATCCGAGTAGCACAGTCATTAGCGTTAAAGCAGTTACAGAGGCGGTTGTCCGGTACCTCGAGCTCAGTTCTTATCACAACGGCAGGTTTATATCTATACGCTAACATACATATAAACCGTGTAGCATCACTGCTACGTCTTTTTAGCCTATTAATCCTTTTCAAACAACCAAATTGCGGCATTGGCAATCCTCATCCTTTCGGGTAGTGGTTGAGTGCTCACTAGCACGGTGAGTCTTCCATCCCTGCGATCCGAGATCCAGGTCTAGGGCACATGATATTGACTTGTGCGAGTCTTAAATGCTTAACTTATTTTTTATATGGGAGCCATGGATACGGCAGTCGATTATGCCGTTGTAATATTCATCTGATTCTAATACACGCCTGGTAAATTGTTCTCTTGCTTCAATATAACTACAAATTGCTTTTGATTCACAATAATAAAGAATTTCTCTAGTAAAATTTTCTAAGCCCAGTGTTTCTACGTCCCTTTTTAATTCAGGACTTGATCCATAATAATCTCTCCAGTCCGAATCGACCTTTGAGCGAATTTTCTTTTTCTTTTTTGTACCGTTTTTTAATTTTACTGTTCGTTGCGTAGTTTTACTAAATTTTGCCAGTTTTTTGCCAATGTATTTTTTGTTTGTTGATTTGTTTGTGATAAGATATACAAATCCAACACAACTGTCGGGTAAATTCTCAACCTCAGAGCCTTCGAATAACCAAGTCATATTGTATTTGTACGATTTCCATGATATGTACTTTAATTTATGCCAGATAGTCTAAGTTACAATAAAATGTTATTTCTTCTATGCAGGTGTTTGGATTTATGTTTGAGCCATAGTCGATAAAATTATACACATCAGTCAAATCAATGCCGTTACCTGTCCAGTTTGAACGATTTCTGCTTAATTCAGTGTCTAATCTATCTAAAGTGATTAATGTTGTTTTAAAAGGTACTTTGTTTTGTTTAAATGCTTGTGTGCCTTGCTTGCTAGCATGTTCTAGTGCAGCCTTACTAATACGATATGTTTCAAATCTGGGTTCGGGTGCAACTATAGATTTGGATCCTGAACTACCGATATTGATAATCCAGCCCTGCTTATTGGCAGTTTTCCACGCATCGTAGACAGCCATATACAAGTTAGTTTGTGCAAAATTAGCCCATGCTTCTTGTGGAGGACCGTCAAACGCATTATTGATAAAAACATCATACTCGAGACTCTTCTGAGCAATGCGCTGAATGTCATCATTTTTAGTAATATCGTATCCCTCTGCTCTGCTAACACTTTGGCCATTGGTATGCGTTGCCAGTGAAAGACCTAGCCCTCTGTTGCCGCCCGTTATTAAAAATTTCTTTTTCATTTTTGTTTGATCCCAAACTTTTGTAAATTGTTTTCCACAAGTCAATGCACACTCAAAAATACGTTCTGGAAAACTATTACAGCTCCAACTTTTTTCCAAGGCAGACCAAAATGTACTTTTGAATATTTGTTCTAGACTATTGCTTTTTATGTTTAGGCTTTGTTCATTGTGTTGTTTGATAAATTCTGCAACTTGATTCTTTTTGTCCACGGTACTCAAGCTATTGCTACAAGGCATTACATTGTCGTCATAAAATCTTGCATCGTGCAAATTATGATTAAGCATATTGCAAGGTAAAACAAGCCCGTGTGCATTAATAGCAACTCTTTTATGAGTTAACGAATCACATTTTATTTCTACATTTTTAAAATAATCTGTAAAATCTTCGTACTTTTCCTGCAATACAGGCAGGTTGTTAATACTGCGATTTGTAAATTCTACACTAGTTGTCGGTTTTATGCTATAGATTTTATTGCCATTGCGATCTACTACAGGCCATTCGTCAAACGTTGTCATGGTCCTGTGATTTAAGAATCTCCCAGTTGAACGATACAAAAACTTTTCAAATCCCAGTTCTTTGCTTAGTTGTTCTGCTTGTTTAATTTGATGCTGGTTATGCTCGAACACAATAAAGTTCCAAACAGCCCTGCCCCCTGCATCAATAAATGCTTTTGCATTTTTAATGATTTTATTAAAATCAGTATTGCGCCTATATAGATGATTTGTATCTTCGAGACCGTCTATATTAAAATCAACTTGACCGTGACCGTTTAAAATATAAGCAATCTCTTGCCAAAATTCAGTATCGTGCGCTCCGCCGTTTGTATGCATGTAAAGCCATAATTTAGGCGATTTTTGTCTAAAGTCCCAAAGTATGTCCAGAAAATCTGGATGCATGATAGGATCACCATAACTACCACAGAAAAATATTTGTCTTAGTCTATTACATAGATCAGTGGAAAACGCTTGATCTATAACAGCTCTTGACAAATGCTCTAATTTTAAGTGTGGGTTTATACGTCCACCATTAATATTTCGAGGGCATTGTGGACACGCTGCATTACAGTAAGTAGTCAGCTCAATTTGATATTCGTCGATTTTGTTAAAATTAAACAACTTCAATATCTGTATTATAGTTAGTAAAACCGTTTTCTTTAACAACAGTAAGTATGTTGTTTACTCGCCCAGCCAGTTCGTCTTTGTGTGACACTAGCCATACAGACTTGTTACTTTCTCGACTCATTTTCTTTAAAATTGCTAAACTATTTTCAACACCACTAGCATCCATACCGCTATCAACAAGCTCGTCGATGAACAATAAATTAATAGGTTGATACAAACTTTCCCAGACGTCTCGGAAGGACCAACTTAGACTGAGTATAAGTCTGTTACGCTCGCCCCTACTTAAATTATCAAAGTCTAGTTCACGACCTAGTTCTTCGATACTAACAGATAAGTCATTGTTGAATTTAACAGTATGCGGTAAACCGATTTTATCTAAATAAAATCCCAATCTTGCATTTAAGTAGCTTAGATTTTGATCGATGATCTTTTTACGAATAAAACTATCTTTATTGGTTAATAACTTAAGTAAAAATTCTTGATGATCTTTAATTCGTACCAATGAATTCATATAATCATAATTTATTTCTTCAACAGCCGTTTCCTTCATATCATTAATTTGATCTGTGTACGGGTCTTGTTCTGACTGTTTAGAATTTAATTGTGTAAGAACAGATGCCATGCTGCTACGATGTTCAAAAGCATCGCTTTCGTCTTTATAAAATGTCACTGGTTTCTGTCCCAGCTCGCCTAGTAGGTTGAGAGCTTCTTGATTTTCCAGCAATTGTGTATTAGTAGCCAATGCTTGCAATGCAGTTTCTTGCAGTGTTTTTTGTTTTTCTTCCAAAACAATTACTTGTTTGGCATCATGAAATGATTGCCCACAGCTATGACAAGTATGATTTTCTAAAGCCAAAATTTCTTTTTTAAGCTTTTCTATCTCCTTGGTTTCTCTGGTTTCGTCTTGTTCGCAGCGCTTAACCAAAGTTTTAAAATCAGCTATTTGTTTACTTTTTGTATTATATTCTGCTAGTTTTTTATGAGCGTCTAACTCAGACTCTATGTCTAATTCTGCGAGCTGATCATATGCTGCCTGTAATGATGCAATATCATCTTTGTGCTTATTAGTCCACAATGTTTGTCGACGAATCAGCGCATCGATTTGATCTTGAATTCGTTTGTTTGCATCGCCTACAGCTTTAATTCGAAATTCTTCCTGTTGAATTGCGTCTTTAGTGGATTTGTTTTGCTCTTTAAGAGCTTCGGCTTTTTCTGACAGTACAGTAATACCCAACAATTGTTCAATGATAGTTCGTTGATCATTGGCTTTTAAACTTAAAAATGGTTCTGTGTATGTATTTAGAGCAACAATATGTTTGAACATATCGTGGCTCATGTTTAACAGTCGTTCAATTTCTAATTGTGTTTCGCGACTGTCGCCCTGACTGTTATCGTCTTTGGTTTCTAATTCTTCGTCGTCTACGTAAAACTTTAGTACATTTGGTTTACGACCCCGTTCAATTCTATAACGGCGACCTTCGGATTCAAAATCAATGGTAACTAACATGTGTTTGCTGTTAGTTTTATTAATCAAATTGTCTTTTTTAATATTAGTTAGTGCCTGGCCGAACAGACTGTAGCTCAATGCGTTAATGATAGTAGTTTTACCAGTTCCATTTCGAGCACCGCTGTCATCACCGCCCAAGTCTAAGTTTTCGCCTAACACAAGAGTTAAATCGTTGCGATCGAAGTCGATACCCTGGGTAGCATTGCCCACGCTCATGAAGTTTTTAACTGACAGTGATTTAATCTTAAACATGATTATAAATTTCTGTAAATATCCAGCAACAAATTATTATCGTAGTGATCGCTGGTAATTGCTGTTAATTGATTTGTAACAATTTGATCTACACTTTCAAAATTAACATTGCCTTGTATTGCAAATTCATTTAAGTCTGCATTCTTTTGGGGAATTAATGTAATCTCACGTAACTTGTGACTTTGCATAAACGTTTCTTTAATAAACGTTGCTTCTTCGTAGCTAATATCAATGTCAATGTTAACACGAACATGCATACCCTGTCCTAGAACAGAATCTGCATTATTTAAAATAGCACCTAAGCCTAAAACACGATAGCGGGGCTGATTAGGCCAGGCATGATGTTCTGGGGGTTTGCCCCATTCTAAAATAGTTAGTCCACGATCGTCGTCGCCAGCATCAGCATAGTTGTGAGGGAAACAATTTCCGATATACGTAATATTTTGACGTTGCTGTCTTTTATGAAAGTGACCAGTGAATACTTGATCAAAATTTCCAAAATGTTCATTTTTAATTTCGCCGTGATCAGGCATCTGCACCATGGCGTTCATATAGAAGTGGGGCAGCTCGAAGTGTCCAAACATGTATTTTCCTTTAAGTTTGGAAATTCGTTTGTGGTCGTCTCCGACAAGCCAAGGAGCAATAACCACATCGCCGCTAGTAAACCAATCGTTAACAATTTGAACGTTCGGGAGATGACGAGCCCATTCAACCGATTGAATATCACGTTTATCCCGATAATACAAATCATGATTACCAGGAATAAAATAAACACGTTCAAAATTATCATTTAAGTACTCCAGTGCCTTTAAACTGTAATTGAGGGTAACAATATTAATACTGGCTCGATTGTTATGCCAATCTCCGAGGAACATGGCGGTTTCACAGCCTTCTTGTTTTGCTTTGTTAGTTGCCCACTTAACAAAATTTAAACAATCTTCGTTGTGTAACTGACTATTTGATTTTAAGCCAAAATGGATGTCAGTAAATATTGCGGCTTTTTTAAATAAATTACTCATCTACCTAGTATAACACATTATTCGTCATAAAAGCTACCCCCGCTGCCGCCAGAACTCATTCCTTGTCTGGTGTAACTCGGATTAAGATTGTTCATTTCTAAAATATCGTCACGTAAGTTTTGATTGCGTTTTTCGATGTTCAACACACGAGTGAAGCTATTAGTGATAGCGGCAGTATAATACGCAAAAGGGTTCTGCGATTTTGATTCGTCGAATTGAAGGCCAATTTGGCTGAGCTGTAGTAGGGCTTGGCTTCTCATTTCATCGTTATAAGTATACCCTCTCCAATTACTTCTAGTTGCATAACGTTCACACAGTTTCATAAACATGTGAGCTAGTTTATTAGTCATTGCACCGTGATCTCTGTTAAAAGATCCAGTGTCTAATCCGCCCGACCAATGACTTTTGCCTACTAGAATAGGGTTGCCTTCTTCATCTACTTTGTAATGAAAAAACGGCGGGAAGTTAACTTTAACGTATTTGTTGTGTTTAGGATCATCTTCATCATATTCAGTATGAGAAGTTTCGTCTTCGTCGTCAAATAATTCTTTGGCTGCATCTTTGGCTTTTTTAGTTTTAACGTCGTCTAATGGTATATGTTCCCATGTCATAATTCGAAAGACTACATCAGTCTGGGGAATTTTAGTATATTTGATTTCAAATTGGTCAGCTTTTTGCTTTTCCCCAGTGGCCGCCACAGCAGCTTCGTGTGCCAATTTACTCAATCTTTCTGCTCTTAGTTTTCGGGCATCTAAAATATTTTTTTTGTTAATTTTTTTAATGTCTGGCAGAATCATGTCATAGTCTGCAACTTCTGGGTCACTGAATGTGCAATATGAATTCTTGCTCTTGTGTATCTCTTTAAGAATATCTTTATTGTTTAAGTAATTTGATTTCATTTTATCCTTTAAATCTGCGGTTGGTACATACTAACATAGTATAAGCGGTGATGTCAATGCCAATAATAAGCTACTATTTTTGGTTCGATAAATATCTAAAACAGGTAAAAAATGTCATATAACACTTCTAATTTTGCAGGGGACGGTTCCAACCAAAATGCATTGTACGACCCAGTCAGTGTACTAGGATCTACTGGCTCAGCATCGTCGAGTGGATCGAGGTTAGCGAATTCTGGACTTGCTCCTGGTGCCAATGGTTTGTTGACAGATATAGCCGGTAGTGTATTTAACGTTAATTTTAACGGCACCGACGGATCACCTATAAAATCAGAAGATGATTGGCGAGTACGAATTAGCATGGCAAAAGCCACTGCTGATTTATTTTACAATAGGACAGATAATGTCATTCTCCGTCCATTGGCAGCTACTAGCGGAGTAGTGTTTCCGTATACGCCGTCATTGTCTGTAACACACAATGCAAGATATGGTTCTACTCCATTAACACATAGCAATTATTCCAGTTATTTTTATGAGGGCAGCGAAGTTGCTTCAATTAATATAAACGGAGAGTTTACGGTTCAGAATATTCAAGAAGGTCAGTATTTGATGGCAGTAATACAATTTTTTAGAACTGTTACTAAGATGTTTTTTGGCGCAGATCAAAATGCAGGTAGTCCCCCTCCACTGGTATTCTTAGATGGATTTGGGGCAGCATATCTTCCTCATGTTCCTTGTGTTGTAACGGCATTCAGTCATACTATGCCAGGGGAAGTAGATTATGTTGCCATTCCAGTTGGCGCACCTATTTACAATGATAGGTCAGGCGTAGTAATAGGTTCTCCTACACAAAATCTAGGAGGCCCAGTCAGACTGCCAACAAGTAGCACAGTGAACATTACCCTACAACCTGTATACAGCAGACAAAATATTGCTAGAAACTTTACACTAGATAGATTCGCGCGAGGCGTTCTAATTCAAAATGGTAATTCACCTATTGGAGGTTTCCTATAATGGCTGAAATTCAATATGCTCAAAATAGTTTATATTCTAAGACATCTTTTTATGGAGACTTTTTAGATCTTGCAAATTTTCCAGCAATACCTAAAAACCCAGATGACGTACTTTTTGCTATAAACAAAACTTATCAATACAGACCTGACTTGTTAGCATACGACTTGTACGAAGATACAGGCCTTTGGTGGGTATTTGCACTACGTAATCCCAACACTATTAAAGATCCTATCTTCGATATGAAAATAGGCAATAGAATATTTTTGCCTAAGAAAGCTGCAATAACCAGCGCAATAGGATAATACGATGATAAATCCTTTAGATTCTACGGTCATCAACGCATCAGCTGTTGCTATTTCTCTCAATGAAAGACAAAATATTACCACTCCTGTGATAGATTTAATTCCAGCTGTGGGTGATGAAGCAATAGATGCAGCCAACGAAGCTGAGTTGGCACAGATACGTGATGCAGAAGGTCGTACAATATTTGGTACCACTGCTTTTATAGGTTCTAACACTAGACAAGGTGTAGTTGATAATCCATTGTTAGAATATGATTCTTATACCTATTGTCTAAGTTTGCACCTAATGGGAATTCAAAATTACAATAACTTAGTGAGTAAGAACAATACTTTACAAAAACAGTATGTACCACAAAATGTTTTAATTAGTAGTGCAGGAAGATACGGGGAAACTTTTAGACGAGATCCTGCATTTGAAGAAGATTTTTATTTTGAAGATTTAAAAATAAAAACTATAGTCAATACTACTTCCAGAAATAGAAACAGTAATTTAATTGAATGCAGTTTCACTATAATTGAACCATTAGGGTTTACTTTAATTAATAGAATGTTGGATGCCGCAAACAGGGTTAACGCGGGATTGGGTAGCTATCTGCAAATGCCATACATGTTAGAAATAGACTTCTTTGGCAGTGTAGATGGTGGCCCTCCAGGTCCGCTCAAAGAACATTCAAAATTTATTCCTATTAGGCTGACCAATATTAAATCCAAGTTGACTTCCAGAGGCACAGAATATCAAATTGATGCAGTGCCATTTAATCATCAGGCATTTAATCAAATAAATGTAAGCTTGCCTGTTAGCACTACAGTCACTGCTACCACAGTCAGTCAAATTTTTGGTGGGCCAGCACAAGTGTCAGCCAGCGACAATGAATTCTCTGTAAAACTTGTTAATAAAGCTAATATTGAGCGGGAGATTAGTGAACTCAGACCATTTACAGCATCCGCATCAGGGGGCTTCGACGCTCGATTTGCATCTCAGGCCAGATCAAAAATCAGTGACTTAACAGATCAATTGAATAATGAGTATGGAAATTTTGGAATAACTGGATTCTGCGCTGCTATCAATAGTTATTTTAGTTCATTGAAGCTACAAAATCAAATATCTAGAATTAATACAGTCAGGGTTGTATTTGATGCAAAAATAGGCAACAGTAAATTATATACAACAGCAGGGCCTGTAAATGCAGCAGGCACTCCGGTCAGTGGAACATCAACTAATGCCCAAAAAGCACAAATTCAAGCAGCATCGGGCGCTGCTAAAGGGCAACTACGATTCGACGGAGCAACAGTAAATATTCCTGCAGGGACTACTGTTGACAGAATGATCGATTGGGCAGTCAGAAATAGCGAATATATCAGTGAACAATTAAAAGACCCAACAATAACTCCAGCCCAGAGAGAAGGTGTTATATCAGGAGGAAATCCTAATACTGTTACATGGTTGAGATGGTTTAAAATTATTCCTAACATTTATATAAGAGAATACGATCCAACGCAAAATAGATATAGTATGGATGTGGTGTTTTATGTAAAGCCATACAACTTATCTGCCAAACATCCATTTTATCCCAAAGGGCGTGTACCTGGATTTGTAAAAAAATATGATTATATTTTTACAGGAAAAAACAAAGATGTTATTGATTTACAAATAGACTTTAATACACTATATCTAATAGAAATGTCTACCAATCGTGTAAAAAGTAGACAGCCACAAACAGGAACTCCGGGGGACGGTGGAGCCACGGCCAATCCAGATTACGGAAAAAACATTGCGCCTCCTAATCCCAATACTGAAGAAAGACCACAAGAGAATATTGCGCCAACTTCTATAGCATTAGTCAGTGACAATGTTGCAACAACTATAAGAGCTGGTGGAATGCCTCAAGCATCCGTGGACGCAGGAGATTTGAATAGATCTTTGATGCTAGGCGCTAAAGGGGATATGATAACGTTAAATTTAAAAATTGTAGGTGATCCGCACTTTATTAAACAAGATGATTTTTTCATGGGGCAGGGATTAGATACACCTTCGGGCCAATTTTTAAACAATAGTTCTGGCAGTAGTTTATATATGGACGGTGGAGAACTGTATGTGTTTGTGAATTTCCAAAGTCCAGTGGACTACGACGAAACTAAAGGTATAGCAGATGTAACATCTAGTAGATATAGATACAGTGAATTTAGCGGAGTTTATAAAATAATTACTGTTGATAATTCTTTTAGTAAAGGCAAATTTGAGCAAAATTTAACTTTAGCAAAGTTATTATATGATCAAGAAGGAAAACCAGTTCCGTCGAGTTCAGCTCAGCAGAGAGTAGAAACTGCATTTACAAATGCGCTAACCCCAACAGTAAATACAGCAATCAGATTTGCAGGCCCAAGAACTAATATTTCTTCCTTGCTTCCGTCTACTAATTCTTCAGCAGCAGTAAACCTTGCAATACAAGGAGCCACTGCACTAGCAAATGGACAAGGTGGAAGCTTCCTACAAGCTATCGGAGCGCAAGTAGCGGGATCTTTAGTTAATAACGTTGTCGGCCGAGGATTAAATATTGCAGTAGATAAAGTAACGGCTGGAATTAATGATATACTTAAAGGCCCAACTGCACTAGGCACAGACTATAATACTAGTTTTGATTCCATCGGAGATTTTCAATACGCAGGAGCACTGGATTACGCATCCGGATTCGACTCAATTGGCAATTTCGATTTGGATGTCGGAGTAACAGATATCGATGTGACCGCAGCATTCGAAGGATTAAGCGATTTAGAATTCGGTGACTTTACTGGTTTAATTTAAATTATGTCATACAATCAACCATATTTGGGTACAAAACACCCCACATTCATCGATACTACAAAAATGGATATTCCGCAACCCAGCGGAATATATATTGGAAAAGTAAAAGCCATTGATACAAATACACGATCTGGTAGGTTACAAGTATTCATACCTCAATTTGGCGGCGCAAATCCTGAAAATCCAACAACATGGAAACTTGTATCCTATGCTAGTCCCTTTATGGGCAGTACTTCCAGTGCATTAGGAGAATATACACAACCTGTACCAGGCCAAAATACTTTTTCATTATCGACACAGAGTTACGGATTTTACATGACGCCGCCTGATATTGGCACAGAAGTCTTGTGTTGTTTTGTACCAGGAAGCCAAGAAGGGTATTGGTTTGCGTGTGTGAATTCTTCAATTACAAGAAATATGACTCCGGCAATTGGTTCAGTAGAACTTAGTTATATTTCTCAAGAAAGCATTTCTGAATCAGGTTTAGGGCCTTACTTGCTACCAGGAAAATTTTACCCTGTGGCAGAAACAGTAGAGAGTAAAGATGTATACGGTAAAGCTGGATTTTTGCCAAATTTACAAAAACCCTTACACATCCCGCAGACTATTAGACTAGTAGTACAAGGTCTAGACAGCGACAATGTTCGGGGAGCCATCAGCAGTAGCAGTCAACGAGACCCAGTCAGCGCAGTATTCGGAGTTAGTACACCAGGCCGTCCATTCGGCAGCCAAGATCCTGCCACAGATCCCAATATCGCACAAAAATTAGTGTCGGGTGAGTTTAATCCTGCAACGTACAATGTTACAACAAGAATGGGCGGCCATAGTTTTGTCATGGACGACGGAGATCTGTTTGGTAAAGATAACTTAGTTAGATTAAAAACAGCAATGGGCCATCAGATAATGTTAAACGACACTGAAGGTTTTATATATGTTGCAAATTCTAACGGTACTGCATGGATAGAACTTACTAAAGAAGGAGACATTTTAGTCTACGGTGCAAAAGATTTTGCTTTACGCACTCAAGGCAATATTATGATGCACAGTGATAATAATATTAGTTTCTTTGCAGGTCGTAATATTAATATGCAAGCAGTGGGTAGTGTTAAGATGGCAGGACAATTAGTTCAAGCCAGTGCAGAAACTGCGCTGAATCTTTACGGCAAACAAGCGCAATTAAGAAGCGGTTCAGGGTTGTCGATTGTTGCTCAACAATCTATGGGTATACGAGCAGGCGGATCTATTGCAGTCAACGGTGCTGCTATTGCGTTAAATGGTGGCGGGGGTGGGGGTGCAGAAATAAATCCGCCTAGTAGGATAAACTTATATCAATTACCTGATGCTAAAGTTGCTAATCCAGGTATTTGGTTCGCGCAACAAAATTCTTTAATTTCTACAAATTATAAAGTACCGACTCACGAACCATATATCAGAGGTGATGCAGCAGCAGTATTTCAGAGTCAAAGAGAAACAGTGGCTAGCTTGCCAAAAGACGTTTTAGGGGATCCTATAAATCCCCCTGTTGATATTAGTAGGGTAGGGCCGAATCAAGCAGCTACTGAAAACTTAACAGGAGCAGCACCAGCTGGAGTTTTTATTGCCCAGCCTGAACCGATTGATAGTCTGGGAAATTTAGATAAAAATCAACTTAGAGCTGTCATGGCACAAATTGGACACAGTGAAAGCGGTGGGTCTTATCAAGCACAAAACGACGCAGGGTATCAGGGCAAGTATCAATTAGGGGCTCTTGCACTGCAAGATTTGGGATATATTAAGGTTGGGACGCCGCAGACAGCAGAAGCATTGAATAATCCCAACAATTGGACTGGAAAAGATGGTATATCAAGCTCGGATGCATTCAGAGAAAATGGGACCATTCAAGAAAAGGCAATGTATAACTATACCAAAAATAATTATGCAAGATTACAAAAAAATGGTATTATTACAGCAGACAGTTCTGCAGAAGATGTTGCAGGCATTGTTAGTGCTGCCCATTTAGTCGGGTCTGCTGCTGCAACTAACTGGTACAAAACAGGACAGCCTACAACTGACGATAATGGCAGAACTGCTTCTGCTTTTTATAATCAAGGAAAATACAGTCAAACACAGGTTCCTGTTATACAAGCTAGTGTTGAAAGCTCTAATATAACTAGCACAGGGTAAATATAGTTATGGCATTATACAACGGATTCAGCACATTAGAAAGTAACAAGAGATTTCGATTGACTGATTTTGAATTAGTAAAACGAGATCTACAAAATCATTTTAACATTCGCAAAGGCGAAAAGTTAATGAATCCTGAGTTTGGTACCATCATATGGGACATGCTATTTGAACCATTGAATGAAGAAAGCAAAACTACAATAATACAGGACATAAAACGTATTGTTGCAAACGATCCAAGGATTGCAGCCCAGAATGTAATTGTAACTCAGTATGACAGAGGATTACAAATAGAATTAGAGCTAATTTATATTCAAACAAATCAGACTGCTAAATTAGCTGTACAGTTTGATCAGCAAATGATTCAAAATAATTCAATGCTTTAAAATACCATATTTTGTTCTCAATAAATACATAAAACGAGGACAGGCATGGCACTTACAACCAGACAAAGTAGTCTTTTAGTCAATCAAGACTGGACTATTCTTTACGAAACTTTCAGAAACGCAGATTTTCAAAGTTATGATTTTCAAACTTTGCGTAAAACAATGCTGGATTATCTACGCATATACTATCCAGAAAATTTCAATGATTTTATTGAATCCAGTGAATACATAGCATTAATTGATCTTATCGCATTTTTGGGGCAGAGTCTTGCATTCCGTACAGATTTAAACGCTCGTGAAAATTTTATCGATACAGCAGAACGTAGGGACAGTGTTTTAAAACTAGCTAAATTAATTAGCTACGTACCTAAACGTAACCAAACAGCCAATGGTTTTATAAAATTTGACAGTGTACAAACCACTGAAAGATTACAGGATAGCAACGGGATCGACCTTACTAATCTTATTATAAACTGGAACGATAATGGAAATGTCAATTGGTATGAACAATTTATTACAATAATTAATGCTGCGCTACCAACGAATCAGCAAGTTGGCAAACCTGCCAATAGCAAGACTATTGCCGGAGTTCTGAACGCAGAATATAATATAAATTTACCTCCCGGAACATTACCAGTTTTTGGATATAATACACAAATCGAAAATTCTGTGTTAAATTTTGAAGTAGTCAGTGGTACTAGTGCAGATGAGAGTTATATCTATGAATCAGCGCCTGCGCCTGGCCGTCCTCTTAACGTAATTTATAAAAACGATAATTTAGGCAATGCCAGCAATAACACAGGGTTTTTCTTTTATTTTAAACAAGGAAATTTACAAACACAGACATTTAGATTTCCTGAAAGTTTACCTAACAACTTAGTCAGTATTAATTTTGATAACATCAACAAGTCAGACGTTTGGCTGTATGAAATTGGCAGTTTAGGTAACATAGGGCAAGCATGGAATCAAATCCCCAGTGTTAACGGAGTTAATATTATCTATAATAACAATGCAGCACAAAAAAGTTATCAAGTCAACACCAGAGCAGGAGATCAAGTTGATTTAGTATTCGGCGATGGAACTTTTGCTGCTGTCCCTGTGGGGAGTTTCATAACTTATTTTAGAACTAGTACTGGATTAAGTTATAAAATTACACCAGACGAAATGACAAATATTCGTCTGACTATACCTTATATTAGTCGTGCAGGTAGATTGGAAACATTAACCATTGTTGCCAGTCTAAAATACACAGTGGCCAATGCTATTCCTAGAGAAAGTATTAATGAAATTAAAACCAAAGCGCCACAACTGTACTATACACAAAATCGTATGGTCACCGGAGAAGACTATAACACATTTCCTTATGCAAACTATAGTACAATCAGTAAAGTAAAAGCTGTTAATCGCACTAGTAGCGGAATCAGTAGATACTTAGATATATTTGATACCAGCGGTAGATACAGCAGCACTAATATTTTTTCAGAAGATGGAATATTATATAAAGAAGATGCTGATTCTAGTTTTAGTTTTACATTTGGGACAACAGCAGATATTAATAGAATTATTGAAAATCAAATATTGCCTAGCATAAGAAGTAAGTCGCTGCAACATTTTTATTATGAATATTTTAATAGATTCTCACTGACTAACCTATATTGGAATAGAAGTACTGCAGGATCTGGCAGTAGCACTGGGTATTTCATAGATTTTCCTTCATCAGGAAATAAAGTTGCTGTGGGAACAGGTGTAGTGGGAAATAATAGGTACTTGACAGAAGGCTGTATCATTGTGTTCAGCCCAGGTCCCGGTAACTATTTTAACTCTGCCAACGAAATAATAGCATTACCTTCCAGTGGTCAAGTGCCGCAAAACGGACAACCTTTACTTTATGTTTCTATTACAAATTTAATAGGCAACGGTAATCAAGGCAATTTAGGTAATGGTGAAGGTCCAGTTAAATTAAGTTTAAATTTACCGTCCACTGCTCAAGCTGTCACTGTAATACCTACATTTAGTAATACTTTTACAACAGAGTTTGTTTCTAAACTTATAGGACTAATCAGTAACTACAGCGAGTTTGGTATCAGATATGATCAAAACACACAAACCTGGCAAACTATTAGTGCTCAAGATTTAAATTTGACTGATCCGTTTAGTCAAATTTATCAAGGCTCTACTAGCGGTCAAAATTTAGACGCTAGCTGGTTACTAAGCTTCACCGTTTCGAATTCCACTTATACAGTACAAATTAGAGGATTAAGTTATATTTTTGAAAGTACACAAGAAACAAAATTTTATTTTGATAATAGAATAAAGATTTTTGATCCAGTAACTGGGTATACAGTCAACGACAGTGTGAATATTTTAAAAGTTAACGGAGATCCCGACACAGGTCAACCATTAACAGAAAATGTTCTTTGGTACATATACGATCAGATTGCAGAATCTGATGGATACGTAGATGCTAGTAAAGTTTTAGTTACATACAGTGATATAAACAATGACGGTGTTCCAGATGATCCAGATATTTTCAATACCGTGGTGCAACCCAACGTTAACAACTCTCCTCCCACTAAGTTTGTTTTCTTTGAAAAAACTTATGAATACAATAGCTTTGTGACTTTCACACCTATCCCTTCATCTGCAGTAGTTATTGTTAGAAATCAACTTGATGTTATTCCAAATATTAACAATTATATTGAAGGCCAGATTTTTTATGCATATGAAGAAGAAATTTTCTATGTTCTAACTATTAATCTTACTACACGATCATTAACTGAAAGCAATGATTATATTGCAAGAGTTGGCAGGTCATCGCTGTATTTTCAATATAAACACAATGCTCCTGGTAGTAGAAGGATAGACCCAAGTCCAAGTAATCTAATAGATTTGTATGTGCTAACTAAAGAATACGAAACAGAATACAGAGCATGGATATTGGATACTACCGGAACAGTTCAAGAGCCTGAAAAAGAAACAGGAGAAAGTCTAAAGTTGGCATTCGGTGATTTAGAAAATTATAAATCAGTCAGCGATGCTATCATTTATAATGCAGCAGTGTTTAAGCCTTTGTTTGGCAATAAAGCCAGACCTGAGCTTCAAGCCACATTTAAGATTATTAAAAATCCAAATATCAATTTAACTGACAGCGAAATTCGAAGCCAAGTGCTTGCATATATTAATGCATTTTTTGCTGTAGGTAATTGGGATTTTGGAGAAACATTTTACTTCACAGAATTAGCAACGTACATACAGCAAGGGTTGGCTCCAAACATTAGTAGTATTATTATTGTGCCTAATAGTACCAGTCAAACATATGGATCGTTGCAACAAATCAACAGTGAACCTAACGAAATTTTAATAAGCTCTGCTACTGTAGAAAATATTGAAATTATCAGCGCTATTACCGCAGCACAATTAAACATACAAAATTTAACGGTAAATACTATAATTAATTAATCTTATAAGATGCCAATTACTAAAACAATAAATTTTCTTCCAGCAGTATTTCAGTCTGACACTAACAAGAGATTTTTAAACGCTACTCTTGATCAGCTAATGACGGAACCAAATTTGGTTCCTATTAATGGTTATGTTGGAAGAAAATTTGCGCCCGGGTTTAAAGGAATTAACACATATGTTAAAGAGCCTACTGCGCTTCGTGCAGACTATCAACTTGAGCCTAGTATAGTTGTAAAAAATAAAGAAACAGGAGAAGTGGATTTTCATACTACATATCCTGAAGTTTTACAAAAAATAGATTTTTACGGCGGAAAAATTGACAATCAAGACAATCTATGGGAAAGTGATTTTTACAGTTATAACCCAAGAATAAACGCCGATGCATTTATTAACTTTAGTCAATATTACTGGTTACCAAATGGACCAGAATCTGTTAATGTGTTCGCCGGCGAAGCAGATATGTCGCGTACATTTAATATCTATGCTGAAAATGGTCTGCAAGTCTATAATATAAGTGGATACAACACTGCGCCTAATCCTGACATTGTATTGGCTCGCGGCGGAAATTATACGTTTAACGTTAATCAGCCCGGCAAGCCTTTTTGGATACAAACAAACCCAGGATTAAGCGGACTAAGTCCTCAAACTAATTTAAGTACAAGGCAAGTCTTGGGTGTGCAAAATAACGGAATCGATGTTGGCACTATAACCTTCTTTGTTCCGGACTCAACAGCACAAGATTTCTATATTACTATGCCAACAGTGCAAACAGTAGATTTAGTAAGCACAATAAGCTATGCTAATTTACAAGGCAAACTGTTGTCCGACATTAAAAATAATTACGGCGGTATCGACGGACAAGTTGCGAACTTAAACGGAAAATACGTAATTTTTCCAAATTACAATTTGGATGCTGATTGGACTTCTAACTCTGTTACTGTGCCTGAAAATCAAAGATACGGAATTTGGACAATTGTTTTGACTCCGTTCGGTGCAGATTACATCATTGATTTAGTTTACTATTTGCCTATACCCAGTAACAACAAAGTTTTGATACTGTCGGGTATTAATTATGGTAACACCGAATGGTATACAAATTCTGAAAATACACTAGAACAGATACCAGTAATTACTGCTCCCTTGAATACATTATATTATCAAGATGGGTTAGATGCAAACCAAGTTGGCACGATCAGACTTATAGATTCTAATAATAATACCATTAACATAGATGAGGAAGTAATCGGGAAAACAAATTATATTAGTCCTAATGGTGTTGTTTTTACTAACGGACTAAAAATTAATTTCGATAACAGTGTTACACCTACATCTTATCAAAATAAAGAATACTATGTTGATGGAGTAGGAACAGGAATTCGATTAATTCCAGTGTCAGACTTAGTGGTCAATCAGGCACAAGCAAAATCGAATTATGACCCTGGCAACAACTTTGTATTGTATGCAACTGCTAGTCTTAATTTGGCAGAAGATCAACTTACCGTAACCACAACTGATTTTCCTGACGGTGTGAACGTAAAAGTCGGCAATTTTCCTAACAGTGTTAACACAAATTATATCGTTGCTCAAGATCTCAAATTAAAATATCCTTATAGACCTGGACTAAATGATCCTGGCGAACATGATAATCTTACATACTCGTCCGACGTAATTGGAGTCACCTTACCAGGAATTCTTATCAACGGTGTAAGCAATGGAGCTTCGGTTCCTGGGTTAGACGGCAGTAAATGGAATTACGATACTACTCAGGTATTAATAAATGGACAAGACAGCTATGGTGGTTATCCATTGGAGAATGGCCGTTATGTTTATACAAATTCTAATTTTATTACAGCCAATGCATGGGGAAATGTATCAGGGTTTACTAATGGATATTTAGATCCTACAACAAATCATAGTAAACTTATAGGATTTGCAGCAGACGGTTATCCTATTTACGGACCTTATGGATATTCGAATCCGCTAAACGCAGGCAGCTCTATCATTCGCATGGTCAGTTCATACGAATCCTCTAACGACGGACTATTTCGACCAGTACCACAGACTGTAACTATCACTGCTGATGTAATCAATAATAGTTTAATTACTGTATCTAGTACAAATGGATTAAATCCTGGCATGAGGATAACAGTTAACTCTGCTGGTCTCGAATCTGGCAGTGTATGGATACTTAACAATGGATTAAAAACAGCATCAGGCTTACCACAGTTCTTGGGTACTGCAAGTCAAGTACAATTAAGCAGTAATGTTACATTAACGGCTGGTACATCTTTAACATTTGAATTTTTAACAGGAGCATTCATTGAAGATTATTCTTATGTAGAAGGCAGTGGCACACTGGATCAATTCAACGGTCGTTTTTGTTTAACACCGGAATTTCCAAATGGAACTTATGCATATTTTACAACACAGGCCAGCGATGGATCTCCAATTTATCCTTATATAATTGGCAGAGCATTTTATGGAAGTACAAGCATAGACACTAACGCCAGTTTGTCTACGCCTGACTATATTGTGATCAGTAGAGCCAGCAGAGATCTTAATCCATGGACTAGAAGAAATCGGTGGTTTCATAAAGACATTATTGAATTAACTAGTTTGTATAATAATATTCCGCAAGTTTTTGATTCTGAACAGCGAGCAAAAAGGCCCATAATCGAATTCGATGCAGATTTACAATTAATTAATTTTGGAAAAATAGCCAAGCCTCCAGTTGATATATTCGACACAGTGTACACGAATGCATTTTTATCAGTCGAAGGTAAAACGTCTATTTTCGTCGACGGTATTAATCTAGTACAAGGAATGCGTGTAATTTTTGCGGCTGACCAAGACCCGGTTGTAAGAAATAAAATTTGGGAAGTAACGCTAGAAAACACATCAGGTAATCCATTGGATCCTGCTATAATTCATTTGATTCAAGTTGACACTGTAGAAGAATTTAACACTGTCAGTGTTTTTAACGGTGTAGTTAATAACGGTAAAAGTTTTTACTTTCTGGGCGAAAATTGGGTAGAAGGTCAAAGTAAAACTAGCATAAATCAACCACCTTTATTTGATGTATTTGATACTGAAGGCGTTAGTTTTTCTGATAGTGTAAAATATCCAGTAATTAATTCTGCTACACAATTTGTTGGTACCAAAATTTTTAGCTATAAGACAGGCACCGGTATAGCTGATCCTGTATTGGGCTTTCCTTTAAGTTATAAAAATTTTAATAACATCGGTGATATACAATTCGATAATAATTTTGACATCGAAACGTTCAATTACGGCATCGACAAAGTTGTGTACACTAAAAAAATAGATTCAGGATTGTTGTATAAAAATAATGCAGATTCTAGTATTACTAAACTTAATGTATGGACTAATGTCAATGTTGACACTAGACAAATGCAAGATATACCATTTACATACGATGGTGTTGACAATACATTCAAAATTGATATTACTCCGGAAGTAGCAACAGTTAAACCTAACTTGTTAGTTTATGTTAATTTTAAAGAGATATCAATTAATGATTACCTGGCGTATAATGTGCCAGATGGAATTTTAATTGTTATAAAAAGAAGCAAATTACAAATTAACGATAGAATTGATATTCTTGTTTATAGCAAAAATATAAGCGAACTCGGGTTCTATCAAATACCTGACAATTTAAATTTAAATGCACAGAATAGAACGTTAGCAAGTCCAACTCTCGGAGAGCTACGTAATCACATAGGTTCACTGAGCAGAAATAGTTTATATTTTGTCGGTAATTACCCTGGGGTAAGCAATCTCAGAGATTTATATATCGAAAATCAATCTGGTACTATGTTGCAGCAAAGCGCACCAGTTAGTTTTGCTGCCATGTTCTTAAGTGATGAAAAATATAATTTTGCATCTGGATTAATTAATGCTCAACAAGAATATACAAGATTTAAAAATAAGTTTATAAACATTGCTAGTAACAGCAATCAGGTCAACCCTAGTGATCCTGTTGGGGCAGTAGACTACATTATTAAACAAATAAATTCAGTTAAAGATAAAACGTTTCCATGGTACTATAGTGACATGGTGCCGTATGGGGATAATAAAAATGTAATCACTTACAACATTTTTAATCCGCAACAACGTAATTATGAAATTACAACTATCTTTTCAAATGAAACATTAAGCAACAAGTCTATTTTAATTTATTTGAACGGCAGTCAACTATTATACGGACGTGATTATGAATTTTTGGTAACAGGCCCCGGTGTCAGTATTAAAAACAATATAACATTAGCAGTCGGTAACACTCTTACTATTGTTGAATATCAAGACACAGACGGTAACTGGATTCCTGAAACACCTTCAAAATTAGGACTTTATCCAAAATTTACACCAGCAATTTATACAGACGTAACATATACAGAACCTCAACTTATGATTAGAGGCCATGACGGCAGTCTAACGCCTAGTTTCGGTGATTTTAGAGATAATATTGTTTTAGAACTAGAAAAGCGCATATACAACAACATTAAAGTTCAATATAGCGATAAACTGGTATCTCCTTACGATTCGATTCCTGGTAAGTTCAGAGATACTGGTTATACTATATCTCAATATAATAATTTGTTATCTCGCTTTTATTTGCAATGGGCCAGTGTTAATAATTTGAATTATGTAGATAATACTACATATCAAAATGATGCACCTTTTAGTTATAATTATAGCACTGCATTGGATGTAGTCGACGGTCAAACTCTACCTGGTTCTTGGCGTGCATGTTTTCAGTATTTTTATGATACTCAACGGCCTAATACTGCACCATGGGAAATGCTGGGATTCAGTGAAGAACCGGACTGGTGGAGATCTACATATGGTCCTGCTCCATATACTTCTGGTAATAAAATTTTGTGGGATGATTTAGAAGTTGGTTACATTGCGGCTGGAAGCAGGGCCGGTTTTGACACTAAATTTGCAAGACCTGGATTAAGTAACTTTATTCCAGTAAACGAAAATGGGCAATTACTGCCGCCTATTGGTCTTTTAACTAATCGTTATGATTCCACACAGTTTAATGATAATTGGAATATGGGCCAGTTTAGTCCAGTCGAGACTGCTTGGAGAAATAGCAGCGAATATCCTTTTGCAGTGCAGTACACTTCTGCAATAATTAATCCTGGAAAATATTTTGCGTATGGTATTACAACAAACAAATATCGTTATGACAGCGATTTAGATCAGTATCTGATAATAGGCACAAATAACAGAATTACACAAGAAGACATCGATGTTAACGGGTATGTGAATTCGTCGGGAGATATTGCCAGAGCTTCGGGATATTTAAATTGGATCAGTGATTATCAAGTAACTGTCGGCGCAACAGATAAAACTCCATTATTAAATTTTGTTAGAGACTACTCTATTCAATTATCTTATAGAATGGCGGGATTTAGTGGCAAAAATTATTTAAAGATTTTAGCTGAACAAAATAGTCCAAATAGTACCAATGAAACTATTATTATCCCAGACGACAACTATTCTCTGGCGTTAAATAAGTCTACTCCTGTTTTTAATTCTAGATATAGTGCTGTGATAATAGAAAAAACTGGCAACGGCTTTACTATTTCTGGATATGATAGCGCAAGACCGTATTTTACAATTGTTCCTCCTTCGCAGACTGGTAACTATCTATTAGTTACATCAGAAGGTCAAACTGTAAATTATTACAATGAATTTACCAATTTTAAAATTAATATCCCATACGGTTCTGAATTAACTACACTGCAACAAGTTGCAAATTTTATAAGTGGATACGAGCAATACCTTCAATTACAAGGGTTTAAATTTGAGTATTATGACGAAACATTGGCTCAGATTAAAGATTGGAAACTGAGTGTAAAAGAATTTTTGTTCTGGGTACAGCAAGGATGGACAAATAACAGTGTTATTGTATTAAGTCCTGCTTCAAATAATTTAAAATTATTCAACAGTACTGCGGTAGTAGATGGAATCAATAATACATTCTACGGCACCAAGGTGTTGAATCAAAACTATAAAGTTTTGAATACAGACAACTACACTGTAGTCAGAGATAATAACACATTTTCCTTGTCGTTAACTAGTTCCACTGATTTAATAGGATATGTGGATCTTAATTTGGTTCAATTTGAACATGTTTTGATTTTTGACAATAAGACACAGTTCAATGACATCATATACGACCCTATAATGGGACAACGTCAGTACCGGTTAAAGCTTATTGGTTCTAAAACAGGAGAGTGGACCGGAACACTGTCTGCACCAGGATTTATTTACAATCAACCAGGCGTAGCTGCTTGGAGACAAAATAAAGATTATTTACAGGGCGACTTAGTTGAATACAAGAGTTTTTATTATACTGCTAGCAAAAATCTGCCAGGGGCAACTGAGTTCAAATTCAGTGATTGGTTGCCTGTAGACAGAAATAAAATTAGAACAGGATTGTTGAATAACTTTGCTCGAAATGCAGGAATCGGGGAAACATTTTATAATGTTGATAAAGTCAACTTAGAAAGTGAATTCGACCAGTATTCTTTAGGGCTAATTGGTTATAGAAATAGAAATTATTTAAATGATTTGGGATTAGATGATACTAGTCAAGTTAAATTCTATCAAGGATTTATTAAAGAGAAAGGCACGCTAAACGCCATTAATGCGTTGGGCAAGGTTAGTTTCAGCGGTCGTCCCAGCGATGTAACTATCAGCGAGGATTGGGCATTCAGAGTTGGATCTTATGGTAGTACTGGAACTAATCGATTTGTGGAATTAGTTCTCGACGAAAATTATGTGTTAAGCAATCCCACTAGCTTAGAAGTTCGATCAAACAATTCTGTATTGTTTAGTTCACTTTATAATGATATTCAAGCACTATATAAAACTAGCTTAGTTCCATGGTCATCCCCATTCTTAATAAACAGGACCATTGACAGTGATTACAGTGATGATATTCAAACTGCGGGTTATGTCAGCATTGACGACATTGATTTTACACTATTTGATTTAACTAATGTTTCTACATTAAATGCAGACATAGCTAATATAACTGCGGGGTCAACAATTTGGATAGCAAAAGACTATGAACAAAATTGGAATGTATATAGAGTATCTGATTCAGAATCTGACGTTATAAGTTTAAGTAATGCACTGAATGGAAAAGTTCAAGTAACTACTAATAAATCACATGGGTTAGTAAAAAACGACACTATTTTATTAACTGGTGTAGACAAATTTACCGGATTTTATAAAGTCCAAAGTATCATTGGGTTAACTAGTTTTATAATTGAATTTACGGGCGATCTCAGAGGATTTAGTACATTTAATCAGACAGGTCAGTTATACAAATTGGTCAGTATGAAAACTGAAAGTCCTCTTGGTATTACTGATTTAACTCCGAAATTGGGGTGGAGTGTTAACAATAAAGTATGGGTAAATTCCTACAACTCCAACGGCGATTGGGCAGTATATAATAAAACAAATCCATGGGAATTGACCACAGCATTACAAAAAGGAACTTTAGAAAATAATTTTCAATTTGGTGCAGCAGTAAATCTTGCTGGCGATGATAATTTTGCAGTAATCGGCCAACCTGGATATAACGGCAATGTTGGTGCCATTACTAATTATGTCATTAACTTTAACGGAATTCTAGTAGAAGATGTTACTCTTACTTCTGGCGCAAATGCCACAGTTGGTCTAGGATCTGTTATTGAAAGTGGAAATGCTAAAGTAATAACAGGAGCACCAAACAGCGCAAACGGTATCGGTTATGTCTTTGTATACAAGAGAGAAAGTATCGGAACATTATCTGACGTACAAATACTGTCACCAATCAGTGCCAACATTGGCAAGTTCGGAACTAGCATTGCTATTAGTGCCGACGACAACTGGTTGTATATCGGGGCGCCAGACGATGACATTGTTTACATATATGGATATGATAATACGGTGCCAGACCAAGACGTAGTGACATTAACTCCAAACGGATCAATTAGTTCGTTTATTTTACCGTATGTACCAGTGAGTGCAGAAACCATTTATGTTCAAGGTTCGACGGCAACTTATGTTCCGCACAGGGATTATACTGTAAGCTCTTCGACTATCACATTTACATCTCCGCCCCCTGCAGGGGCCATCATTATTTCTCAGAGCCCAGGTTACAATCTGGTAGGAACAATCTCGGGCAATTCAGGTAGTCAATTTGGTTATAGTTTAAGTGCCACGGTCGACGGATCGCAAATCATGATTGGCGCCCCTTTAGAAGATGTGACTGCTAATATCAGTGGTAATATTACAACATATACAGATTCTGGTGCAATACATTTGTGGAACAGATCAATTAATAATTTTATTGTTCAAGATGATCTCACTGTTACTTTCAACGCTGTTGCACCTGTTACCCAATATACAAGAATATACGTCGACAATATAGAAAAATTTGTCGGTATAGACTGGTATGTTAGCAATTCCGTGTTGAATTTAATAACATTCTATAGTCCAGTTGGTCAAAGTAAAATATTAACTATTGAAACAAATGTATTCCATCCAATTCAGACTATAGTGCCGGCACAGCCGTACGCTGATCAACAATTTGGCTACAGTGTTGACATATGTACAAACAGTTGTAGTTTATATGCTGGAGCTCCTTATCAATCTCAGATTAATTTATATAACGGAGCAGTTTATCGTTTCTTAAATCAAGGAAAAGTTTACGGAGAGTTAGTAGGAACTATAGCAAATGCCACTGTAAATAGTGGGGATTCTATTAGAATTAACAACTATGCAGTTCAATTCACTGACACATCATTGTCGAGTGTTGTTAATGCTATTAACAATGTAAATGCACTTGGAGAACCTATCGGTCCTAAGATTCCGGGTGTTACTGCAAGTATTGAAAATAATAAATTAAAATTAGTCAGTAATTCAGAAGTTACATTCAACAAATTGAATGTGTTACCTGGTGTGGGAACTGCAATTGCAGACTTGGGATTAGATATATTTCCTGAAGTCGATATCATTTATAACAATTCAACTAAATCATATGATTACTTTGGAAAACTTGTTAAGATAAACGATAACAGTGATATATTAGTAGTTGCAAGTGATATTGCAGCAACTTTACAAGAGACTGTTTTTGATAATTCTAAAACATATACGCCGAGTCCTACAACTTTTGATAGAGACTTAACCATCTTCAGTGAGCCTGTGGATGACAGCGGCGCAGTTTGGATATATTCGTATTTGCCAAATAATGTATCTACAATAGAATCCCCAGGCACTTTTGCTTTCATTCAGCAGTTAACTCCTACTACCACTAATGATGGGTTAAAAACAAATGATAGTTTTGGAAGCTCTATATCTATTAGTACGTATGAATTAATTGTTGGTTCCAAGAACAGTAAACAGTTAGCGTTTAATGGCGGTAGAGTTTACAAATTTTCTAATCCAACAAACTTATTAGGCTGGGATGTATTTAGAAGCCAGGAGCCTAAAATAGAGATTAACGGGATTATTAAAGCGTACACTTATAATGCACTAACTCAAACAGTGCAATATAATCTGGATTATATTGATCCAGCAAAAGGTAAAATTTTAGGCCTTGCTGAGCAAGAACTTACTTATAAAATTGATTATGATCCTGCAATCTATAATAACGCTAGTGTCGACAATGTAAGTGTTAACAACAATTTATATTGGACCGATCAGCAAGTAGGTCAGCTATGGTGGGATTTAAGTACTGTAAAATATATAGATTACGAACAAGGAAGTATCAAGTATAGAACCGCAAACTGGGGAAGAACATTTCCAGGTAGCAGCATAGATGTTTACGAGTGGGTAGAAAGTTTATATCCTCCTAGTCAGTATGTTGCAAACGGTGGTGACGGTGAGCCTAAGTACACTGGCAATGGTGCTTATGTAACATTGAATTATATAGATCCTAACACAAATTTTGCCACTGTAAAATATTATTTCTGGGTAAAAAATAAAACTACTGTAAATATTAATCAATTTGGAAGAACTATTCCTACGACAACAGTAGCCAGTTACATCGAATCTCCTAAAAATAGCGGAGTAAAATATTTTGCTGCAATAAAAGATGACTCTGTTGCTTTGTTCAATATGGTCAATGAAACGGTGGGCAGAGATATTATATTTCATTTAGACTATGCAACACTGTTAAACAGTAATATTATACACAACGAATATGCATTGTTATCGGCCACTAATAATAAGTCTGAAAATATTCCAGATAATATATACAACAAATTATTAGATAGTGCCAGCGGAATTGATAGATTTGGTAATCCAGTCCCAGATCCAACTCTTGCAGTACAAAACAGATATGGCATTGATATCAGACCTCGACAAAGTATGTTCATTAATAGGAATGAAGCTATTCGAGAAATGGTTCTGTATGTTAATTCTATTTTTGATTTAAATGTCATTAGTCAAGGCTATGATTTAACTAGACTAAGCCAAGGCGAGCCTGAACCTGCACCTAATTCTGGAGCTTATGATTTAATTGTAAATAATCTTGAAGAATTAAGTTATGTAAATATTGCAATTCTTCCAATGGGGTACAAGGTATTAGTTCAGAGTGACAGCTCAGTGGACAATTTATGGACTATCTATATTAAAGATGGTGTGATCGATGAGTGGCAACCAAATACTCGATATTTAACAAACACAATCGTCAGATATAACACCATTACATATAGCGTAAATCAGACTATTACCACTGGAGCAACCTTCGACGTAAATGATTATACTTATTATCAAGTACAAAATGAATGGAATTTGAATAGAGTACAAAGCTATGCAACCAGCGAATACTGGCAATATAAAGATTGGTATGCTCCTGGATTTGATAGGACAGTAAGACCAACTTATACTATTGAAACCAGTGCTCAATTGAATGATTTAACTCTGCGATCGCAAGACCTTGTTAAAATTAACAATAATGGTCAGGGTAAATGGTTCTTAATTCAAGTATATCCTAACACTGTGACTACTGTTGGAATTCAAGATGGTACTATTGAACTTAAGAAAAATCTTTACGCACTAGAAGAATTTGGACTTGGATTTGATGCAGATAATTTTGATACTATAAGATTTGATCAAAATCCTGGAATTGAAACACGACAGATTATTCAAACTCTTAAAGATGATATTTTTATTGATCAACTTGATCCTGAATTCTTAAATTTATTCTTTGTATTCATTAACTATATACTAGATGAACAAAAGTATGTGGATTGGTTATTTAAGACTAGCTTTATTAATGTATTACAAAAGATACAAGGATTAACTCAACCTGCAATCTATATTAAAGAAAATCAAGAATTCTATAAACAATACATAGAGGAAGTTAAACCTTACAAAACTACTCTTCGAGAGTATGTGGTAGACTATCAGGGTTACGACAATTATAACAGTTATGTATCTGATTTTGATGTTCCGCCGACTTACGACAGTGTATTAAAAACTACAAGAAGTCCCAGCGGCGAATTTATCCAAGATGCAAGATTGTTGCAGCAACCCGAATATGCTAACTGGCTATCTAATTATTCTTACAGTATTTCTTCTATAGACATAATAGATGGCGGATCAGGATATACATTACCTCCAATTATTACAATTACAGGTAGTAGGAACGGAAATAATGCAGTAGCACGAGCGCTAGTAACTGACGGAGTACTAACAAAAATAATTTTATTATACCCCGGCAGTGATTATGTTACAACACCAGTAGTTACCATAGACGGCGGGAATGGATCAGGAGCAATTGCCCGAGCTAATTTAGTCAATGGGCTGATTAGAAATATTAAAACTACTCTGGTATATGACAGATATACATATTCTACCACCATCATTGACTGGGTGCCAGACACTACGTTCACGCAAGGTACAATAATTGATCACAAAGGTGTTGCTTACATTGTAAGTCAGACATTCACTTCAGGTCCAACATTCGATTCGAATGTTCTTACTAATCTAACGGTATATCCGGTAGATAATATTAATAATGCAAATGACAGAATCCAAGCATATTATCAGCCTGAACTAGGTCAGCCCGGAAAAGATTTGTCATTACTGCAATCAGGCATTGACTATCCTGGGGTAAAAGTAGAAGGCCCAACATTCAGCGATAACGGAGGATTTGGCGGATCAGGTCCTGAGCCCCCACTGCCTGGCATCAGTGCTGCTGATGGTTTTGATGCCACTTTATTTGATCCATTGGAATTTGATGAAAACGGAATTCCTATTTTAAGTGATGCTATATTAGATGCTAAGATAACCAGCACTTTTGCTGATACAACATTAGGAACTAAACCAGAGGACATCATCGTCGATGGCGGGCCTTTTGTTTATAGTTATTTCACTGAATGGACAGCTAACACATACTATGATAAAGGCGATTTAATTTCTTATAACGATAAAGTATGGTATGTAGTAACACCGACTACTACAGGAAATGTATTTTCTACAGCTAATTTGACCATTTACAACGTGGGACCATATGCAAGTCATGCTCCTGAGGAAATGATTCCTGGTAGAGTATATGATACGTTAGACATGACAGTTACTACTATAGCAACAGATCCTACTGATAGTTATTATATTAACTGGTCAACCACTAGCGGTGTTATACTTGAATCTATACAAATTATTGATCCAGGAAGTGGATATTCTCCGGAAGAAATTGGGGTAACGATCTTGGGAGGAGATTATTATACACAAGCACGAGCGCAGGTAATATTAGATTCAAATGGATCTGCAATATCTTTCCAGGTAATTGATAACGGCAGTGGATATGATACAACACCTACCGTTGTTATTTCGGGATCTAATACATCACCAATGATTGCCACTGCGACGATGAAGCTAGGTGATTCTCCAACTGGAAATGCATGGCCATTGATGTCTTATCGTATTTTTAAAGATATGAATGACAATTTCACATATCTCAGAGAAGATGGGGCAAGCACTACAACACTAGCTGCAAATTTAAATCTGACAGATACAGTTATTCGAGTAATTGACGCCAGTAAACTAGCGACACCGTCTCCTAGTGGTGGACAACCCGGAGTCGTGTATATTAACGGTGAAAGAATTACTTATTATTCTAAAGATCTAGCAACTAATACTTTGGGAAGAATTCGCAGAGGAACTGGCGGCACCGGGGCTAAAAATCATTTTATTGGCAACATAGTGCTAGATGGAAGTCAAAATCAAGTTATACCCGATTCAGGAAATAGTACATGGTACGCCAGATCCCAAGGCCCTGGCACAATTAATGTAAATGTTTACAGCAGTACACTACAAGGCGTAGGTACCACATTTACTATGTTAACCCCAGGGACACAAATATTTGCTGGCACCGGAGACGAAAATGCAGTAGAATTAACTTTGGGAAATTCTAGTACAAGTTCTACTTTTACTGGTCAACAGTTAATAGGTACTATTAGCAGCGTATTAAGTGATACAGTTGCACTATTACAAGTTACAAAGAGAAATCCAAATGCACCAGAAGGAATCCCAGTTGAATGGGCATATATTTCTGCGAATAATACACCGTATTTTGTAGCTGCAAACATATCTAATGTTACCGTTCGATATACGGGAAATATTACAGCAAATAACAGCAGTAATATTGTTACCGGAAATGGTACGATATTCTTGGCCGAATTAAATGTTGGCAATGATTTATACGATAATGGTGGAAACTTAATAGGCACTATTAGTAATGTAGTAAGTAATACTTCTGCTTATATCAGCAGTAACTCTTCGGCAACTTTGACAAACGAAAGATTCACTACATATTATACTTTTGAGGCAAATGTTGCTTATGTACAAACCAATATTTGGTACAGTTTGGGCAATTCTGCTCAGGCAATTGCTACTGGGGTGCTAGGAAATACAACAGCCTCAAATGGACAAGGATTGTTTAACGCCAATACTTTACCAGTTAGTTTCTTAAAACAAGGATTGCAAGGATAAAAAGCAAATAAATATTAACAATGAACACACAGAAGACCATGATAAATAACCATACAAACACTGATTTGGAACAAAAACTTGAAAAATCTGTTCCAGAAAAACCAAACGAATCTACGGGAATTTATATGCGTGGTTTTGTAAAAATTACAGATCCAGAGTCTGGTGATGTAATAGTAGAAACTGGAAATTAATGGATCACTTATGCTAGATAAAACAAATACAATGATACAAGGACACATTAAAATTTGGGATCCTGCAACCGGCGAAATTTTCAGAGATAAACCCAACGCCATTCATTATGAAAATATGAGTGAAGCGTTAGCACAAAGCATTGCGAACAAAGGTATTGGGTATATACAAAACATGGCGTTCGGAAACGGAGCAACTGCGGTAGATAGTACTGGTGTTATTACATATTTGCCCACTAATACTTTTGGACAAAATGCTAGTTTATACAATCAAACTTACAGTAAAATAGTCGACAACACCAGTGCATTAAACACGGATCCAGCTAGAAATTATATCGAAGTAAGACACACCCCAGGTTTGATCTACACTGATATTTTTGTAAGTTGTCTACTAGATTACACAGAGCCTGCAGGACAGCAAGCATTTGACAATAGTGCAACAATGAGTGGAACTTATGTATTTGACGAGTTAGGGTTAATCAGCGAAAGCGGAAAACTGTTAACTCACGTAATTTTTCATCCAGTGCAAAAAGCACTTAACAGACTTATTCAAATCGATTACACTATTAGAATTCAAACTTTAACCAATTTGAGTACGAATTTGTAATTAAAAAGAAATATAAATACATTAAACGGATACACGAACGATGGCCTATACAATAACTTTAAGTAACGGTACACTTTTAACCACAATTCAAGATGGTACTGTTAATCAAACTAGTACCAGTTTAGCTCTGATAGGTAAAAACTATGCAGGCTACGGAACATTTTTGAATTCTGACTTAGTACACATGTTGGAAAATTTCGCCAGTGTGTCTACTGCTGGTGGAGATAGTACAGCTATTCCTAATCCGTTGACTGGCCAGTTATGGTGGGATCTTGCTGGAAATTTAAAAGTATACACTGGATCAACATGGCGCACAATGGGGACAATGACCTCTAGTAATACACAGCCAACTGGATCTAAAACAGGAAATGCATGGTGGGATACAAATTCTCAACAGTTGAATATTTATAATGGCTCAAGTTGGGTTTTAATTGGACCTGCATTTACAAGTAACGTTGGTCAGTCTGGTGTTAGCGTAGGACAAATTGCAGACAGCAATCCATTGGTAGCAGATCACGTTGCAGTCAATGTGTTTGTTGGCACAACTCTAGTAGGTATTATTAGTAGAGATCAAGAATATACACCAGCAGACAGTCCAACTGGATTTACAACTATTAAACCTGGATTTAATTTAGCATCTACTTCAGTGGTTGGAAATATTGCATTTGTGGGCAACGCAACCAATGCTAACAATTTAGGTAGTCAACCTGCTAGTAGTTATGCTAGAACAGATATTGCTACTACGTTTGCCAATACAATTAACATAAACAATAACAGCGGATTAACCGTTGGTACAGGAAACAATTTTACAGTTTCTATCACTGGTAACACAACTCAGTTAGTAAACAATATAAACAGCGGAAACTTGCAAGTTGTGGCCAATGTATTAGGCACTCTGACTCCAGTATTAACTGTAAATGGTCAAACTGGTGTAACGAACATTGCAAACTTAAGTACAACCGGTGCATTTGTTACTTCTGGGTATATTCAAACTACCCAAGGCGACAATGCCACCAGTAATATAACTGGAGCCGTCAGAGTCACTGGCGGCATCGGCCTAACTGGTAATCTGTTTACATCAAACAGTGTGATAACTTCTGGGAATATAGTTGCTGCTGGGCGAGTTCAAGCTACTGGAAACGTATCAACGGCTGCGTACCTATTGGTAACTGGCGGCGAAGCTGCTACCAGTAACGTAACAGGTGCTGTACGAATTTCAGGTGGAATGAGTTTAACTGGGGCAATATTTGCACAGGGAAATGTCAACGGGGCATTCTTTAACGGTGTTGCAATTAATGCATTATATGCTGACTTGGCGGAACGATTCGAAGCAGATGCGTATTATCAGCCTGGTACAGTATTGACTATGGGTGGTGAAAAAGAAGTTACATTGGCCAATGAAGAACTCAGTGATGAAGTTTTTGGAGTTGTAAGTACAAAAGCAGCTTATCTAATGAATAGTCAAGCTGGATCCAATGAAACTCATCCCCCTATTGCAGTCAGTGGTCGTGTTCCTGTTAAAGTCATTGGTACCGTGCGTAAAGGAGACAGGCTGGTCAGTGCCGGTCAAGGAATGGCTCGTGCTGCTAGCAAGGCTGAAGTTACACCCTTTAATGTAATTGGTAGAGCTTTAGAAAATAAAGTCGATGCAGATGTAGGCACAGTAATGGCCATTGTAAAATTAAATAGTTAAAACGGAATAAAACATGACGTACTCATCAGGCGGACTAATACAAGCAAGTGATTTCAATAATTTAGTCGGGGCTGCGGCAGGAACTCAAGGCGGTGGAACTCAGCTTAATCCAGTCTGGGCCACAGGCCGAGGAAATTATGGGTACGGTCAAACCGCAGTCAGCAACGTATCAATTAGTGGAACTGTTGCGGCAACTAACTGGGCTAGTTTAATTAATACTTTAAATTCTGCTAGAATTCATCAAACTAGTAGTGGATCGGGCATTAGTGCTCCAACTGCTGGAACCACAATATCTTATTTGTCCACATTAACATCCGCAATTGCAACTGCGGCCACTAATAGAATTAGTTCATCTTCTACTGGCACAACAACTTCACTTAGTAAATCTGTAACAATGTCTGCCGCTGCAAATGTTTCGTCGACTGGCACTATTACTTTTACTGTTACTTTCCCATCAGTCGATCAGGCACGTTATTTCTTTAATGCAGGCGGCCGACTAACTCTGGGATATAGTGCATTCACTAATACCGGCGGAACAGCTCGTGGGACTAGTATTCAAACTTTAGCCCAAACTAATTTTTCATCGAAACCGATATATTCTACATCTTACGGTAACAGAACCGGTACTGGAGGAACCTTAGTCACAGACACTACCACAGGCGGGTATTATGGGTTAAGCACTACTCCTACACAAGATTTTCGAGTAAACAGCACCAGTTACTATACAGGCGATTATTTTGCTGTTAACTATTCCACCAATGGTACTACTGGGTCTTATGCTGCAAACGGCAACGTCCTTACTATCACAGTTAATGCATTTTCTGCTACTACAGGGTCAACTGAGCCAGCCGATACTATTAATGTTACTTTAACAATGTTGTTAACAGCCGTATATCCAGAAACAACTAACTTAACCAATTCTTGGGGCACAGTGACCATTTCGTAATTTCTAAATTTAATCAATTGACAAGTGGAATAGGTATATATTACAATAGTATATACCTATTATTTTATTCGCTATGACAACAACAGTAGAAGAAATTGTAAATCAAGTAAAATTATCCACAGATTACCAAATTAACAAGCGAGTGTTAAGGGAGCGTATTTTAACAGAGTTACATATGCCCTATGAAAACGGATTGTTCAAAATAAATCCGGAGTTATTGGCATTTGTAGCAACGTGGCCCGAGGATGTGTTATACGTAGAAGATATCTATTTGAACCCAATTAAACTAGATAAACAATCGTTTTTAACAAAGGCTCGACAGCACTACCAAAGTGTAATGAACGAATGGCATCAACAACATGAAGAGCTCAAGCAAATTAGAAAAATCTAAAGGTGTACTTGTATTTGCTTTTAACAGCCAAAAAGTTAAGTATACCGAAATAGCAGATCAGACTAGCAGATTGGTCCATCAAACATTGGGACTTCCTATAACTCTGGTCACCGACATAGATGCTGAATTAAAATTTGATTATGATCAAATAATTCGCGTTGACAGTAAAACTGGCAATGTTAGATTTTCTAAAGATCAACAAGTATACGAATGGAAAAATTTTGACAGATATCGAGCATTTGATCTTAGTCCTTATGATGAAACTATTCTAATAGACACAGATTATTTGATGCTGGACACTAGCTTGTTAAAACTATTAGATCAACCTTTTGATTATAGATTAATGTACAACATGCAGACACCACAAGCACTTAATACAGATGAAATGGGACCTGCGAGTTTGCCAATGGTATGGGCCACAGTTGTGTTATTTCGAAAAACTCTGAGAGCCAAAATATTTTTTGATTTAGTGGGACGCATACAAAAAAATTATGGATATTATAGAAGTTTATTCTCTATTAGAGAAACAAACTATAGAAATGATTTTGCATTCAGTATGGCCAATATTATTTTAAATGGACATACCCTTACTCCCGAACAAAGTATACCGTGGCCAATGTTAACTATAGAAGATGACATTGAGTCAATTGATCTTAAAAATAAATTTTTAACGGTTAAGTATGATAGCCGAGCAGATGTAATAAGCAGACAAAATTTACATATCATGGATAAGAATTATCTATTGTCGGATCAATTCAAAAATTTTGTGGAAAGAATCTGCAATGACTAAAGGTTTTTTAACATTTGCACAAAATACAGATAAGGTGGACTATCTATCCCTTGCGTATTGTCAAGCAATGAATGTAAAAAGCCTGCATCCAACCGCCAAGTATGCAGTGATCTGCGATAAAAATACTATCGAGCAAATCACGGATAAACATAAAAAAGTATTTGATCATATAATCGAAATACCCTATGACGAAAATGATAAAGACAGTACATGGAAACTATCCAATGAATACCAAGTTTTTTCACTGAGTCCTTTTAAAGAAACTATTAAATTAGAAAGCGATTTGTTATTCACTAGAAATATAGACCATTGGTGGAATGCGTTTAGACTGCGGGACGTTGTATTAAGTACAGGATGTAAAACATATAGGCAAGAACTAGCTACAACTAGACTTTATAGAAAATTTTTTGATGACAACGAGTTACCGGACATTTACAACGGTTTAATGTATTTTAGATATAGCAAAGTAGCCAATGATTTCTTTTTAACAGCTCAACGAATTTTAAGAAATTGGGAATATTTTAGAGATAATGTTCTAAAAAATTGTCGAGAAGACACGCCTAGCACTGATGTACTGTATGCGTTAACAGCAAAAACTATAGGGGTTGAATTGTGTACCATACCAACCATGGATTTCATTAATTTTGTACATTTGAAACCTGGTATCAACGGGTGGGGCAATACAGATCAATCCTGGCAGGACATAGTAATGCATTATAGAGATAATCATATGATTAACATTCATAACTTAAATCAATATAGTCCAGTGCATTACTATGATAAATCTTATGTAACAGGGGAATTAATAAATGAATATGAACGAACCTACCATAACAGTTAACGAAGATACCACACTAGAAGAAATAATTAGACAATTAGACGAGTTGGGTCTAATAGATAAACCTTCAGCAATTGAATACGAATATCGAATCTACTACGACAATTTAGGAAATATCACAGCTACATCCCCTACTGTAAAAGATGCAGAGATGTATGGGTTTACCGGCGATTATATCATAGTAGATGAAAATACTTATAAAAGTGTATTTGCAGAAGTACACAAGTATATTGTACATAATAATAAAATCACAATTAAAAACAACAATGCTACGCAAACACCTCAACTTGAAAAAAGTCAAACAGGGTTCAAAACAGTAAAAAATCTTCCTGGTATAATTTTAGAAGACGGCGAAACTTATAAAGATGTAGAACACTATGACTACAAAAATCGTTGATATTGCAGATCTTGATTGCATATTTTTAACCTACGACGAACCAAAAAAAGAAGAGTTTTGGATTAAGATTCAAAATTTAATACCATGGGCTAAACGTGTTGATGGAATAAAAGGCAGTGATGCTGCACACAAAGCAGCAGCAGCAGCCAGTGACACTGATAGGTTCGTGCTAATAGATGGGGACAATATACCAGACGCTGAATTTTTTAATCTTCAGCTTAAGCTGGACGACAACAATCATGACTGTGTGTTCAGATGGAAGGCTCGTAATCACATTAACGGACTGATGTACGGTAATGGCGGAATAAGTTGTTGGACCAAAGACTTTGTAAATCAAATGCGAACGCACGAAGCCACTGACGGTAGAGATGAAACTGTTATAGAGTTTTGTTTTGATCCAAAATACATCCCTATGCATGACTGCTATAGTACTACATTTCCTAATGCAACTCCTTTTCAAGCTTGGCGTGCAGGATTCCGTGAAGGTGTTAAAATGTGTTTGGATCGCGGGAAGAAACCCAGCTTGCAAGAGTTTGAACAAAAAGTTCATGCTCGGAACTACGACCATTTATGTATTTGGCAAAGTGTCGGGCAAGATGTAGAAAATGGTCAGTGGGCTATATACGGTGCTCGGTTAGGCACTTATATGACCATGTTAAGAGAGTGGGATTATCGACAAGTACAAGATTTTGATCACCTTGCATATCTTTGGAATAGCTTTGGTAAAGACGAAGAATCTGCTTGTGAAAATATCGGACAAACATTGCGTACACGATTGGGATTGCCTATAGTTGATATGAACGCAGATCAAAGTGCATTCTTTAAACATCACTATAAAGCAGTGCATCGTAATATGGGAACAACAATGACAGAATTAGATGTTATTAGACGAGTTGAAGGTTGGTAATGACTAAAAGCGTATTTTTAAATTCCGCAGAAGAAGCAAAATCTAAATTAGGTCCCTCACTTTGTTTAGCTAAATGGAAACAAGTTAGCTTACATTTGCCCACAGGCCTTAATAACAGTTGCTACCATCCACCGTTGCATAAAATTGACTCGACGCTGTTAAAAGATAATCCTGGTGCATTGCACAACACACCTTATAAAAAAGAGCAGCGTAAGATTATGCTGCGTAATGAGCGCCCACAAGAATGTAGTTATTGCTGGACTCAAGAAGATTTAGGCAACTTAAGCGATCGACATTATCGCAGTGGTGAGCCGTGGGCTGCAAAAGATTTTGAAACAATAGTTAATTCAACTGGGGACGAAGACGTTCTTCCTTCTTATGTAGAAGTCAATTTCAATAATGCCTGCAACTTGTCTTGTAGTTATTGCAGCCCTCAGTACTCCAGTAGTTGGGCCAGTGACGTAGAGCGCAATGGCGCTTTTCCTACAAGTCCATTGCACAACGATCCCAGTCATTTTATCGGAGAAAGAAAAATTATTCCTGCCAGGGAAGATAATCCCTATGTTGATGCGTTCTGGTCTTGGTGGCCCACGCTATATCCAGAATTGGAACATTTTAGAATGACTGGCGGAGAGCCTCTCATGGATAAGAATACATATCGTGTATTTGATTATGTATTAGAAAATCCTAGTCCCAACTTACACTTAAATGTGACTTCTAATTTCAGTGTTGAGCCTGCATTGTTTGACAAGTATTTGGATTATGTAAAACGACTATGCAGCAATGAAGATAAAAAAATTGAGCATTTCATGCAGTATGTTAGTATAGATGCCACTTTTATGCAGGCCGAATATATCAGACACGGATTAAATTTTGAAAGATTTTGGGATAACATCAACAGATTTTTATATGAAGTGCCCAATCGTAGTAGCTTGACATTTATAATTACTATGAATAATTTAAATGTGGCCGGCCTTCAAAATTTATTGGGCTGTATACTGGGACTTAGGCAAATACACAGCAAAACATATCAACGTGTTTGGTTTGATACTCCAATTCTTCGTAAACCAGAATGGCAAAGTTTACAACTATTACCAGAAAGTTATATAGACAGTTTAGAAACATCGTGGAGTTTTATGATTACAAAAATGGAACAACCTGAAACTCCATTTCACGGTTTCAAAGATTACGAAGTTCACCGTTTACAAAGAGTCATTGATTGGATGAGAGAAGGTAGCAAATTAGATCCTGAATATGTTAAAATGCAAAAAGCAAATTTTTATAAATTTTTCAATGAACATGATCGCCGCCGCGGCACTAACTTTATTTTGGCATTTCCAGAAATGGTAGATTTTTGGAAGGAATGCAAATACTATGCAACAACTACCTGACACGTTTTGTCCAGCTAAATGGGACGAGCTAGTTATTAATACTAGTTATAATTATGTATATGGTTGTTGTAAAGCAAGACCAGAAAAATTTGTCAACGATTATACCGAAATTATTAATTATCAAAAACAAAATTTATTAAACAACGTACAAGATCCCAGTTGTTCGTACTGTTGGAATTCTGAGAAAACAAACGGGGCCAGTCTCAGAACTCAATTATTAAAAAAATTTGAAATATCGACATTTAATGAATATAAAAATAACAAAATTCCCAAATTAGTTGAAATTAATGTCGGCAATGCTTGTAATATGCAGTGCATGTATTGCAATCCAAAATTTAGTAGTCAATGGGAAAAAGACGTACAAGATCGAAAATATCAATTATTTACAGACCGACATATTTACAGTGTGGATGTTAAAAATAAACAGTTAGTGGATGAAAATTTAGAATTGTTGAATACTCTGCAATTTGAAACTTTAAGGATAATAGGAGGCGAACCATTAATAAATAAAAAATTTTTTAATATCTTAGATACAATAGATCATAAAGGCGTTTTAACTCTGGTTTCAAATCTAATGGTTGATAAAAAATCAATTGATAAATTGCTAACCTATAGAAATAAATTCAAATACATTGTGATAAATGTCAGTCTGGATTCTTGTAAAGAAATATCAGAATTTGTTAGATACGGAATCGATTATGATTTATTTTTGAAAAATTTGGACTATCTATTAGAAAACAGTGAAGGAAATATCAAAATTAATATATTAAGTCTGATGACTAATATAACTCTCTGCGATATTGAAAACTTTTTATCTAGTGTAATAATGCCTCGAATAGAAAAATACAAAGATAATTTTCTTTGGGCATTATCTTATTGTCAATATCCAAGAATTCAAAGTATTGAAGCAACTCCGGACAATATTAAAAAACAAGCAGAGACTGTATTATTAACTTTGTTAGATAATAAGAATATAAAGAATGTTGATGTGGTGTTAAGTATATTGTCTTCAACCAAATTTAATAAAACTTTATTTTCAGAATTTTTACACTTTTTAAAACAATGGGAAGATAGAAAAAATATAACTCTTCCTGACAAAGTTAAGGATCTTTTAAATGCAAAAGATTAAAATTAACTCGTTAAAAGACAATGATTTAGAATTCTTTAATTGGTATCCTGATTATTTCGAAATAATAGAGCATGATATAGTGAGAATGCAATGACATTCACACCCGCCCATAAACAACTAATAAATGATTTTATAACTAAATTTAACAACTATGCCAAGAATAAACAATGAAACAGATTTAGATTACAAACGCAGAGTAATCGATATTAAATCGAAATCTTTTTGCGGAGCTAAGTGGTATAATGCTACTATATGGTTAGGTAGCGGAATGACTACTAGTTGCCACCATCCTTTGCCGCACAAAGTAGATATCGATGATGTCGAACGAAATCCCAAGGCATTACACAATACTCAAAAGAAAAAGATGGAACGCGAACAAATGCAAAAAGGTGAGCGTCCATCTGGTTGTGAGTATTGCTGGAAGATCGAAGACATGGGCCGAGATGCAGTAAGTGATCGTGTATACAAAACTGTAATTTACAATGATGAAGACTTGGCATATGCATACAGAACACCTGCCCGAGAAGATTTTGATCTCAAAACTCTCGAAATTGCGTTTGATCGTACTTGTCAGTTTGCTTGTAGTTACTGCAATCCTGCGTTCAGTAGTACCTGGGTAAATGATATAAAGCGTAACGGGCCTTATACCAATCTTGTCAGTGACGGCAGAAATCATTTTACTCATACGCACGACAGCAGTCAATTATATAAATTTGGCGAAACTAATCCGTATGCAGAAGCATTTCACAAATGGTGGGAAAGCGACTTACATAGAACTCTTAAAGAATTGCGAATCACTGGCGGGGAACCATTAATGAGTGCAGAGACTTGGAAGCTAATTGATTGGTTTAAATCTAACAAAGGCAAAAGCCAAACCCGTTTAGCCATTAATAGTAATTTAGGTTATCAAGTTGATATCGACAGATTGATTGATAGCATAGATGGTTTAGAAATGGATTTATATACCAGCAACGAAAGCGATCATGTTCAAGCAGAATATATACGAGATGGGTTAAATTATACTTTGTGGTTAGAAAATGTTATAAAGCTTGCAAAAAGTAAAAAGTTTCGCGGACTGCATGTGATGTGTACAATTAATGCATTATGTCTGGACACATTGCCTGATTTCTTAGATACTTTAGTAGACTTAAAGAAAGAATTCGGCCGAGATTATCCTAATTTTACTTTAAATATTTTACGTTTTCCTAGTTTTCAAAGCCCATTAGTGCTGCCTGATGACATTAAATCAAAATATAAAGATCAATTAGTTAATTTTCTTGTTCGACATAAAGGGAATAACTATTTACACGAACATGAAATAAATCATTTACAACGATTAGTAGATTACTTGGATGTTGTAAAAACTCCACACAGCGATGCATTTGAACTATCTAAATTACGCAGTGATTTCAAACAATTTTATACACAGTACGATCAGCGCAGAGGTAAAGACTTCTGTAAAACATTTCCTGCTTTAGCAGATTGGTATAGTACACTATGAGCGAAGATAAAAAAACTGATAGATTTTATAAACGTGGTTACGATTACAATAGTAGGAAACCATTATTTGCAGATTCTGAAACACTAACAGAAACTCAAATCAACAGATTAACGAACAGTAAATCTTTTTGTATGTTGCCATGGGTTCACCAACATGCTTATCCGGACGGCAGGGTATATCCTTGTTGCCTTGCAGAATATTTTCATCCAATTGGGAATTTAAAAAAGAACTCAATGCAAGAAGTGTGGAATCAAGAAGGCTATAAAGAAATTAGACGATTGATGATGGCAGATCAGCCAGTCAAACAATGTACCAAATGTTACGAACAGGAAGAAAACGGATTCTTTAGTATGCGCTATGATGCTAATCGTAGTTACGGACATAACATTGCAGACGTAGATAAAACACTGCCAGACGGAACACATCCAGAATTTAAGATTAGATATTGGGACGTTAGATTTAGTAATCTGTGTAATTTTCGTTGCAGAACGTGCGGTCCTGTTTTTAGCAGTAACTGGTATAATGATCATGTCAAATTATTCAATAGAGTACCTGACGTAAATGGCAAAGATTTGGCCAGAATTGAATATGCTGCCGGCGACGAAGATTATATGATTGCACAAATGGAAGAACATATTCCCTACTTGGAACAAGTTTATTTTGCAGGCGGTGAACCTTTGATTATGAAGGAACACTATTATCTATTAGAAAAACTTATTGAAGCAGGCCGAACAGACGTATGCATTCAGTACAATACAAACTTTAGCGAATTAGCATTCAAAGATAAACACGTATTCGAGTATTGGAAACATTTTAGAACAGTGGGGGTAGGCGCCAGCCTGGATGCCAGCGGTACTAGAGCAGAATTAATGAGAAAAGGCACAGACTGGAAACAAACAGTTCGTAATCGTGAACGTATGTTAGAAGAAGTGCCGCATGTAGATTTTTATATCGCCAGCACTATTAGTTCCATGAATGTATTACACGTCTTAGATTTTCATAAAGAATGGGTCGACATGGGGTTTATTAAACCCAAGGATTTTAATGTGAATATTTGCCAAAGTCCTGAGTGGTATAGGATTGATATATTCCCACAAGAATTTAAAGAACGTGTAATTAAGCCTGCGTATGAACAACACATAGAATGGTTAGAACCTCAAGACTCATTGAAACGAGCAACCACCGGATTCAAGAGCGTCATTAATTTCCTAATGTCCACTGACGGCTCACAGCACTGGGATAAATTTAAACAAGAAATTAATTTAATTGATAATCTTAGGGGAGAAAACTTTTGGAATACATTTCCTGAATTAAGCGAGTTAAAAAATAAATGACACTACCTAATAGTATTTGTATGTTGCCATGGATTAGTATAGAAGCCAGTCCAATGGGCACCGCAAGACCTTGTTGTCTTGCAAGAGAAGATATTACCAGTATTGATCTTAGAAGACATACATTACAAGATGCATATACCAGCGAGTATATGCAAAACTTACGTAGACAATTCCGCCGCGGCGAAAAACCAAATACCTGTAAATTATGCTGGGATGAAGAAGCAGCAAACAGGACTAGTAAACGTATTCACAGTCAAGTCAGACTCAAAGAGTTATACCCATTGGTTGATTGGCAAAACGATGTACCTGATCAATTGTGGTTCATTGATTTAAAGCTGGGCAACATTTGTAATTTAAAGTGCAGGATATGCGGCAGCTGGAGCAGTAGTAAGTGGGCGGCAGAAGAATTGGAGTATTTGCCGCAAGGATATGATAAGAAAAAACATGTTGCATATACTTGGCTTAAACAAGGTAAATGGCCAGAGGAAAGTCCTGATTTTTGGGAGAATTTAAAATCATTGCTGCCCAATATTAAGTATTTTGAATTTACCGGAGGTGAGCCTTGGTTAATCGAAGAACATTGGGAGCTACTGCGATATGCAGTAGCTACAGGTCATAGTAAACACATTGATATTCATTATAACACCAATGCAACTATTAACGGGTTGGGCATACAAAAATCAGCTTTATGGAATCATTTTGGCCGTGTAGATATTGCATTCAGTATCGACAATGTTGGCGTAAGATTTGAATATGAACGATACGGTGCAGACTGGGATAAAGCCAATGAAATAATCGACGGAGTTCATTTTGCACGGGATGTTGACACGCCTAACATTACTACTCAACTTTGTTTCACTATTAATATTCAAAATGTATATTACTTAGATGAATTACTGGCATGGGCAAGCACTAAACCTTTTGACAGCATTTATTTTAATATGTTGCACAGCCCTGATCATATGAGTATTCAGCAATTAACGCCCGCAGCCAGAGAATTAGTTTTAAATAAACTCAAAACAACTTTTTGGAATACAAAGGAACATCATCAAGAAATTGAGAATGTAATTAAATTTATTGAAAATGGTGCAGGCAGCGATGGGCAAGTATTTTTAAACAATATGAAGCGCACAGATACATATCGAAAACAAAACTTTATGGATACTCATCCAGAAATAGCCAAAGCAATGGGTTACAATTAATTTATGGAGTATCGATGGAACGAGTAATTTTGTTTTCCGACTATTATCAAAGAAAAAATAATAATCAAATTTTATTTGATAAAAAAGTTAAATCTATTAGAAGATGTAATTATCCTTGGGAAACATTAGTAGTAAATCAATTTGGAGAAAGTTATATTTGTTTGAGTCCTGCATGGTTACCAAAGTCCATTGGCAGTATCTTAGATTATGATAATGTTTACGATTTGTTGAATTCTCATGAGGCAATGTCTATTAGAACTGAAATTTTAAATAACCGATATTCGTATTGTAATTCAAATATATGCGGGATGTTTTTTAATCAGTTAGATAAGACAGAATTTAATTCTGCGTCTGACACTACGGAGTTTGTGTTACTGGATTCTGTTAGCTTTACAGAGAAAGCAAAAGTAAAAAAAATACCCAAAGAAATTATTTTTGATTTTGACTATACTTGTAATTTTGTATGTCCTTCTTGTCGTACCGATCTTGTTAATAATAATACAGGACCGATGGCAAGTACTAATAAGAAAATAGTCGAAAAAATTAAAACGCTGTTAATAGATAATATTTCGACACCCACACAAATTAGATGGGCAGGCGGCGAGCCCTTTATTAGCAAAGCATATGTTGAGCTGTGGGAATATATTGCCAAGTCGAAAAACAAATTTATTAAGAATATTATTCAGACCAATGGTAGTTATTTAAAAAAGAAAGAAGATTTGTTAATAGAGTTTTTGCCGTACATAACTGAATTAAGAATTAGTTTTGATGCTGGAACAGCACAAACATATGAGAAAAACAGGGTAAACGGAAACTGGCAAACTCTATTAGAAAATTGCGCTTGGGTAATTGATTTAATTAAAAAATATAATTTTAAAACTCAAGTGTCTGCAGACTTTGTTGCTCAGTTAAATAACTACAAAGAAATTTCCGATTATGTACAGATATCCAAGCAGCTTGGGTTTGATATTATTAGAATAGGAAAAATGTGGAACTGGGATACATGGTCGCAACAAGAATTTCAAGAAAGAAATGTTAGCGATAAGAATCATCCACAATATAAAGAATTCTTAGACGTATTAAGACAGCCTGAAATACTAGAAGATGATATCATAATTAAAAATTACTGGGTCAATGATTTAAATGACTAAACCTGCGACACTGTGCATGGCTCCATGGACACATACATATCTAAGTCCGCAAACAGAACGCAGGATGTGTTGCGCGAGTCGAGAACCTGCACAAAATTTTCAACAGTATATTGATACTAGTGCAGGTACAGGAAAGTATATACCTGTCACTTTAGACGAGCACTGGAATGGCGAGCATATGAAGTCTGTTCGTCGTCGCATGATGGCAGGGGAAACTTTGCCTGAGTGTGAAGTATGCAATGACAAATTACTAAACACCAGCGTTTACCGTAGCTATTTTAATCAGTTATTTGGCCATAAGTACAATGAGGCAATGGAAAAGACACAGCCCGACGGCTCAACAGATATGAAGCCTGTGAGTTGGGATTACAGATTTAGTAATCTTTGTAATTTTAAATGTCGAATGTGTGGAGACATGTTAAGTAGTTCATGGGAAAGTGAACAACGTCAGCACAACATGATCAATTGGTCAGATCCAAAGAATAATTGGATGCAACCTGACATCAAAAAACAAATTGAACAATTTCAAGATAATCAAGTCGAAGCAGAATTTAGCCAAGCTGTCGAAGAGCATCGAGTTGAAGAAGTATATTGGGTTGGTGGCGAACCTTTAATGTACGAACAACATTGGCGCTACATGAAAAGAATAATAGAGTTAGGAGATGGCCCAAATGTCTATGCTAGGTATAACACTAATTTATCAAGAATTAATTATAAAGGCATTAATCTTTATAGTGATATTCTCAACAGGCTTCGTGATTGGCAGATTTGTGCAAGCATCGACGGCACAGGCCCGATTGGCGAATACATTAGAACAGGTCTCAACTACAATGAATGGCTTGAGAACTTCCGCCAAGGAACTAAAATCGCTAGTCACCGACGTCAAATGCGAATTGACTTTACGCTCACTTTGCCCGGCATGTTCGAAGTTATTAATATCCAGCGACTTGCAGAAGAAGAAAAAGTCGATATTCTCGCGAAAGTAATTTTTAGTTTTAGTCCGGACATAGTTATGTCACCTTTATCACTGCCCAGGAATCTATTAGATCCATGGATAGATGAACTCGTACCCGTAGTAGGCGGCGCCTTAAAGGATATCCTTGCCCAGCTAAAAACTAGACCTACATTTGCAGAACAGTGGCCCGATGACTATCAAATTGGCTTGCGTAAAGGAAAAGCAAGAATCGAAAGACTTGAACAAATTCGAAATGATAGTTATACTATGCGTGATATACTTTCAACAAAACCTGAAGTATTAGAATGGTGGAATTCGATTGAATAAAGTAATAGTAACACTGCGTAACCCGTTGATTAAATCAGATACACTAGATTATATAATCGACGTATATGACCATAACATGGCACAGAAATGGTTTGTGGCCTTGCAAGACTTATTAAGACAAAACAAGTATCTAGAAAAGAATTTTTGTTTTTTAGGATTTCCGGACAGTCAACGAAATTTGCAATTTATTTGTTCTGAGCTGGCGTGGGCAGTAAACAAAATAAACAGTTTCTTCGGCGAAGAATATCAGATTAAAGAAGTATTTCTGCCAGACACACTCAGAGATTCCCATACCTTAAAACTCGATCATGATTTGATGAATAAACTTCATAATCATTTTGAAATATTGCAAGGCACGGTTTGGGGACTCAGTGACTATTATAAAAGAGCTGATTATACAACAAAGTTTGCAATCAGACAATTGAATAATCTGTGTCACGAAGCAGAAAGTCTGGTGCTCAGTCAGCGTAAAAAAATAACCGCACCCGAGTGGGTTAGACCCAGTCAAATTACCACATTTTTAAATGCACAAAGATATGAATTTCCTGCAGAATACAAAACAACTTTCGATGAAAAAAGATATGATAGAAAATTTGGAGAAGTTTATTTGCATTGGTCTCAAATTGGTAAAACTCTATTCGAAGTATTCAAAGATGAAAATGGCATAGACATCGATAAAGCAGTCTGTGAAGCTATAACCCATTTACGTTATTATAGTGGTGAATTTGATATCGAATGGGCACAAGATATTTGCTACAACGGTATGGCGCCATGGTACGATAACGTAATGTCTGGCTTTCGTCCATGGCTAGTCAGAAACGGTTTTGACCCAGAAAATCCTGAATATAATTTTGGATATCATCCAGTTGGTAAAGTTGATCTACAAACAAGCTTTGGCACAACCAACTATAGCGAAGTGTGGCCTATATTGTCAAAATATCTGGACATTTATGCTATACAATGCGACGATGGGTCGGAAAATATTTTGCAATCTGTGTATCCTTATACATGGACAGACAAAGATTATTACCAGCAACAAATTGAACGATTAAAACCTGGCTATGATTATAGTAGTAGTTTGATCAATAAATAGTAAGAGGATTCAACTATGAAATGGATTAAAAATTTATACTACCGAATAGTGCTTGAAATTCGATATAGAAAAAAACTTAAAGAATTACGCAAGCGAGATCCTTTTATCTATAAATGAATATTTTAGGAATATCTGCAGGATTTCATGATGCAGCCGCCGCAGTAGTTTCACCAGACGGCGAGATATTGTTTGCTGGGCATTCGGAACGCTATTCGAAAAAGAAAAACGATCCCAACTTTTGTCAAGGGTTATTAGATGATGTGTCGGATTATGGTCCAGGAGTAATTGCATATTATGAGCGCCCTTGGTCAAAACAACTGCGTCAGTGGTATGCAGGACAGGGTATTGAGTGGAACAAACTTACCACTCGACAAATATTAACTCAGCAGTTAGGTGGCCAGCTCGATCCAGAGCGTGTGTACAACTTCAATCATCACCTATGCCATGCGGCTGCAGGATTTCAAACAAGCTCTTTTATTAAAGCCACAGTGGTTGTAATTGACGCTATAGGGGAATGGGACACAATAAGTATTTGGGCAGCAGAATACAATCAAGGAAAAGCCGTTTATAAAAGATTATGGCGCCAAAAATATCCACACAGCATTGGATTATTTTATAGTGCAATGACAGAACGGGTAGGACTAAAACCCAATGAAGAAGAATACATTATGATGGGCATGGCTGCATATGGTGCACCTGTGTTCACTGATTTATTTAAATCTAAATTTTTATCCGACGAATGGCAAATTAAATTTAAAGAAAATCTTCACGCTGGCATAGAACAAAAGTATTTGTCCTACGTCGGGGATATGGACATTGCAGCCAGCGCACAAGACTTAACAGAAGAATTGATACTAAATGTAATGCGCCGCGCCAAAGATTTTAATTGGAGCAGCAATTTAGTTTATATGGGCGGTGTTGCTTTAAATTGTAAAGTCAATGATAGATTGGGTGAATATTTTAAAAACATTTGGGTCATGCCTAATCCTGGTGATGCTGGCTCCAGTCTGGGTGCCGCAGCTTTGGCATATGGAAAAAAGATAAATTGGAAAAATGCTTATTTAGGTCATAACATACCTGGGCCTTATCCTGTTAATGCTCTATTAGATGAACTATTATCTAATCGTATTGTAGGAGTGGCATCTGGCAGAGCAGAATTTGGCCCCCGAGCATTGGGAAATAGGAGTTTATTAGCTGACCCACGGGGCAGTGATATCAAGGATCGAGTAAATGAAATTAAACAAAGAGAAAAATTCAGACCCTTTGCGCCGGTTATTTTGGAGGAACTGTCTGATAATTATTTCGACATCCCTTGTAATTGGAATAACAGTAGGTATATGCAAGTCATCAGTCAGTGCAGGAATCCTGACTTATTTCCTGCTGTTGTGCATTATGACGGAACTAGTCGTGTTCAGACTGTGCCGCCGGATGGATCAGGAATCAGACAACTTTTAGAAAAATGGTTTATTATGACGGGGTGCCCTATGCTATTAAATACTAGTCTAAACATTCGAGGCGAGCCTATGGTCAATGACCGTAAGGACGCTAACAGATTTGAACAATTATACGGAGTAAAAGTACTATCATGACACAACGAATTTTGATTATGGGCCTGCCCGGAGCAGGAAAAACCTTCTTGGCAACAGAATTAAAGAAGTTATTAGAAGCCAATGGCAAAACAGTTACTTGGTTTAACGCAGATGAAGTAAGAAAACAATTCGACGATTGGGATTTCAGCGAAGCTGGTAGGATTCGCCAAAGTAAACGTATGTTTGAATTATCAATGTCGTGCAACACAGATTATGCACTATGTGATTTCGTTGCACCATTAGTAGAAATGCGTAATAATTTTAAAGCAGATTGGACTGTATGGGTAGATACTATACGCGAAGGTCGTTACGCTGATACAAATAAAATGTTTGTTGAACCCGAAGTTTATGATTTTAGGGTCACGGAACAAAATGCAGAAAAATGGGCAGATTTTATTGCTGACCATATTATTGACCATCGTAGACGACCTGTCTTTGATTGGAAAAAAGAAACAGTCCAAATGTTAGGGCGTTGGCAACCGTGGCACGATGGTCATAGAGCATTATTTGAAAGACTGTTACAACGTACAGGTCAAGTTATTATTCAAGTTCGTGATGTGCAGGGCTGGCAAGGGTCCAATCCTTTCGAAGTAGAAAAGGTTAAATCATTTATCCGTCGAGACTTAGATCCACTATACCAAGGACAGTACGACATACAAGTAGTTCCAAATATTGTGCATATAGGTTGGGGTCGTGGCGTGGGATATTCTGCTGGTGAAGAAACATTTAATGAGTCAATTACCGATATTTCTGCCACTAAAATTAGAAAAGAACTAGGACTAAAGTGAACAAGTATCACGTCAGATTTAATACTAAACACAACGGCAGTGAATTAGTCTGGCGTGTATTCGAAAACGGAGTAGAACATTTAGCTAAAGATGTTCGACTTATCGGAGAAACTTTTACTGAATGCACACACGAGCATGGTGAAACAAAATGGAATATTGCTTGCCATGGCAGAATGATTTGGGTGGACCAAGTTGCAGTTATAGTAACTGACAAAGATTGACTTATATCATTTATACATTTATAATTCATGTCAATGAATCTGTTACCCTATTTTTCAGAAGTTGAAGAATTTAATAAATTTGAAAGAAGTCCTGGGGCCACAGCAGCAGTGTATACCTGCGAAGTATTGACCTGTATTGCAACTTTAAAATGCGGCTCCAGTTTTTTGACGACCACTTTTAATCAAAACTGTCGATGGAGGAAAATACCGTTTTCAGAAATCAATTGGGATAAGAGTCATGTTTTTACTTTGATGACGGATCCTTTAACTAGGCGTTATAAAGCAATAGCAGAATGGTTATTTCAAAAGAATCTAGTATCTGAATATTATAAAAATGTTGAATTGCAAAACTTTGTTTTGAGTACTCCTATAATAGACATACATTCATACGGGTATGTTTATAACTATTACGAAAATTTCTGTGATCAAATTGATTGGATTCCAATGGAATCTGTAAAAAATCACGACGGGGTTAAATGGGCGATTGCAAAACTCTTAGAAAAATATAAAATTTATATAGATAGTTATTGGGCAACTGACGGAAAGTCAAATATTTCATCTGGGTCAAAAAAGAAACTCGAAGCAAATATAAAAGAAAAGTTTAAGTCTTCCCCCAATGAAAAAATAATGGAATATTTGTTACCTGACATTGATTTATACAATAGAGTTGTTCAAAAATTTAATCCCAGTGGTGATGCCTGGGATAATATTTCTTGGTTAAGAAAATGAAGAAAAAATTAATTCAAGCATATATGCAGACTGCAAAAATATTTGCTGAACTCAGTCATGCTCGGCGACTGCATGTTGGCGCCATTGTGGTTAAAGATGATAGAATTATCAGTATTGGTTATAACGGCATGCCTGCCGGGTGGGATAACAACTGTGAAACCAAAGTTTGGGATGAAACAGGCGATTACGAATTAAAAACAAAACCAGAAGTGCTCCACGCAGAGCGAAATGCTCTAGACAAGTTAGCAAAAGGCAATGAGGGCGGGCTAGGATCTACTATGTTCATTACCCATGCTCCTTGTTTAGAGTGTGCTAAAAGTATTTACGGAGCAGGCATATCTCATGTGTATTTTGGGCAAGCTTATCGTGATACGTCCGGTGTTGAATTTTTAAACAAGTGTAAAGTTACAGTAGAACAAATCGATGTTTGATATATTTTACAAAGGACCAAAGCCTAACCTGTTTGCCTTTGAACAACCGGCAGCCTCTCTAGTAGAGGCTGATACACTTTGTCGTACGGCATATTTTTGGTACGTAGACGGGCACAATGACTATAGTGATTTTGACTTTCATTGGAAACCCATTAGTTATGAAGCAGAGTATACACATGTTTGGCCCAGCCAATGGCAACAAAATGGTGGCACTTATCTGATACCAAAAAATACAAAAGAGCATCAATGGCACTGGCATTGTCCTGTAAATGATTATTGTGTTCCTCGTACCGGTAGTACTGATATTTTCTATATGGATTTTATGAACCCAGAGAGTCAAGTACAACTTGTTGCTCTTAAAGAAAGATATCCTTTGATTAAATCTACCAGATATGTGTCGGATCATTTAAACGTACTAAAACGTATAGTAAATTTAGCTACCACAGAATATGTGTGGGTGATTAGCAGTGTCTGCGATTACCGAGATTTTGACTTTACTTGGCATCCTGCTCAGTGGCAAGAAGAAATGATTCATTGTTTTTCCAGCAATAATCAAAAACGTGGAGATACATTTTATATTCATGTAGAATCATTCAAAAAGCAAATGGTCGATTTGGAATTATTGGATTGGTTTAATGTTATTAACTATTGTGAAGATCAAAGAGTATATCGATATATGTGTCCCAGAGTTCATTATGATCATGACAATCTAGTAGATGAAATTCGTAAACACGATTTCAAATTCCCCTATGCTGCATTTTCGAATAGGCCCAGTATTTTACTTAACAGTGAAATTTGCTTATGGACTGAAAAAGACAGGACTGTGGAAAGTTTTACAGAAAGCAACAGTATTTGTGTAGTGCCCCGAGACGTTAAGACACATTTACGCACACAAATCTACGATTATCCTTACGTAAACGTTGAAAAAAGGGGCAAATCTATACACACAGAAGACTGTTTAGACATAGTCTATATCAGTAACGGCGAACCAGAAGCAGAACAGTGGTATAATCATTTGTGTGAAGTTTTGGATCAAGAAGACCCTGGATTTCCTGTACTAAAGTTCAGTAATGCAATCAAACGTGTCCAAAATGTCGACGGTCGTATGGCCGCATACAAAACTGCCGCTGAAAAAAGCGAAACACCGTGGTTCTTTGCTGTGTTTGCTAAATTAGAAGTTGACGTTAATTTTAATTGGTCATGGCAACCTGACTACTTTCAAGAACCAAAACACTACATTTTTCATGCTCGAAATCCAGTAAATGGATTGGTCTACGGACATCAGGCAATGATTGCTTACAATAAACGTTTGGTACTGGAAACTGTGAACAGTGGACTAGATTTTACTTTAAGTAAAGCTCACGACGTAGTGCCCATTTTAAGTGGCACTGCACATTATGATCAAGACTCTTGGACCACATGGCGTACAGCATTTCGCGAAGTTATTAAGTTAAAACATTTTAGTATCGAACAGCCCAGTGTTGAAACTGAATTCAGACTTAAAAAATGGTTAACAGTGGGCAACGGGCAGTACGGTGAATGGAGTATTCTTGGAGCCCAGGATGCTATCAATTACTATGAATCTGTTAAAGGCGACTACGACAAGCTAATGTTATCCTACGAGTGGGCTTGGCTCAAACAGTACTATGACGCTAAATACTGAATGCGTATTGACGAAGTTATCAAATTATCTAATATAGATCGTAGCCGTGCAAAAGAATGGATAGAAAAAGTTTATTCTAAATATCCACAAGTATGGCAAAACAATCATGTCATGACATGGGGAGAAGGTGACGAACAACAGTTTGCCATGTTCGAACTAGTGCCTAGCTTGTCTAAACACGATGCGGTAGAAGTTAAATGGTTTCAAGCGTATCCTCTACGTCAAGGCGTGGGTTCTCGAGCAATGGCTGAGCTTCAACGTTTGGCTAAAGAAGATAATATTGCATTAACATTGTACCCTTGGGACAAAGGGCAAGTAAGTCAAGCCAAACTAACTAAGTTCTATAAAGGACATGGATTTAAACCTACTACAAAGGGTTCTAAGAATATGTTCTGGGAACCAGAAAAATTAGACGAAAGTCTGAGTCGTATAGTATATCATTATACTAATATTCATTCAGCTTTAAAAATTTTAAGTTCTGGGCAGTTTGAATTAAGCAGTGTGTTGGGTAGTATCGAACAAAGTTACGCACCTAAAGATCACCTTTACTTTTTAAGCACTACACGCACGAGACAAGGTGGGTATCATGACTATATTGGTAATCAGGCTGTGTTGTTTGTATTAGATGGTAACTGGTTCAACAATCATTATATTTCTCGTCCAGTGGACTATTGGGAAAATCGTAACCCATCTTTGGCACATCATCGAAAACATGAAGCTGAAGATCGAGTGTTCAGTCGAGAACCTACTATACCCATTGATGGAATTGTGGCCGTACACATTTATATTGATCCCAAATCTGATCCTGAAGTTCGTGCTAGAGCCAGACAAGCACTAATAGCAGCTAAACGTCTGGGCATTGATACATATTTTTATACCGACCCTAAAGCTTGGCGAAATTTTGATCAAAGAAATCCAGGAGATGTCAGTTTGTTGACAGGTCCGGAACATACAAGTTATCGTAGTTATCCTGAACGAGAATACTTGCTTCCGTGGATAGAATTAATTAGTGCCAAAAATAAAAGTCAGTTAAGTAAAAAAGCCGACGATCTGCGATACAGTTTAAATTATACTTACGATAAAGAAAATGCTGCTCAAGGATTGAATACAGATTTAAGCAATGCTAGAAAACCCAGTGCCGGCGCCGATAGAGCTAATGCAGTTAAAATCATTAATTACATGCGTCGAAACAATGTATCTACTGTAAAAAAATTAGTGGAGCTTTTAGCTGATAAATGGAAATCTGACAGCATAACCGAATATGTAAATGCTGAAACTGTTAAGACAGGATTTAGAGATCAACAAGTTGTGGGGGATTTATTACTCACTGCTGAAGGAGAAGACAGGAAAGTTTATAACACTGACGTAAATGTCTTACATATACGAGTATTAACCAATACGCCAGAGCGCGAAGAACTTGCCTGGACAGACTTTTTAGTTAAAAAACGTCATGAAGATGGTGAAAAATATTTAGAAGCTGCATACGTATTTGTTTCTCCGAGACATCGAGGCAAAGGGCTTGCTAAATTAATGTATCAATATGCCAATGATACATTGGGCAATGATATACAGCCCAGTGCTATGCAAACAGATATGGGCAAAGGTATGTGGACTGGATTAAATAAATCAATTAGAAAACCGGTAGCACTTAAACCAGAAGAACCTAAAATGAAACCTAGCTTATTCAGTAGAATAAGAAGTGCATTTAAAGAAGATCAAACTTAAGAATTAAATTCTTTAACAGATTCTACAATAGATTCAACTTCAGAATCTGTTAATTCAGGATAGATAGGCAAACTTAAACACTCTTGGCAAAATGCGCTGGCTTCTCTATATAGTTCTGACGCATAGTTAATGTAAGGATATCCCACTGGATGCTCGTATAGCGGAGCTTCGTAGTGTACTTTAGTTTCTACTCCTTTAATTGCTAAATGATGTTTTAATCCGTTTCGATCATTCAGCTTAATTACATACTTGTGCCAAGCATGAACAGTGCCTTCTGTGGTCTTAGGTGTGTCAACGCAATCGTTTAGTTCGGCGTTATAATATTCTGCAATTTGTGTTCGACGAGATTGCCAGGCATTAAAATATTCAAGCTTAACTAACATCTGAGCACAGTCTGCTTCGCTCATTTTACTGTTAGTGCCCGGGTTTTCGTGTCCTCTGGTTTTGCCATTATCTCGTAGATCTCTCAGAGAAGCGGCTATTTCTAAATCATCTGTCAGTATCATACCGCCACTACCGTAATTGGGTAAATTTTTTGTAGGGTCAAAACTTAATACACTGATATCACCTAATGCTCCGCTGGGCATTCCTTTATAGCTAGCGCCAAAACTCTGCGCCGCATCTTCGATGATTTTCAAATCTTGATTAAAGAATTCTGTGGTCATCTTAAACCGGTCCCAGTCAACTGTATTGCCAAACAGGTTAACATACATAATACCTTGTACCCCTGCCCCTTTAATAGCGTAGTCTAAGCTTTCTAAATTTATTAACGCTTGATCATCCGTGTCACACAACACTGGTTCATTGCCATTTAGCAATACACTGTTAATAGTAGAAACAAAGCTAATAGTGGGAATGAGAATTTTTGTATTCTCTAAGAACAAAACTTGTTGAGCAAACAGCAAACCTTGACTGCAACTATTAACTGCAACAGCATATCGGCGATGACATCTTTTCGCAATTTGCTTTTCAAACTCTTTAGTGTAATGTCCGTCTAAGACTTGACCTGTACTATAGACAGTGTCCACTACATCCAGTATTTCTTTTCGTAAATTGGCGTATTGCCTTTTTACTCCAAAAAATGGAATTATAGTTTTGACTTCCAAAATTTACTTTCAGAAAACCAATTATGATATCGACGAAATCCTTCTTCGACATCTACTTTGGGATCAAAGCCAAAATCATTGCGAGCTGCATCTATGTTTAATGCACCCCTTGAGGGAAAGTCGGCATCTTTGTCTTTACATTCGATCGACCCGCGGCCTGCAATTTTTACTGCTAAATTTGCAGCATCTAGTAGACTATGACTATGACTTTTTGTGATATTGTATGTCTTATTAATAGCATTACTACTCGATGCAGCCTGTACTATACCCATTGCGGCATCTTCGACATATGTAAAATCTAATGTTTCGCCAGCGCCATTGACTTTAAGTGTTTGTCCTCTCATTGCGGATAACATAAATTTAGACACCACACGATCCTCGACATCATACTCGCCGTATACAGCACTGGGTCGAATAATAACATGATCAAAACATTTTCTTCGCGAATAATCTTTAACTAACCATTCGCCCATTAATTTCATAATACCGTACTGCCCTTGGGGTTTACAGTTGAAGTCCTCTGTTACTTGATCAGTGAAGTCTCCATACACCATACTGCTGCTGATATAAACAAATTTGGGGATTCGGCTAATTTTTGTTAGTTCTAATAGTTTTACCAAAGAAGTACTCATTACTTCACTGCCCCAAATTGGGTTTTGATTGACTACTTTTTGTCTAGGAAAACTTGCTAAATGAATGACAGCATCGCAGGTATGTCCAAAAGTTTTAAAAAATGTTTCTAAGTTAGAATGATCTCTAATATCGATATGATGTACGGAACTACGAATTCTATTTTTACGAGCTTTAACCAAATAAGCTAATTCGTCTTTTGATACAAAACCATAATCAGTGACGCAGTCGATTATAAAACATTCATGACCTAACTGTTCTAACTGTCTTACTACATTATGTCCGATAAATCCTACACCGCCTGTTACTATGAATCTCATCTAATGCCCCATTTCAATGTAAAATATGTTAGATCTTTTTCTTGCAAGTCTGCTATAATGGTTACCTTATTTTGAAAAGTATTGGCATCCCAGCCCGAATGCCATGAAGGTGCTCCGACAGCATTATTCATAACCCACTGGCCTTGCTCGCTCTTTTCCCAATTATATAAAGGTTCAGCGACGTAAATTGCAAAGTCGTCTACATCACTCATAGTAAACTCGTGTACTTTTACTTTCATACAGCCATGTCTGCTTTGATAGTACCATGACTTTGATAGTTGTCTAATTGAATATCGGCCATGGTAAATTTATCGATATCATTGATGTCTGGGTTTAACCACAATTGTGGGGCAGGCAATGGTTCACGTGATAATTGTTCTTTTACCTGCTCTACATGATTTAGATATATGTGTGCATCTCCCAGCACGTGAACGAACTCTCCAACATCCAAATTGCACACTTGAGCCACTAGGTGTGTTAACAAACTGTAGCTCGCGATGTTAAAGGGAACACCTAAAAACATGTCACAACTTCTTTGATACATCTGGCAACTTAGTTTACCATCTGCTACATAAAATTGAGCAAAGCAGTGGCACGGTGGCAGGGCCATGTCTTGTAATTCACCTGGATTCCATGCAGATAATATATGTCTTCGTCCGTGAGGGTCTGCTTTTATTCCCTTAATTAATTCTAAGAGTTGATCTACTTCAACATTGACAATATCGTTGTTATTATCATTTAATTTTTTCTCACTGGTGCGCCAATGTCGCCACTGTACACCATATACACGACCGAGGTCGCCTTCAAATTGTGGACCACGTGGGGGGAATTTTTTATATCTATTAGTCCAATAAGGTGCTGTGGCATTGGCAGACCAGATGGTTGTCTTGCTAGACTCGGTGCTACCATGTAATATCTCGCGTAACCGCTTTTCGTCCCCCGAACCTTCAATGAACCACAGCAATTCGGACACAACAGATTTCCATGCGAGCTTCTTAGTTGTTACGGCAGGGAATCCGTGTTGTAAGTTGTAGCGTTGTTGCATACCAAACACGCTAATGGTGCCAGTGCCAGTGCGATCGGATTTGTTAGTGCCATTTTCTAGCACATATTTTAATGCATCTAAGTATTGTTGTTCCATGCATCAAGTATAATTTTATTGACGGAATATGTCAATATTTTTATAAGTCATCCAGGAACATTTTTTGTCTAAACTAGTTGCAGCACTGGTAGCTCTGAATAAACTTAAATATTTTTTTAAGTCAATTTGCCGGTCAGTTCTGAACTGACCTTTGAAATGAGTAATATGAACTTGATCTACTAAATCTCGAGTTTCCATCAAAATGTCAGGCCCGCCGATAATCCAAATTGTTTTTTTTGGATATACATTTTGAATTTTACGAATATTTTCCTGCAGATCTCCGCGGATAGTAGTAATGCCATAACCAAAAATGGGTTTATTTGTTGCTACGTAATTTATACGTCCAGGCAACGGTTTTGGCATTTTGGGATCATCCCATGTTTTTCTTCCCATGACGACAATGTCTCCCATGGTTTGTTCTTTGAAATATTGTAAATCTTCGGGATGATGAGGCCACGGCAATGAACCGTTAAACCCCATTCCTCCCCAGTGATCTACAGCAAAAATTGCCTTGATCATAGTTTAGATAATAGCCTGTCTGTTTCTGGTTGTACTGTTTTTTCTACTAAATCGATGTCTACAAAAAAATCTACGTTGTCTATATATAAATCTAATTCATCGAGTCTACTAGAAACATGTTGTTCTATTTCGTCGGGATCTGCACCTTCGGCCAACAGTTTTTTAATATCAACTGTGACCATAGTACCGTCTTTAAGATGTACCATAAGTTTTTCTAAAACATGTATAGGTACTTCCCTCTTTTCAACTTCTTTAAGAATGTTTTTCCAAATAGATTTTGAATTTAAATTAAGCTTCTTTGGCTTTGACTGTTTTTTTGGATTTTGTTGTGCCATTTTTTGCTGCGGGACCGTTAAGTTTTAATGCTTCTTCTTGCAAACGAGCTGCTTCTGCTAACAATGCTTTGGCGTCCGATTGCAGCTTCTGTGCTTGGGCTAGACGTTGTGTGGCAAGGTCTTCGTCTGACAGCACATCATTAATACTTATGTTGTTTGTAATCTGAGCAGGAGTACTGCGAGATTCACGCGGTGCCCGCACTTCGCCAGGTTCCAATCCTTCGCGAACTCGACGTTGGTTTACCATGCCTGAGTTTTTGTCTAATTCAGCTAATGCCTTAACTGCATCTTCTCCTTGCGCCAACTTTGATAAAATTGAATTAAGTTCATCTAAACGTACAGTGCTTTTGGCATTAGGTGTAACAATAACCTGATTAGTTGGCACTTTTTTAATCATGCCTTCTTTGTGTAAAGTTTCTAATGCATTGTTGCCATCTTTTAGTGTATATCTAAATAGATAATCACTGAACTCTTTGGCTTGCTGCCCGGATTCGCTTTCTAGAGCAGTCATTACATCGTCATGAATGTGGCGGGGTAATGTATCAGGGTATATGACCAAACACATATGCTCTTCTCCTGGTACTGTTTTAAATAAAATAACACATTTTTTGTTACTGTGTTTGCCTACATGTTTAATCATAATAAATCCTTATTGATTGGGTGTTTCTGTAGCGGCTGGCGCTGGCGCGATAACATTCAGATCAACTAAAAAAGCATATAATGCCTGATATGCAGATCCGATTTCTGTAAATTCTTCAGGCCTGAATGCACCACGGCTGCTGGCCAATTGCATACTAGATAAGATTGTAAGAAGTTCTTTAGAAGGAACTTGAACTTGTTTAGATTCAGTGGTCATTATTACTCCGGTGATATAAAGTTATTTAACCTGTTACATCACCGGAGAAAATTTTTAGATCTAAGTATGAATATGTTTATTGTTGATAAACATTAAAAGAGTCTATCATCAGCATAAAATAACTGGCTTCGCTTTTGGTTTCAAAAGCAGCACATTTACACAAAGTATTTTTATCGTCGTAAAAATCACCAAACCAAAATCTTCCAATTAGGTGCTCATAAATCCAATCAGTGATATGTTTTTCACTGGTGCGTAAATCGAAATGTACTTTTTCGAAATGTGGGGGACAATGGTCCATCCGTCGGAGTCCGAACACATTCAAAGGATTAATTTCACCGTACTTCAGCATCGTGTTCTTTACAAAGTTCACACATCATAATGAACTGATTATAAGCTTCGCGCACACTTGCGTTTTTCATCAGTTTATCGGCTTCTTCATTGAGAGCAGCCAATCCAGCTTCGGCAATATCATGTGCGCTTTTAATGCTCAGTGTGGCCAAATCGTCCCCAAATTCTTTTGCCAATTTTTTCCATGCCTTGTGCTGACCTTCAGTCAGCATTGCTCGTTGGGGCCGCATCTCACTGGCTTCGCGAATAGCTTTCGTCATGGCCTCTTCTGCCACACGCCCGGCAGCAATTAATGCAGCATAGTTGGGGTCGATGTTGTATCTGCGACTTTGCCCACCTGGATAACACATAACAATGTGTGTGCCCTTGGGAAAGGCATCTAGTAGATTTTGATCATACTCGTATACAGGAACGTATTTTCGACCCTGCTTTTCGTAAAAGATTTTCTTCATTCGAATTGCTTAATAACTGTAGTTAGTGCGTCAATTACACGGATGTTAAGTGCGACATCTTCGGGGTGCAACCAACGTCCCATGGGATTATCATCTGTTAGAGGATTTTTCCTCCAATCTCTAAGTTCTTTTTTAAGAAAGCCGCGATACTCTTTTAAGTTCAACAAAGTAATACGATCCGCAGCGTCACTGTCAAGGGTAATAGGTCCAACTCTTTTGCTCATAGTTTACTCACTAAGTTATTTTATAGAAACTCTTTGTCGTCTTCGTCTCGATATTGAGCATGTCGATTTTTAGTCGATTTCTTATTGTTTAAATTTTTATCTGACTTCTTATAAAAGTCGTCGTCTGTTTCACGATGATTTTTACTGTAAAACTCATCTTCGTCCATCACGTCTCGAAGATCAATTTTCATTCGTTTCATTTGAAGAAATTCCGTTACTATGCCTGTCAGTGACTTTATCTGTGTCCTGATAGAATCTTTTTTCTTGAATAGTTAACTTATCTTTATGTGTTTTTCTGGGATTGCCGCAGAGATAGCATTCTGGATTTCCACAATCCATGGCATGTTTTTTATGCAACCGATGCGGTTCTTTTACAGGAGCACCGTGCTCTTTAGCAATCTTAGTCTGTTTCTTTACGGCATTCTCATCTTCAAATCTGCGTTTACTGTTCTTAAGTTTGTCTTGTTCGTGACTCATATATACCTTTGATGAGCTAAAAATATTTAAGTCTTACGTAAGATGTCACAACCATTTTAACGCAAACATTGTAGCATCCTTTTGATCTTCAAAAATATAACGCACACCACAAGTTTCAAATCCGCCCTGACAATGATGATATGCCCAATCTAAGATGTCATTGAGATTGTATCGATTATCAAATGGCGGAAGATCTACATTAGACCAACCGCACCTGGACAACTCTTCTGCCATAATGTTGAAGTCAATTTCTTTTCCTAGATCATCTGCCAGTTTATCTAAAATGTTTTCAACAATATCTTTGTGGACAGTAGTAACATCTTTATGCATGAGCATGTTTTTTTGCCTCTTCGTAATGAGCCCAAACACCAAACTCAGGTTCTGCATCTCTGTTGCCTTTGATAACCCAAACAGTGTCACAGTAGTCTTGAACACTAGCAGGATCCCAGCCGAAGAAGCAGAAGTCAGTAAACATAATCAACTTCTTAGGCTCGATGTCGTTGTCTTTGAGCCATTCCCAAACACAATGTGGATCAGTACCACCACCGCCACCGGGAGTATAGCTGGTAATATCTGACATATTGTCACTGGTAAATTCTTCAGGGTTATATACTGAAGTATCCCATGTAATAACACGAATCTTATACTCGTCGTAGGACTCCATGATACCTTTAACTTCACTCAAGAAGTCTTTAAGGTCTTTTTCGCTGATAGAACCCGAAGTGTCAATGGCAACACAGACATCAATTTGAGTACCTGGCTTCATGCCTGGCATGACAGCATCCATGTGCCAGCCACGACGGTTAGGACGCATCCAGCTAAAGTCATCTTTTACAGTGCTTTGAATTTGTTGTTGCAACAGTTCACGCCAGTTCACCACGGGTTTAGTGAGATCTTTAATAAGACGCTTAACACCACCTGGCAAGTTTCCTGTGCCCACAGCCTGAGCAGCCTGCAACAGTGCTTCACGAATTTCGTCTTTGATCTGACGCTTTTCTTCTTCGCTCAAGCGAGGACGACCTTTGCCTTTTTTATCGCCGTCTTCGCCTTCACCGTCTCCGTCGGACTGTTCGTCTCCGTCCATGTGCTCGTCCAACACTTGCTGAAGAAGGTCACTGATGTCGATTTTTTCTGCTTTTTCGTAAAGGTCGTCGTAGACTTCTTCAGCACTCCAACCTTTGTATTTTGGATCGTACAGGCAAGGAGTAATCTTATCACCAATCTTTTGTTCGATAAGGTCACTGTTTACGCAAAAATCTGCGGCGCAGTTAAACAGGCGACGGTCACGGAAATCGCCAGTACGGCCGATATGGTCATATACGTTATGTAGGACTTCGTGTCCAAAAAGGAACTCGACTTCCTTGGGTTTGAGTTTGTTTACAAATTCAGTATTGTAATAAAAGTTACGACCATCGGTGGCCGCAGTGCCCAGCCAACTATCTGCATTAACCAATTTTAGGCGAGTAGCAAGATTGCCGAAAAAGGGCGCACGAAGAAGGAGACCGATTCGGGCTGTAACAAGTTTTTCACGCACTGTGGCGTCTAGGCGAGGGTCTGTATTCTCGGTCAATTGACCTGCAAGTTTATGTTCGCTTTTCTTTTCGCTTGATGTAGTAGCCATTTAGTACTCCTTGTTTATTCGTATATTATATTTGAAATTGGATTTATTGTCAAAAACAATTTTTACAACCATTTCAAGGTAAACAATTCTAATTCTTTGGATCCTGTCAGGTAGATACAACACTCGCTATAATCACCATTATAGTGCCACACCCAAGGATTATTTCTAACTTTATTATAATGAGAATTTAGATAAATTTCGCGTTCACAGCTAGGTCCCCAAGTATTCCAGCACCACTCTCTGAGAGTTAAAAAGTCGATAAACCTGTCCGCAGTTAATCCTAAAACCACAGCTCGATGAGTAAAGGAACTATTGCCTTTATGTCTTCCATCTAACTTTTCGATTTTAAATTTCATAATAAATTGGGGACTTACGAGTCAAAGGAGTTTGAAATCTCTGCCCCTAAACTTACTTCTGGCTAGCTGCCACGATATACTTACCAAAACGCTTATGGAACTCGTCGAAGTTCTTCAACTTGCCAGGAACAAAGGGCAGGTTGTAAGTAGTCAACGCAACACGAGCACCCATAACAGTAAGCTCAGTGGTAAAATTATCCATCATGAACTTAAAGAAGTTGTCGCTCATTGAATGCCATTCTGCGGAAGGTTTGCCGCCTTCTTTCTTGGCAACATCTTGGAGCTCATAGCACATAGCAATAGTCAGCGAATACATGGCACTGATCTCTTTCACTTTGAGTTCAGTGACTTTGCCAGCCAAAATGTCTGCAGGCTTAGGCAGTTGCCCTGCAACTTTGCGATGGGCCATAAACTTAACTGCAACACCTTCGCCAACTGCACCTGCAACCAAATCGATCAATTCAGAATCTGAAGTGTCTTCATCTTCAAGAATTTCACTGACGAAGGTCCAGCTACGTGGAGTAGCGAACGAACGCGAGCTAGAACGAGGATCAAAGTCGTACAGGTCTTGTTTAGCAAAACCGATGTAACCCACCACGTCTTTGTGGATTTTGTTGTTAACTGCCCAAGTCTCCCACGAGCCATGGTCGACACGCATTTCAAAATGCATGAAACGATTTGCCAACGGAGCAGGCATGCGGAAGGTAACACCCTTGTCGCTTTCACGGTTACCAGCGGCAACCATAACAACATTGTCGGGCAAAATGTATTTGCCGATTCGGCGATTAAGAATCAGCTGATAGGCTGCTGCCTGAATGCTAGGAGCGGCACTGTTCATTTCGTCCATAAACAGGACCACGTAGGGATACTGTTTAGCGAACTCTTCGTCAGGCAAATCGATGGGGGGTGCCCAATCCATTTTGCCCAACTCTTTGTTGAAGTATGGAATACCGCGCAGGTCGGTGGGCTCCATCTGTGCAAGACGCAGGTCGATGTACGCACCGCCCAAGTCTCGAGCGATACCTTCGATTACCTCAGACTTGCCAATGCCTGGAGGGCCCCAAAGAAAAGCTGGACGCTTTTTCTTGAAACATTTAAGAATAGCACGACGAGCACCATCGCTGGTAACAGTTCGGCTTTCGGTTACAGTCTCTTTAGCCATTTAAAAACTCCTTTGTGATGTAAAAGTATATTATATCTGAAACTTGAATTATTGTCTGTTGTTATTATGCAACATAGACATAGGGCTGATTCCAACGACCGATGTTCACGTCCACGTACCAACCCACATCGAAGTAGTCAGTCATAGCGTCTGAATTATTGTGATTACCCTTGTTCATGGCAGTTAATACCTCTTTCAGGAATTCTTTAGCCTTACCTGAAAAGTGCTCATGATACCAATAAGGGTTTACATCCACACATTTATTCTTACGAAGATGTTCAATTTCATCCACAGACATATGTTTAGCGTAGGGTTTGTCCGCATCAGTGTTAATGAAATTTTCGATGAAATCAATCTGTCCCGACTTGATAGTCAGAACCAAAGATGAATGAGTCCGAATTGACAAAGAGCCTTTAACGCCATACTTTTTAAGTACAGCCTTGATAGCTGGGGCTAGGGATTGTTTACGTTCCTGAGAGACATAAGCCATTTCGTTTACTCCGTTTTGTTACTGTATGCCATTATTATAGCAAAAATGGGATTTTCGGACAACCAAAAAATGTGTTGTTTTTACACAACTTCCAGCATGTTAGCAGGCACTTTCCACAGGCCCTGCGGAGAACGAACTGTTACAAATTTAATAGCAATCTTGTCTACAGTGCCAGTGATAGTCATACCGCGTTTAGTACTAGTAAAACGAACATTATCGCCCAACTTGATAGAGCGGATTTTATCTTTGCGAAGTTGAGACTTGGCAAATTGTACGGCACTAAGAATGCTAGTCAGTTCGGTGTCGGTAAAGTTACCAAACATGATAGCTTGATTAACTTGCTGAATTTGAATCAATTGGTTCAACTTGAACTCCTTGTTAACTACAATATCAATATTATAGCAAAATTGAGATTTTCGAGCAACCAAAATTTTTGTTGTATTTTTACAACAAATATAGTACTAATTAGTATTATTTTCTAGATTAGCTAGGTATTTTTTGAGATCGCCGTCCATGAGACTTAACATAGCAGCTTCTTGCTCATCGAATACTACGATCTTATGGGCACCGATAAGGTAATACATGCCTTGAAAGAATCTCTCAAGTTGAAGTAAATGTTTATTGGCCAATGGTTGATCGAATTCAAATTTATAGGATTTTAATTTGAGATCTGTGGAAAGAAATTTATATCCAGCAAGGCTTAATCTTAGACTATTAGGGTCTTTGGGATTATTCCAAATAATGTAACTTAACTTACTGGGATGTTGCTTTGACATTTCAGCAAACATCTGAGTCAGCTGAGTTTGTGTAAATCGTTTAAGGGTAGATTTTGTTACCACTTTTCATTAATACTACAGAGAATAAATCTGTTTTGAATAAAGTGTTTAGTTTTTTGCAAAGATTAATGGCATGTCCTTTATTTGAGAACGAAGTCTTTTTATATTTAGGACCTGGATAATTGACTAGCATATTACCGCTTTTCAAATTGATTGGTTGATTATCATAAAATACTGCCCAAATGCCTTCGCTACTGAGAATTTGCTCACTCTTGTAGGTAGATTTATTTACATATTCGATTAGTACATTTGGTTTAGGTCTGCTCATAGATTTATCAACTAATAATATTTATCTCTTAATGTACGCAGATTATTTAAATCCACCCCCATTTACAGCAATACTGATCACTGAATCCCCTGATTTTGCTGCTGCAAGCTGTTTGCTTAATGTGGAACAATGATTTAGCAAATCAAACAAATCGGAATGAAGGCTTCTTGCTTCATTGGCAGTCAAAATAAGATTTTTCCCACCGGTTTGATTCATCAATTTAACTTTGTCGTTGAAATTTTTTAAATGCAGACTTAGATTAGCTTCATTCATTATTTTATCGCCTTTAGTGCATCCTGCATTTCTGTTTTAGTTTTAAACGGACCCTGGAAATCGTAGCGATTTAATGTAATAAATTTTGGACAATAACTTTTGACCCACCCATTATTAAATTTGATAATATAATAACCAGCGCAATAATAACTTTTACTTTTGTTGGTTTTTGTATAAATGGGAAACTGATGCTTAACGTCCCAAAGCAGATTCCATGGTTTATTACTTACAGGGTAACCGTATACTTCATGATATTCTGGTGTAAGTTTTTCTTTTTTTACAACACTGTCAAAGACCACGTTGTGAGCTTTGCTTAGTAGTTTAATTGTAGTAAAACGTTCACGTGCGTTGTCGTAGACGTAGACAAAACCACCGTCTTCAACAGCTTGTATAGTGGCAACTTTATTGCCTTCTGACTCCACAATCCAATATTTGTTTTTAACAATAGGTCGAGCAATTAATTCATTCATAATACTGTAAGTCCTGCGAATGCGATGTAGCAAAGTTGATGTGCCATTTGATCTAGTCCTAAATGATTCCAAAACTGAGGAGTGGTAATATCTCGATTACCATAGGTCATCTTTGCCCAGTCGATATGATAATGCAAGATAAAATCTAGCATGCCGATAAAAAATGCAAACTCGATAGTTCCCCAACCGGTTACTGCCCATAAACAAGCAAAAGTCCCAATGCCGTGTTTAAGACTGTGCCTGACTCCTAGCCAGTCGAGATAAATGCCTTTGTGTTTTACTTCTTCATCGTTTTGATTTACAAAATCAATGTACCAGTGTTTGATTTGTAGCAAAACAAGAATAAAAATAAAAGTTTCAATCATTTGTTATTCCTTTGTTGAAATCTATACTCTCGGCGAAGCCACCATTTATATTGTTGAAAATATTCTTGAAGACTCAGAGTCGGGTTGCCCCAGGAAGCACGTTCTTCGCGATTTTCATACCATAAATCTTTAAGCCAATCTCTGAATGACTTCATACAGTTTCTAATATAGGCAAATGGTCGTAGACTGTAGCAGTTACATCTTTAAGATATTCTATAATAGTTTTTTCGTCTACTTCGGTAAAAAATATATTATCATAGGCCCTTAGAGGGTCGATATTGCGAACCTTAGATTCATGGTGATGAGCTTCTTTAAATTCAGGATTCCACCAAATAAAACATTGATCATGGCCCGGGACAAAAATTTGAATGTCGTAGACATCGTAGGTCTTACAGTCAAATACCGCAGTACAAAATTCTTGTCCATTGATGTCGGCAAATTCCATGAACCTTGCATTGTGCCCCCAGCAGTGCCAGCAATATTCGCTGCCCCCACTGACTCGTCCTTCTGCGGCTAAAATTACATCGATAAGTTTCATTGTGTCACTCCCTTTAATACGTCAAAAGTTAATTCGTGATCATATACATTTGCCACGGGTTTAAGCCAACCATGACGAACACATTCCTGAATGATTTCTCGATAATTGTAAGGGCAACCAGACGAGATTTCAAATCCAGCCCTTGGCGTAACTAGTAGTCCGTCTGTCAGCGTGAAATTGGGATCTTTTGATCGTAAAGTACGAAATCGACTCTGATGAATTTTAAACGACATTATAATTGAATTTCTCTTTAATTGACTTAATAGATCTTTCAATTGTAGCATCTATTAATGATTTGTCAAATGTAGTGTAAGCATGAGTTGTATCTGTTTTGCGAACAGCTTCGATACATTCGTTTACAACTAGCCGAGCAAACGTTAATTGCATGTCTGGGTTGATACTGGGATAGTGACTACCGCCCGCTTGTAACTGTAGATTTTTTAAAAGTTCTTTATTCATAATTTTGATTTTCTCCGCAATCCATTCGCCACGGGCACATGGATAAAATTCTAGTAGAACAGTCATCGTCACCAAAACAATGAGGACGATCTTCGTCATTTCTTGCAAGCCTTATTAGTGTATGAATCTTTTTTCTTTGTTCGCTGTCTGCGTAGCCTTCATTGGCCAAGTCGGCTTCTTGATCTAATAATTCTTGTATATTAATCATTCTGGGTAGCTGGCACTCAACACATCGCTGATTGCTGTGGCATTTTCACTTAAACGATTAAGTTCATACTTGCCACAAAACTTTAAGAACTGTGCCCCAACCATTGGTCGATTTAATCGCACACTGCCGTTAGCAATGGTTTCAGCAATCTTAATTTTAATATCGTCGGGCTGAGCAGCCAAGTCTACCAGAACACGATTCCTGTTATAGTCGTTGAGTACTTTATGATCTACACCGTTATGGTCAGTCCAAGATTGCAGCATAAGATTGTTCCATGCAAACCCCCGGTTGGCACGATCTTTGTATGCTTCTTCTAGTTTAGTTTTACGAACACCGGGAAAGGCACTGAACACATTGTCAGTGGGGTCGCCTCGCATACATTTTTCAAACAAGATCCATTCGGGATCAGGAATAATCTTAGGCTCTTTGGTTTTTTTATCGATAACCACCTTGCCTTTTTTGTCAAAGATACCTTGCAGTGTATGCAACTCATCTGCTACGCCGTTGTACTGATTGACATTGTCGGCCAGTAACTGATGAAAATCAGTGTCGCTGCTTACAATGGTATGGTGATCCTGCGGGTGTGCTTGAATCCATCCTGCCACCAAGTCATCTGCTTCCAATTGCTCGTGCTGGAGAACAGTGCAATTGGTGCGTTCGGATAAGAAAGTTTTAAGGTCGTCAAAAGCTTCCCAGAACAACTTGTCTTCTTCTGCTTCTTTTTCTGTGAGTGCAGCTCTTGCGACTGCGCGGTTTTTCTTGTAGGGCTCATAGAAATCCTTTCGCCATGAGCGCCCCTCTAAACAGAACACTACGTGGTCTGCTTTTTGATCTCGCCATGCTTTGTTTACGCTGGCAAGAGTTACGTGAATAGCAAAACCTAGTTTATCCCATGTGTCACTTTGACGATGGGCACTGTGTCTTGCACGGAAGAATGTATTAGCTGTGTCAACAATAAGATATCGCATAGTACAGTAATAATAGCAGTTTATTCGATATTTGTCAACTTCTTTAAGATAATTAACTTACCTCACTACGCCCGTCCCCTAAATCTCTGCGTTTTACGCCAGTAACTGGTCGGGGGTTGTTAGCTTCATATTGTTCAAATGTTTCCATAACGACATTACGACAAACATCTTGGAACCATTGATCCACAATCTGAGAATCATCTTTACCTTTATAACCAGACCGAACTAGTTTGGCCACAAAAAAATCATTCCAATCTAGTTCAAATGCACCGTTTCCGATATTGTCAGGATCCAATTCCACGCTGGTAATATTAACCCATGGTTCGCCTTTTTCTGTGGCAATTTGCTTGGGTGTTTTCTTAGGTTGTGTAGTTTTTTTAACCCGAGGTGCCTTAGGTGCTGGTTCAGGTACAGGCAACGTTGTTTCTTCTTTAACAGGCTGTTCCTTATTAAACAGTTTATTGAATATTCCCATATATTATCCTTTTAACATCTTAATAATTGCTTCATCGCGATGATACCAACGATCCTGGATTAATGGGTCGCCCGGGCCTGTGATTACTCTACGACCACGCATTGATAATCCCCAAATCCAACGATTGGTTGTATAGCAACGACGGGGTATGAAACTATACTTATATTTAAATACCGCACGATCATCGAACGGATCGTACGATGGTGGCGTTTCATCGCTAGTAGCCACACCCATCACTTGCTCCACCCATTACCCCACAGATCGACATGTAGTCTTGGGCTGTAATAGTATCCCTTACTGCAGGCCCAATCAGCAACTCTGACACGATTTTTTTCGTAGGGAGTGACAACACCGCCTTGAGGCATCACATATACAGAACCTTTAAATCCGCCAGCTCTAAATTCTTTTACTGCCCTATCCACTTCTTTAAAATGTTCATCTGTTTCAACAACAAATTTAAGATATGTGTGACCTATGTCTTGATAGCTAGCCACAATATCGGGACAAATAGCATCTTCCCAACGTTCTCCGCTGGCACTTAATTTAGCACTGACACTAAAGGTGAGATTGTTATAGGTTCTGCGCTCACTCTTAGAATTTAATTTAGAATTTAATGTCCAGTTAAGTAAGTATTGTCTAAATGAAGGCAGTAGTTTTTGAGTACCGTTTGTTTCGAAGGTTAAATTTTGCAAATCTAACATGTTAGTATTGCTTAATAATTCTTCATAGGCTCGCTGCCAACCCAACAATGGTTCTCCCCCGGTGATAACAAGATGTACATCGTTCCCATTATCTTGTATCCATTTGTTGTTGGGTGTAAGTTTTAACATATTGTCTACTAATTGACCAGTGTCGACCGTTGGACTTAGTTCTTTAAAAGCTGGGTGCCAGCTTGCGTAACTATCACACCCAGTATTAACTAAGGGAAGACTGTTAAAATCTTTGTACAAATGGACATTTTTTGCAACCTCATCTGCTTCATTGCTTTTAACTCCCGGAGCACAACCAAATCCACTGCAAGTGAAGTTGCACCCGAAGGTTCGTAAAAATACACTAGGGACTCCGACAAAACGTCCTTCACCTTGTGCTGAATAGAAAAGTTCACTGACTTTGAGTTTCATATATATTAGACCATTTCTTAAGTTTTTCTTTTTTGGCATGTTTGGCTAGTTCTAAATTTTCCCAATTGATAATTTGTTGTTCTAATAAAATATCAACCATGGCCAATACATCACCAATTTCCATTTCTAACATTTCAGAATGCTTGTAACCAGTTTTATAATGAACTGAGCCAATACCAAATCTTCTAATCTTGCTGACTTCAACTATTACTTCAGCACATTCTTCTTGAAGAATACCTAATGCTTCTTCGTGGCTACCCGGATTTAATTTAAACATACTAGTTCCAATGTCGAATTACACCTGCTATAATAAAGCAGTTGGTTATAATATATGATAGCACAATCGCAGTGCGAATGCAAGCAATACGGTCTGCTTCAGTATCAGTAGTGCCTGCTTTTTCACCAAGTGCTTTTGCCCATAATCGCCAAAATTTAATTAGTGGTATCAACAATAGATGTCTCATCAATGACTAATTTGTTATAAATTGTTAAAAGTGACTTTTGTCATAGTTGGATGATCTATGGCAAACATAATTGCATCGGCTACTTGATCGTAAGTAGTCGGAATCCGATCTTCACCATCTGCTGGCGTTTCTCCAGGATCTCTAGTTAAACCTGGTCTGATTTCTATTAGACGAATATTTTGTTTTGTTCTTTTAATTTCGTGTGACAATTCGTCGATCATAGTGCTTAACGCTGTTTTAGCTGCTGTGTAAACTGCTCTACCGCTGAACCTACTTTGTTCTACGACAATACTACTCAGCACAACAATCACACCGTTATCACGCACCTTCAGGTAATTTTGCATTAGCATAAAATTACCAATGACCTGTGTAGATATAATGTTGCGCCAATAGTCTATGTCTTGATCACGAAAGTTATTGGGAATAAGATTCTTATTAGCTAGACCAGCATTTAATACCAATACATCAACAGTTGACAAGTCGATATTGTTTATTGTGGAAGGGATGCCTAAATCAAACATGGGCCGATTTAAGTCTAAAACATTAAATTGTCTAATCATTTTTTGTTTTAGACTCAGACCAATTCCCCGAGTAGTTCCAGTTATGGCTACTTTTTTCATTCAAATAAATCTTCGTTCCATTCACGATGACCTTCGCGGAAAGCCATATTGGCCTGTGTCTCGCGAACTTCTACACGGTAGCACCATAAACGCTCTGCCTCACCCGGGCCCCAATATTCCGGAATGTAAACACCGTTGACAAACTTGTAGAGTTGATCCGCAAGTCCTTCACAGCCCAGGCGTGGTAGCACTACAATCTTGGCCATTTTCTTTTCTTGTAGCATCTTGAATGTTTCCAGTTCTGGATCATCTTGTGCTACGATCAAGGTATGATCAAATTGATCTTCTAAGATTTTTTTAAGTTCTTTGAGTCCACCGTAGTCAGCCGCCCAGTTTCGAACATCGAGGTTGTCTGTACCAAAATAGAACTTCATTGAGAAGCTGTACCCGTGGATTAAGTTACAATGGCTGTCTGCTCGCCACTGACGATAGGCACAGGGAAAGGCATCATGATACTCTTTAGTGCTAGTATATTTGTAACTGACTGGGCCTATGTAAGGAAGGTTATTTTCTAAGTGTCTGATTAAATCAGCTGTTGAGGATTTTGCCATCTCTAGTCTCCTTTGTGTAAGTAGCAAGTTTGATGACATGCAGAATTTTTATAGAGGGATGAATGCCATTAAAGTCCTCTTGAGCAAGTATTTATACCCACCAATTTTCGTAAGGAAATACTATGCGTTCTTTTTTACTCTTAGCGATTTCTTCTCCGCAGAAGTCTACAGTAACTTTTGATTTGCTGCTAACATTGTCGTATACTACAGCAAACTTAACGTTATTATTCCAAATGTCTTTCCAAGTTGGATCGTTGGGTAAACATCCGGAACGCCAATCTTCCATGAGATTATTAATAGTGTTACCAGTGTTGTTGATGTCATTGACAATTAGAATATTTTTACGTGTACTAGGATCAGTTGTAACTTCTCCAGCGGGACGCGGTGTGGTAGATGATGTTACATACCCAAATGCATCCTCGGCCATCCACAAGTTACTTTCTTCTTTGCTTAAAGTATTCACTGGAATATTAAAGTAATTACCGATCATTACAGCTGGCACAAGACCGCCTTGAACAATGCCTACAACGTAGTCTGGTCGCCATCCACTATTAGCAATATCCCTGCAAATTTTTGCAACAAGACCGTGATATTCTTTGTTAGTAACATTCATTTTCTTTTCTCTCCATGTGTTCTTTAAGATTGTGATTGGTTATTTTATCTAAAAATTTTATAATAAACATAGATGCAATACTAGCATCTTCCCCATTAAAATGCAACCTAGTACCACCTTCGCCATTTTGATGATGATGACACCATTTACCGCGGCCATATGCTACATAAACATCAGACTGTTTGCGACCGCGATGAGTCCAGTAAGTGTCGATTTTTTGACGACCATCTATTTGTTCGTACCAATCGATTATATCTTTGGTTAATTTATCGATGTCTATCCATATAGGATAAACCACAGTACAGCCTGGGGGTAGTGCTATCATTTAGTTCTGCTGGCCAAGTATTGTTCCCACTGTACCCATTGACCTTTGCTCATAAAGCCCCAATCTTTTTGTTGTGGGCCCGGGCAAAACAAAGTCCAGCAAGTTACAGTTGGATCCAGTTCGATTCTATGATAGCTAGATGCTTTAGAAAATCTAAAATGACCTGGTCCTCGCCATACAGAAATTTCTCCGAATTTCTCGCCTTTTGAATTAAACTGAGGAATCCATTCCCAGTACCCGCCGCGAAGGATTAACGTAAAATAAGGCCAGGGATGATCGTGTAAATCGTCGGGGTCTGACTTTAGAAATTTATGTAAAAATACATTGAAAGGAAAACGCTTTCGGTCTTTAAGAAACAAATAATATCGTTCTAGATATGGTTCATCGTTAACGCGATCCATTACGATACGTTTTCGGTCAAGACGTTCGAGTAATTTAAGTAGCATGATGCATCCTTCAATAAAACATTACTGTGATATTTTACTGAATATTTTGATTAATGTCAATTACGTAACAAACTCATGCTAACGATTTCGGAGACTCGTTGCGCCACATCTTCATCATCGTGAATAACATGAACCGTATTCTCAGAAATATCTTTTTTTCTATTGTAGTTTCGAACAGACACAATAATTCCTCCCCTTGCAGGAGTAACCGAAAATTTCAGCGTATTGTCTTCGTTGTAGTCATCACTACTAGTTACCGACAGTCTATTGGAAGAAACTAATTCAACTTCATCTTCGGGGTATAAAAAATTCTTAAATTTTTGTCTTAGCCAGTTAGTCATTATTAACTATCCCTATCCATTTCACCGGCTTCTTTGACCAATGCCAGCATTTCATCTAATGTGTTACACAAAATCTTAGCACTAACATAGTCGCCTTTTTTATTGCGACCACTAGCTTCTACCATGAATCCATTGTCATACATATTAATTGTAAATGATTCGTTTATCTTTGTTAATTTATCGCCGAGTTTACTTACTGCTTTTGTTACCATGATTGATTTCCTTTGATTAAAATTCAATTGAGGCTAGATAGCCTCAAGTTTTGATAAGACAGATGTTAAAGTTGATGTAACTTTATTCTTCGATATTTTGATCGTCGTCAGTCACTGACTCTGCTGCTTGTTGAGCTGCCAGTTGTTCTGCATATAATGTCTGTTCGGCAGTAACAAGATCTGATACATAATTTTGTATACGATTAACTTCTGCTGGTCCTAATTTAGACAAAACCCACTCTAAGATTATTTCTTTGGTTACTTGATCGTAGGGGATTGAGTTATTTGGATCATGCGAAAAAGTCATAGTATTCAATGATTCTTTCATAAACTGCCCATTTCGGCAAAAACACCCGTACAAAGCAGATAGTACAATTCCGTTTTCTACTCTGACATCACTTAATACTTTCCATTCAAATTGCATATCAATTTCCTTTATATCTGATATTTATCTTGTTTACTATTAAAAATTACCGAGGTGCAAAGTCCTGTTGTAGTTTGAATTTGTTATACTCTGCTTCATTGTAAGCATAAATTTCATTCAATGCTGTTTCTTTTTCGTTTGAATCATGCCAGTCGTTTTCTTTTTTACGGTATGCTTCTAGATATTGTTTATAAACAGGATCAGACTCGGATCCATAATTTTTATTTTGAATATCTTGATATAATTCAATTATATTTTCTTCGGCCACGTCTAATAGAGATTTAGGAGCGTTCAATTCCTCTAATTTTTTCTTTTGGTTTAACCAGTTGTCGCAACCTTCTTGCAACTCTTTAAGAGTTTTCTTTGGAGGATTATTATAGTAGTGCCCCATGTATGCTTTTTTAGCATCTTCTATAAGTTGTTCTCCGCGATCAGACAGCAGATCATACAAAGTTTCGTTTGTAGAATATAATTCGTAATCTACAGAATCGGGTCCTATACCTAAGTGTGCTAACGGTCTCATCGTGGTGCAAAGTCCTGTTGTAATTTAATATTGTCGAAAAACTCTTTCTTAGTGCCTGCATCGTCTTTAAAAGCACCTTTTAACACTGTGGTCTGTGTTAAACTACTATGTGCCATAATTCCTCGATTTTCGCAACATCCGTGCACCGCTTGAATGTAAACTCCTACATCTTTCGCGCCGGTGGCCTTTTGTATTTCCCTAGCGATATCATTAGCCAATTCCTCCTGGAGAGTGCCTCTTCTTGCACACCACTGCGCGATACGTGTATACTTCGATAAGCCAATAAGTTTCTCAGCGGCAATAATACCAATATAAGCAACGCCAGCAACGGGTTGGTGATGATGACTACACATACTACGCAACTCACTACGAACAACCAACATGCCTTCATATCTATCCTCACTGTCATTTGGAAATGCTGTACAATCTGGAGGCGAATCATATCTGCCTGCCATTATTTCATTAAAGTACATTTTTGCAAGTCGCCTTGCTGTACCTTTACTGTTAGGATCGTTTTTGCGATCAATAAGCAAACGGTCAAGCACTAGTTCAAATGCTTCTGTTGCTTCGTTAATTAACACTTCTTTTTCAGATTCATTAATGTATTCGCTGATGTTGTCACCTGCCCAGAAACGTTTACCTTCACGTTTCATTCTGGCACGAATAACGCCACCTAGGTAGCCTTCTGAGTATCCACTGTCGCCATACATAGCGTCCAGTCCTGTTTCTTTTTTGTTTGTCATATTAATCCGTGATAATAAATTGCCTTAGATCAGCATATTCTACATGTTTAGGGGCGGGTTTGTCAACTCTTATTCCCTTCATTAATGCCAACCCCCATTCTGCTTCTTCAGGAGTTGGCTTGTAGTGATAGCCGACTTTGAACTTTTTTTGAGTAGTCCATGGTCTATTATTTAGGTCCCTGCCATCATAACGCATTAAAATAATTGAATCATAGGCATTTTTGTCATCTAATAGAATAGCTCCGCCGCGGCCAATATGCAACGGTTTGTCGTGACCAAAGCTTAAACACTGCATGGCCCCGGGTCTGTACATTGCTTCTTCGAGACGTCTGGCACTATCCCATACCCTAGTATTAATGAAAGGATATTCTCCGACCCACCGCTGCCATTCGTGGTTTAAGTATGTGTAATTAATGCCAAGTTTATGCATCAGCATAGGTATACTAATGTAGGTATAGGGTGTAAAACTAACTGTCTTTACTTTATCATACCGTAAACATAGCTCAATGGCATGGGTACAGCAATCAGTCATGATAGCATACGGAGCTCCTGTGAACTCTGCCAATTCTTGTTCAAATTGATAGATTCTATCAAATGCGTTTAAGGAGTTCATTTGCACTAAAAAAATTATCAGTTAAATGCTTTGACAAGACTTTTAATTGTGGTAGTCGATTTTCATAATGATCCATGTGTTGCATGATAGCAAAACACAGATTAGACCGATTAGTAATATATTGATCCCAATTTTCAGTCCATTCTGACGGATATTTAAAAATATCAGAATACATTTCTTTGTAGCTTAACCGATCAGGTACCATGGGGATGGCGTCTACTAGCGCACCTTCATAGCAACCTATACCCAGTGTTTCTTGGAGACTACAACTAAACACAATCTTAGCACGGCCTAACAACTTGTGATATTCATGTTTGCTTAATTGCTGATCCTGACAGACCACAAACTCATATTGAGGTAATTGTTTAGCCAAGTCACGGAAGATTTCAACTTGCTTCTCGGGCGCAATTCGGTGCGGGAACAAAATAAGATCACGCTTGGGATTAGTATTATAGTTTTCTAGAACGTCAACCATATACTCCATAGGCCAACCTGTGCGTACAATCTTACCGCCGTCATAGCGTTCGGCCCAATCTTCTTCGTACCAAGGATTCTCCGACGGGTAGCCATCTTCAAGAAGTTCATCAAAGAACAACTTTACATGAAACTCTGTGGCAAAGTAGTTGTGATCAAATGCATGATAGAAGCTTTTCTCAGCATGTCTAACCCATCTCTTTTTACCTACAAGACGTCCTAAGAAATCTTGTGGGTCATAACTGCCAGCATGCCACAGGCCATGAGTAACTACTGGAATATTCAATAGTTCGCTCATGTATTTTAGATTTACAATACCCGGATGCCAGGCATCAGTAAAAATAAAGTGGTCGCCAGCATTAATGGATCCCTGGCAAAATAATCTGCTAATCTGTTCAACTTGACTAGACTTATAGATATTAGTCCCGCCAAAGTTAAGAAAAGCGCCTGGAGTGGTAGCACTAGGAATATCCGTAGGACCACTAATAACTTGAACATTGTGTCCTGCCTTTCGTAAAAGAGCAGGTACATGCTTTTTCCATTGAGCAGTGTACCTGGTTTCAACCGATTCTAAGTCTATTAGAAATACGTTTGACATTGTTAAGCATCAAGTTGTCTGTCGAGCTGTCTGTTTTGCCAGTTGCGATGTTTTTCAAATTTGCGATATTGTTCAGATTTATACAAATCCCTCTCGTCAAATTTTAACATATTAAACCTACAATAATCTCGATAACCGTCGAGATCAGCAAAAATTCTATCAACTTCTGGTTTCATACGAAGATATTTTTCGATATATTTAGGCTGCGCCATTATAATTTTCCTTAAATTTTAATACGTTGAATGGGTTGGTGAGTTTCGTATTTAATGAGGGCTCCGTTTTCACCGTCTTCGGAGACTTCAATCCAGACTGCTCGTCCTGGATATTTTGCAGTAATTTGAATATAAAGATCATCGGACATCATTTCACATGACTTGTAATCAAGTTTAAGAGTTCCGTCTTTGTAAAGATTTTCTAACCATCGTTTAAATTGAATGAATTCTATGTCTCGATCATTATGTAGCACATCAATCCAAACTTTGAAATGAAATATATGTCGATGGGGAGAGCCTAGAAAGCTTACATCATATTCGTCTCCAGTTGCTAGCATGGGATCAGTTGCTGCTGCCGGATAACAATGAATTCCTTCTTTACGAAAAGTTACCCAAATTTTTCTTTCTGCGTGACTCATAATAGAATTTGCTTGTTCGCGATTTTCTTGATTCATTATCTTATTCCTCGGACTCTTTAGGAAAAACAGGAGTATCGCCTACATAGTCTTTCCAGTCAGTATATACCTGACGTGTTAATAACTCATTGAGTGGGTGACACCATACTCCGGAATTTGTATCGCCCCACGTGTTATCGTCAATTTTAACTGTGGCATGATAATTATATAACTTAATGTAAGGAATCTTAACACTGATCATGGGAATGAAAGTTTTGTATTCACACCACGATTCTTCGTGAATTTCCTTACAATATTGTACGTCAAAGTCTAGTGTAACAAAATAGTCTTTAATTAGCAAGGGTTTAATCATTTCATTCCACGATGCCCAATCATATGGATTTTGGGGATGAAAACTTTGACTAGTGCCAAAATAAATGTGTTGAATATTGTGTTCTTCTGCTAGTTTGATAATTTCGTCTGCGGGTTTAATACCTACTACAAACAAGGTCTTTTCACCCTTCATAATAGTATTTTCTACTTCAACACCAATAAAATAATCTACTTGTTGTCTTGCATCTGTATTAAGAGCCATCGTTTTTCCAATAAATGTAGCCTCTGCTATATCCAGCAGGCCGGTTGTTGCTGTCGCTGAACGCTTGTTGCCATTCAGTGTTTCTATTATAACCTTTTGTCCAGAAACTGTCAATATTGATATCACCGTTAGTTATCCAATATTCGGCCTGTTTCATACAGTCATAGAATTTGTTTGTTCTTGGACTGGGAAACATCATAGTACAGGCTTTCCAAAGAAGTGTACCAAAATCCGTTGATACTTGTTTCTGAGAACCAAATACTACCAATGCTTCATTGTTTACTATAGGACAGTCAAATACATACGTGGTGCTACTCAAATCTATAACAACATCATATGTACCAGAATAGTCGTTGCTTAATTTATCCTGCCAAAGTTCTTTGTTCGACTTGCCTACTACTGTAATTTCGAAATCTAAATGATTTAACTTAATAGTGTTGTAAGCAACCCAAGCAAGAAACCCAGATCCAATTATTAACAATCTTCGTCCTGGTCCTGCTCGTTCAGCAATCTCCCGTAAGGGCTGATGAACAATGTTAATTCCACAAGCCACAGGCTCTAATATATAGCGTGGGTGTGCTTCGGGCACAGGAACATATTCGCGATGTCGTACATTATAATAATCTGCATATGCAGGTTCTCCCCGTGTAGCAACATAGTCTCCGACATTTACGTCTGTGATATTAGCACCAATCTCAATGACACAGCCCAGACCTTCGTGCCCTTGCATATGCAAAGGCAGCGGACCGAAGTCACCGTTCATCATATCAATATCGCTGCGGCATACACCTGTCATAACACTACGCACACGAATTTCGTCAGATGTCAATGATGGGATGTCATATGCAGTTTCGGTAAATTCACCGTTACTGACAGTTTGTAGTATACGATTCATAGATTAATTTTTTTGTGTATCCAGCAATCGATTTCAAATTGATCTCTCCAAAAGTTATCATTATTTAGATTATTAACAGCATCTGAAATCATATTTTTATAAGCACTTTCGGGACACAAACCCAAAGGCACAACATAATCATCGAAATAAATTGCAATATCGTCGTGACTGTTATTGCGCCAGTTTGCTCGAATGACCCATTTATGATCGCTGACATGACCTTCGATCTCGACCCTGTCGTCCACATCATATGTGCCGTTCATATCAACATCGCCGTAATCACTGTCTCTGAGATCATCTAATGTCCACTTTTGCCATACTTGTTTATAAACCCAACTGGTGTTTTTATAGTTAGGCTCTAACGCAATGAATAAACTCAATAGATGAGGCAGCAAGTCTCTGCTTACGCCGCCATAGGCCAACGATTTGGTAGTAAACCAGCTACCCGGTTTAGGCACACGATTTTTATTAATCCAATTTAAATTAATATTTTTAGAACTAACATAGTGAGCTCGCATCTCACTTAAGTTGTCACGCCACATATTATTCTTAACCATCATAAAACGTGTTTTGGGATAGTCTTTGACTAATTGTTTCCAGGATTCTTCAGTGGCAACTCCGGGTTTTTCAATGAATACAATTTTACTGCAAGCTGCAATTTTTCTAGCAATACTAACGTGTGTAAAATTTGGAGTACAAATGTGTACGGTATCAAATTGACCATGAATTCGAAGAGCACTATCGACATCTTTGTGTTGTGCTTTAGATAGATCTAAATCAACTGTGACGACAGTGTGGCCAAGTTCCTTTAGCACCGACTCATATAGTTGACCGATGCCCATTCCTATGATTAAACTTTTCATTCTTGGATTATAACAGAATTATCGATCATCGTCAAAGTCAACAGTGTCATGATCATGTTCCCACTGTAACCGTTCTAGTCGTCGGATTTCGTTTTCGAGTGCAAGTTGTTGTTTTTTCCATTCCTGCACTAATTGATTTTCAGTATTAGGATGATCGCGCTCGTGTGCAATAATACGCTCATCTAATACACGATGACTTTCTTTCAAATGTCTAATACGTCCTTTATACATTGTCTATCTCCAAAATATCTAATTTAGATTCGTCCAATCCGCTGTCATCACGATGATATAAATCTTCATCTTTTATTTCAAATAAATTGTTGAACATAGTTCCTGCATTAACAGTTTTTTTGCCCACCGCGCCACGAGTTCCTACAATACTCATCCAATATTTACTATAGTGTTCGATAAGGTTTTCTGCTCGACCCCGATCACTGGTAGCAAAAATATCATTAACAATATCTCTAAAAAAGTTGCGATCATACTGTCTAAAACTCTTTTTGTCAGCAGTGCTAGACACTAACATTTCAGGATACTTGCCTGAATCGTATTGACGATTAGCTTCCTGAACCGCATGTATATGCGTCCACACATTATGACCCATTTGCAAAGTGTAACTAAAACTGTCCCAACTAGTACGACCTTCCTTACCAATTTTATTTAAGTCTCCAGGCTTGTAATAACATACATCGTTAATTTTCAATCGTTCGCTGATAGGACTTTGCAAAAATGTATCAAAGATGTTATCTTGTAATACTGCATCACGGAAGGCCCGCGTATCTGTAGCATATTTTTTATTATCTACACTAGGTTGCATTTGATAACTCCACTTGGATCGGTCTGGAGTAACCACATCATAGTAAATTTGACCATTTGCAGTAGCTAAAAATGGACTAGCACAATCAAACGATATTGTAAAGTTTTCATTATGATACTTGCGTACTGCACGTTGGACATCTGTCAGCAATGTAGCCCACTCTAATTTACTAGTGCCTAAAAAGTGCATCCAATCATGCAAGCCTGGTTCTAAAAGACCATCAAAACGCAATGCTACAAGTCTACGTAATAGCAAATGAACATCACACATATTTTGGCCACCCATAGCCCACCCGTTAAATGGTTGACTATACTGTTTAGGATCGCAGTATTTTTTCATACGATCATACCAGTCATCTGCTTCTGTATGATTTTCGCCTTGGAGAACATTTAAGAATTTACAACGACCTGTTCGATTGGCCATAAAATAATCGTTGTTTATATATGTGCCTTGAACTGCTTCGGCATAGGTGCTAATACCTGTGGCTTTTTGTCCTGCAGGACTACGGGCAACCCATGCAGGAATGTCAAGGATCATTCCCCGATCCATGTAAGCATCCATCCACGCAAGCACTTGCTCGCGTTTCTTTTGTGCTTTGGGACAAGCTGGATCTTTCCAATTACCTTCCCATACACCTTTACCAATTTGAAATCCACCACTGTCGCCTAGGACGAATGTGTTAGGATCACGGTTACGAACCATATCCTCTTTTGGATCAGATTTGTTAGTGTCCAAGTTAGCATGACCTGCACTGTACAATGCCCACTTATAATGAAAATAACCCTGTTTATTATTAAGCCAATTTAGTCCTTCGACCCCGTTTTCAAAATCTGCAGGCAAACGCTGTGCATCAATGTAAGTAGGATCGTGACGTTGCTTGCCTACATAAGTTGCATAGAAGCTACTCAGTGCAGGCAAAAAGACTGCATAGTCATTCTGCTTACTAGTCAGATCATCTATGGTGTTTTTATTCATATTTTTTTACTTTAATTCTGTGTAGTATGTTTTTCTCTTCCGAACCAAAACACATATTGCAATATTTTTCAGGTACTTTTTGCTTATCTAACCAACTTTTTATTTCTTCGTCAGTGGAATTTGCAAATAGTGGTTGATATTCCAACCAAGGTTGCCACTGAGATTGATTGGGATAATCATAAAGTTTTAAGGTTTCACCTAGTACTGCCATCGGCGGACATTTGTATAAATTACCTTTATAAAGTTGAACGTACTCTTTGGCTTCACAATGTGAATGATTTGCAACGTAATGTGAAAGGTCAAATTCGAAGCTAGGTCTTAGTGTTTTCCCATGACCTAAATAATGATTAATCCATGTTTTTTCAGTCTGATCACTTACACTCACCCATATACGCTTTTCATTTACGTAACGTTTATCAGTCTGATTAATTTTTTCCCAATGACCAGTTCCGTAAATTTTTTCAATGACAGCAATGGCCTCATTAATTTTTTCAAGATACCATTGTTCTTTACTGTGAATGGTAATATTGATACTCAGTCTACAGTCATTAACTAAAATCTGCAATTTATCTATGTCGTATGATGAAATTTTTATACCATTTGTCTGTATGTTAATGGCTTTACTTTTACTAGTTTGTTTTTTTCTAAAAGAATCTCGTACAGCATATACCCAATCAAAGAGATTTGGGTGCATAAAAGGTTCGCCCCCAAAAATATGAATGGTATTCACATCAAGCTTATCAGACCAAAAGTCTAGATATTTTAAGTTGTCTTCTAAGTTTAAGTGTTCTTTTGCTTTATTATGATTACTAAAAGTCAAACAACCCGAACAATCTAACTGGCAGTTTCTGGTAATTACAATGTCTAAGTTGTTGACTTCGTATAACATTATTTGGTCTGTGCTGGTAGAATATAGTTGTATTCTGCAATACCGCTGTCCACAGTAATCATTGCCGCACCTTCGTCACTGATTTTAAAAGTTTTGTCACCAGGCAGGCTAAGGATGCTAATAACCACCGCTACCGGCCACGCCCATGCTTTGGATAGTTTACCACTAACGCCAGAATGGAAAACAAAGTTACCTGCATGACTACTGTGATCACCAAAGTAAAACTTTAAATCGTTGTTTTCTGTTTTAGCAATGAAATTGTTTTCTTCACTGTTTGCACTGGCTTGAAATTTGAGACGTTGAATACTGGCTGCGCTAGGAGTAATATCTATGTTCCATGCAACCTGTTTCATACGCACAGTTTTAAGTTTGTCATTGACAATCTCGGCGCTCATAAAACGATAATCGTTTTTAAAATCGCCAGTTTTGTTTTCGAAATGAACTCCTACTGGAACTGTTTCTTCATTCTTGGTTTGGGTGCTGACAGTGATGACCGCATTTTCTTTATATTCTGGAATATTAAGAACAGTGTTTAACTTGCCCAAATTCGGCATACCAAATGTGCCAACAAATTCTGCAATTGGCCCTTTAAATTTAGCTTGCAGAATAACACTGCGATTTTCTGCAATTGCTTCTAATATAGTTTCGTTTTCTGTGCCAACAATCTTAACTAGGTCAATAACTCCTAGTCCATGGGTATGTTGCACGATGTCTAATAGGTGGTCTTTCATATGTTCTCCGATAATGTGTTAGTGTATACAAGTTATTTAGAAAAATCAAGTCTTGCGGTGAATAATCTCTCCCATGGCTTGCCCGACTTTTACCGTTCTAAGTTCGCCAGATTTTTTAATTTTAATCCAGTGAAATCCTGACAGTGAATCTCTGGTTTCCATTATTTCAAATCCTATCCCTTCGCAAGTCTGAATTAACAATGTTTTAGTCATCCAACTCTTAAAACCAGTTTCAGCCGAAACAGTGGCATTACTAAATTCACAATTATTATAGCTAAACATCATTACGCCGCCCGGGCGCAATAAATTAAAACATTGTTCTAAATATAATGTAGTTTTATCCAACGGAAAAAAATCAAATACTTGCCAAGCAAATATAAACCCAAATTGATTTTGTGGAAGTATACTTAAATCGTCTTTAGGATTACCGTTCCACCCTAATAGATATGATCGTAATCTTCTTTGATATTCTATGGGAAACTTAGATTTTGTAGATTCAATGAACTCTGGGTGAATATCAACGATATATAAAGGATCCCCTGCTACCATAAATTCAGTCCATTGTCCGTCGCCGGGCCCAATTTCTAAAGCTGGATATTTAGAGTTTGTGTGATTTCTTATATCTGCTGTTACGATTTGTTTAACGCTTTCGTCACAAATTGCAGTTCTATATTGTCGTTCATTCTGAACATCGGTGTCACTGGTAAATTCGACACCGTTTATTAAATAACCGCTTTTATAAAACTCTTTAACTTGTTCTTCTATTAACTTTTCAACATATTGAATTAAGTTGTCTATTAGTTCGTCTGTTTGCTTTATATGTGAATTCAATCGAATCAATTGATTGGCAAGATTGTTTTTTATGTCTCCAAACACAAAAGAACTCAGCATATTATCTACATATATTGATGTTTCTCTAAATTTAGATTCGATAAAAGTTGAAAAAGTCGGAGATTTAAACTTCAACAATTGTTCTTTTATTCTTACTAGTTCGCTTATTTTCATTTTTAATAAATTTAAAATTCAATCTGAAAAGTTAAACAAAGTATCAAATGTACTATTGATATCTGTATTTTCTGAAATTTCCCATTTCAATACACCTAATAAATTTTCTACTTTTTGGTCCACAATGCCTTCTTCCATCAGGTTGTCGTCAAAAGGCAAATCTTTAAACCATTGAGGGATATGTGTTTCGTCTGTGGGATAAGCTACGCTGGTATATCCCAGAGGATTGTTTTTCAGTTTGCAAACAATAACTTTCATACCATCTACGATTTGCATACTATAGTTGTCACTGTGCATACGACGCAGATTGTTCCAGTTCATAGCCGCTCGTACATGACCGGGCATGTTTGCTTTACCTTGTCGGGCTTCATCGGCAGTGTACTTGGTTAAGTTATTAACTCGTTTGGGAGTTCCTTTTTCCCATGCTGGACGCTCTTGAAATTTAATTTTAAATTCTTTTACTTTTTCGATAATCGATTCACGTTCAGCACCAGTAAGTACGTCCAACAAAATTTCACTTAAAAAGTCTTGTACCACTTTCGGAGTATCGCTTCTTTTTAAGTCTAGGCCCATGGCTTTTACTTTGCCCTCTGCGCCTTTGACATCTAGGCGTTTGCCTTCTTTGTCGTAGATAAGAACCGCATATCGCTTTTTCTTAATAAACAAACCAGAAATGGCTACAAGCTCTCGACCACCTTTAATAATAGATCCATTTTGTCGGGGGCAATGAAATGCTCGTTCCATGAAACCCGGAAAGCTTTGATTAACTTGTTCTCCAATACTGTCGTATAGTTGAACAGCAATGTCTTTGTTCCATTCCATGCGACCAGCTTCGACATCTGCTTGCACGGCCGGCCACGCACTGAAGTAAACAGAATCAGTGTCACCGTAAATAATAGAATCTCCTATATGATCATATTTGCCGAATATACATTCGTTGACAAAACTGTCCATGTGTTTAGCAATAGCTCGTCCAGTTAGTGTAGTGCTTTGACCGATTCTGTTGTCGAAAAATCTGCATCCTGGATTTAAGATAGCACCATACAAGCTATTAAGATTAATTTTCTTAACTAGCTGTCGCTTGTCCCAATACTCTTGATCTTCAGGCGTGGCGGATTCTTTAAGTTTGGCCTGCATCTGTTTACGTTCAGCATACCATCTTTCTAGTAGGCCTGGGATAATACCTTTATGCTCGCTGGTAAAAATAGTGCCGTTGGCACTTAAAATCCAAGGCTTATTACTGTCAAATATAATACGCCATACATCGGCAGCACTGCATACATCACTGGTGCCATCTGCTTCCCAGTCGATGGTAATTTCTACTCCGGGATCTCCACGCATTACTGCTTCGTATTCTAAGCTACCAAACAATCCTTCCCATGCGGCCGCAAAGCTATCTCCCCCATCTATTTTTTCTTTGATGTAACGATCTGTCATTACAGGACGCAACTGTCCTACAATTGTTTCTGGTCCCATGTTAAGCGATCGGATGGCCGAGGGATAGAGACTGTTGATGTCAATTGCTCCGATGTATTTGTGCATCCCGACTTTGGGATAAGCAACATAGGCACCTGCCGCTTGGGTGTCTCCATCTTCTTCTCTGCCCTTCCTATTAGGAACGACCAATCCTTGACTGTGTGCTTCATTGATAATTGCCTGTTCTGTGGTTGCAACTGCGCCCATTGTTGTCTGCAATAACACCGTGTTATCGTGAGCAATGGTATTCGCCAAATCCAAGAAACGTAGCTTCTTGTCTAGTTTAGCAAGCAAGCGAGTGTCTTGCCTGTTATACTCTAAAAACTTTTCAAAGTCTTTATTATATAATTGGTCCAATGTGCCTTCGTAGGCAGTTTTTCTTTCATCTAGTTCATATTCGCCAATTGCGTCCAGACTATAGCTGTGACGTTCTTCATAAGTGTACTTACGATACAATTGCATGTAGTCCAAATGAACTCTGCCAATTAAATCAAAAGTAATATTAGTGGCGCCGAATCGATCAAATTCTCGCTGTTTAGGAAATTGTCCCCATAAACAAAGTCGTCGAGTATCGTCTTTGCTTAATACTCGAGTAATACGGCCAACAGTATAGGGAATATCATATCCTTCGCTGTTCCACCCACTTAAGATGTCTGCGTCATCGATGAGATTAAGAAATGTATCTAACATATCTTCTTCTCTGTCGAAAATGTAACAGTCACTGAATTTAGCACAAATTTCTTCGGCGGTCTCCCAGCTCATTGACTTTGGAGGGATGGCCAATGTTACTAATTTATCTAGCCAATCTAAATAGATACTGATAGCAGTGATTTTGTTAAATGGATCTGAGACTGGACTAAATCCTCGCTGCGGATCAAAGTCAACTTCAATGTCGAAGAACGCCGTTTGCAACCTAGGTGGTTCAGCACCGAGATAGTTTTCTTCAAGGCATCTAAATACAGGTTTAAAATCGCTTTCCCATAGTCTTTTACCATTCTGCATCCGTAATTCTTTTTGAAATTCTTTACCGTTACGGGTGGCAAATCTGGTTACAGGAGTGCCGTATATAGTCCTATGTTTTCCCTTAGGGTCATCATAATAAAATATATAGTTGACTGGATATTCCTTATATTCGCGAGAGCCATTGACACGCTCTACCACGTGAATACGATCTTTTTGTTTATCGAATAGTGCGTCCACATATGACATTACATTACCATCCTTACTAGTCCAACAGTGTCGATGACGGTTAAAAGTATGTAGTTAGCTAGCATCCCAAACGACCTGCGAGTCCAAGCAGCCCAAGCATACATAGCACAACCGCTAATCCAAATTGGATAAAGAATAATAAGCGGTGGATTGGGGACGGTGACTGCCATAGTGATACTACAGCCAATACTAATCCCCCAAGCAAGCAACTCGACAACAAAGCGTAAAGGATTAGACTTCCAATCATCTTTAATCCATGCAAAGGTATGATACAATAAATCGTTCAAAGAGTCTTGCCCACTGTTTCGAGAATAGTGTTAAGTTCGTCGTGATCTCGATTAGTTTCGCCTAGTTTGGCTTTGTGTGCAATTTTAACGGCTTTTTTTAATGTAGCAGGTTTAATCTCTAGTTCTTCTGCAATGGCTTTGATAGTTTCGTTCAGACCAGTATTCAAGTCTTCGATTTCTTGAAGAACAGTCATACCCTCGTTAATAAGTTGGGTCAACTTGATTTTTGCGTCGCCATTAAAACTTCGATTGTAATCGCTCATATATGCTCCTAAAAATGTATTATATATTAAATTTACTCGTAGAACAAGTATTCTTTTGTGTGATTGTTGATCCAGTTTGCCGGAGGATAATTAGATTCATCAAACCGAGCGCCTACGTGAAACCAATTTACATTTACTCTAGTCATTTGTAGTAGATGGGTATCGTAGGCTTGATTCATTTTCGATTGGTCAACATCGGCGGAAATATCTGTTTGTTTAATATACTGTTTCCAGAATAGAGGTAACTCATCCAGAGTATATCGATAATCGGCACCTTTTTCGTGATCAACTGTATAAAGTTGTTCGGACATTGGGTTAATATTAACTGCATCTGACTGCCTGTCGCTGTAGCCATAACGAATAGTCATACCATCAAAAAATCCTGCGGGAATCTCCAATGGGGGGCAAGTATCTGCGCCTACCTGCACATGTGCATATCCGTCAAAGTGTCTAAACTGTTCTTTAGTGGGAATATATAGCTTATTGGATAAAATACCAATGTTGTTCCACTGCTCAGATCTGAAAAGCAATGCATCAGAATTTTTTGCAGTATCTAGATACCATTCAAAATATTCCTTCTTTATAACCCGAATAGCATCGTTGTTAACCATTTCGTAACTGACATAGTTGCCACAACTGCTGGGGGTGCCTTTGAAATAATGTGCAGCCCTGATGCTTTCTGGATAATGACTGGTCATCAATGTAGCATAAGGATAGGGATCTTGTTTAATAAGTTCTAATCCACGTTTGAATACTTCGATGTTACTGTCTAAGAAAATATGATCTTCATTTCCTGCAGGGAAAATTAAATCGTCATCAATTTGATCGATTTCTTCTTTAATTTCCTGCCATTGAGCAATGTTGTTTGCTCTATACCAATGGATACTTAATTTGTCAGCAGGAAAAATTCCTTTAAGCCATGCTTCCATTTCCGATTCTCGGCCACTGTGGCTATCTGCCAGCTCGAGGTTAAAAATAAACTTGCTGGTCAGAGGCTCTAAGGGTGCAAAGCTGGCAAAACTATACTTTGCGATATCAAACCTGTTGTCGTCTCTAAGATTATATCTAATTATACTTTGGGGGTTAAGTCGTTGATCTGTAATTTTACAATTGAACCAAATTATCATAATAGTTGAATAAATAAAGGTGTAGTTCGCGGAATGGCGATTCCCAACTACTCTAATGCTATAAGGAGCAATCAGCATGAGTATTTATTTTAAATCAACCTACCTTTATATTAAACAACACAATATCACTGGGTTAAAATACTTCGGGAAGACTGTTAAAACAAATGTGCTTAATTATAAAGGATCAGGTAAGCTATGGTCAAGACATTTAAACAAATACGGCAATGATGTCACTACTGTGTGGTGTCAGTTATTTCACGATAAAGAAGAATTAGTAGAATTTGCAACTAAATTCTCTATAGAAAACAATATAGTCGAGTCGGATGAATGGGCAAATTTAAAAATAGAAGACGGTCTTTGGGGCGGAGGAGTTAAGGGTATAAAATTAAAACCAATGACATCTGACCATAAGGCAAAGCTTTCGGAATCGGTTAAACGAACGTATGCCGCAAAGGGTTATAAAATAAAAGACAAAAATACCCCGAAAAAGCAGACGCCGAAAAAGCAGAAAGGTGGTTGGAAATGGAATTTCGAAAATAAAAAGAAACACTCAAAATGGCAATTAGGTGTTCCTAAAAGAAGAATGTGCTGTATTCACTGTCATAAAGAATGTTCAATATCTAATATCTTACAATGGCATGGTGAGAAATGTAAAATGAACCCTATTAACATAAACAAGTAGCGAATTTGTTTATAAGGGCTAGGGTTCCCGCCCACCCGGTCCTAAGGCACAGGTCTATTTTGTTCCAATTACCAAATACGCATCGTATTCAGTTTCGGGATCTTCGAAAGTTCTCTGACCAGAAAACAAAATTTTGGTTAATGGATAAGTAGAAGAAAATTCTTCTACGCTATTGAATTTATGCACAGCACCTGAGTCGTTGTTTCTTCCTGATAAAAGTATCATAGTATCAGAGGGAATACGTTCAAACCAATCATCGCCAGAAATATTAGTACAACTAAAATTAACTACTAACCCATCGGGGCCTAGGCGTCTATAATCTAAACGGTTAGCGTCTTTATGCATGGATTTTATTCTGGAATCTTTTTGTAATTTTGCAAGTTGACCACTGACCTTTAACATGTTTTTATTTTTTTCAACGTTAATGATTTCGTCAAATTCGAATCTGGGATCCATACTAAGCAATAAACCGGCATTGCCGTACCAACTGCCTAATATGTAAATAGTATCAAACTTATTTTTAATCTCGCTGAGCTCAGTGAATGCCCAAAATTTGCTTTCTGTCAGATTGACGCCTAGACTGCCTTTTAAAGAAAGAGAATTTACTTCATTGATTCTCATTACAGTGCCCTTATTTTTAATAAACCTGTAAATTTAAAAATTTGTATCCATACCCAACCCATGTCAACTTCAAACCAACGACGACTTAATTTAGGATTTCCAGGTTCTAAATGATGATTATTGTGAAGCTCTTCGCCACCAATGATAACCCCTATTGGACTAATGTTAGTACTGCGATCTTTGGAATTACCGTTGCGGTAACCCCACCAGTGCCCAAGTCCGTTGACAACACCTGCTGCCCAAAAAGGTATCCAAATCATTTGTATTGCCCAGATTAACAATCCCCACCAGGAAAAAAATAGTAAATTTATAGCCAATAACAAACTAACACCTAAACGACTGTGTTTAGCATAGACATTTTTTTCTAACCAATCATCGGGCGTTCCTACACCAAATTGATTTACCATAACACTGTCTTTACTGGCTTGATGATATAAGAATGCTCCACCAAACAACACGGGGATAATTCCAAATATATATGGACTATGAGGATCGCCTTTTACATCTGTGTCTTTGTGATGCTTGCGATGTATGGCCACCCATTGCTTGGTTACCATGCCTGTGGTTAACCATAACCAGAATCTCATTAAATGACTTAGCACAGGACTAAAAGTTAATCCTCGATGTGCTTGTCCTCGATGTAAAAAAACAGTAACACATACTATGGTAATATGGGTTGCTATAAGAAGGTATAAAAATTCAGCCATTGAGCTTATTTTAAACTGGCTCTTAACATCCAGCTGTGTTTATCATGTGCGTCCATGCGTTCTGCTAGGAAGTTACTGATGCCATGTTTTCCTTCACGTTCTGCTAGATCGTAGACCATTTTAAATAACTTGGCAGTTTTATCGCTGTCTGATAACAATTCTTGAATCATAGTCATAGCAGGTTGTACTTCAATTTCATCATTGACCTGTGATAGCATACTAAAACGAGTATAGCTACCTGGAGTATAGCTGCCTAACTTGCGAATGTTTTCCGCAAATGCATCAATGCTGCCATATACTTCTTCGTAGATACCGCCGAATAAACTGTGATATTCTTGAAAGTCCGGTCCTTCTACATTCCAGTGATAGAAATGTGCTTTTAGGTAAAAACTAAACTCTGTAGCAAACGCTATCTTCATTGCTTTAATTAATTCATCCATATTAATCTGCCTTTTTTCCTTTGTCTTTTTCTGTTATAGGACCACCAGTGACCCAAGCTTTACAACTTCTGCTGCCCGCACATTTAAAATGTAAAAAATTACAGTAACCCAAATCAGCTAAATTGATACTGGCATTTGCATCTATATTTTTTTCTGTGCCTTTAATACCGTCCGACATACATTGTCTCATGCTATCACTGACATCAAATGCTGCACAATTGCCACAGGTCATAGTTTTTGCTGTAGCTGTAGTTACATTAAAAATTTTAGCAGACTTATCCCAATAATCGCCGGGCTTATCAGGATTGGCTGGCCCATAATTGTAGTTATCTATAGCAGCCTGTCTGTTTTTTAAATTAACATCGATGTCGTGCGTGGCAATAGGACATCCTTTGCTAGCTGATTCCATAATATTAATTAAATTTCTCATTTTTTGTATTGCGATTTAGTTTGAGATCCGACAGGACTAATAACGTTATCTTCACCTTTGGTCTGCGTACCACCACTGAATGCAGATAGATCGTATTCTTTTAATTTGGGACTACCGAATGCTCTGTATGCGTCTAGTTTATGTTTTGGAGTAGATCCTTCACTGAGATACCATCCGAAGCGATCTTTAGACATGTTAAAATCTTGGCGTAAAGATGTAGAGTCAGTGCTGGTAACATTATAATATTCCCGGCTTTCTGACAGATTTTTAAACAATTTTAAACGTTTAGCAGTCATTCCTTTGGCTGCAATATTTCCATTAGGTAACTTAATTGTTTTGTTAGAACCAAAAGGAAGTTCGTATCTTCTTGGTCCAGATTGTCTTACTACATTGCCTTCAGAATCAAATTCATACCAGTCATCGTCATTGATATTGCTATAGTTATAGTTATATTCTGCTGTTTCAGCCACGTCTTCATTTTTCTTTTTTCCGTCACAATGAGCACGCTGACTAAACCCTTTTGGGTCACTGCAATTAATACTGCTTTTGTATTTTTGACTCCATTTTTCTGCTAATTGATTCTGATCTGTGTCTTCGTTTTTAACTTTTTTGCCCTGTACAGCAGTAGTTTTATTTGGATCTTCCGCTGGTCCGACTTTTGCGTTGGGCATAAATTTATTGATAGATTTAAGTGTAAGTGGTCCTAATACTCCGTCGACATCTAAATTGGCACCGAACTTATCATTTAACATTTTCTGTATTCTGCGTGTTGCTTCTTGTTTTTTGTTCGAGCTTTCCGCCACATCTTTCTTAGGCAAGTTCTGTACTTTTTCCCATCTTGTAGCTTCTTTGCCTGCTGTTTTCATATCACCAGCTTGTGCTGCTCCTAAAGCTTTGAGTGTGTGTTTCATAGCAACATCGCCCTTAGATGGTTTACCTTTTACCAAACGCTTTACGCCCTTAACAACATCATCAAATCCTTCCGCCACACCAGTTAGTTCAGGAGTCTTGTTACCAATTGGCGCAGCGCCTTTTCTTTGAACGATACGATATGTTCCTAGTCCAGTTTGTTCTACATCTCCACCGTACATGGCAGCAATTTCTCTAGCAATCTTTTTATCATCAATGGTTACCAAAACTGGACCTTCGCCATCATAACTTGAGTTCATTAGGTCATGTAAGTAGTTATATTGATCTTCACCGTATTTGCTAGGCAAGAACTTGCCTTTTTGTACTCTGGTATGATAGCCTTGTTTATTTCTTTCTTCCGCCACACCTTGCTTCTTCAAAATGTCAAGTGCATCTTTTTTGGCTTTTTTTGCAGATATTTGCTTTCCCGTTCTTTCTGGGTCACCTAGTTTGTAGTTGTCACGACTGCCGTAAGTTTTATGGCTAACGTTACCATCACGACCAGGCTGTGGAGCACTTTTGTCCATTTCTGCCAAAGAGCCTTCCGCCATACCTTCATTACTCTTTTTCTTAGTGGCAACATTAATGGCCTTGCCACTACGTTCTGGATTAGGATCTTCTCTACGTTTACGTGCGGCAGCACTGGCTCGACCTTTTTTGCCTAAAGCGTGTGCTTTGCTCTGTGGCAAGCATTTTGGTTTACCTTCACTGCTATCACCTCTGGCACAATCCCCACGAATCTTACCGTCAGGACCAAATCGAACCCACTTATCACTGAACCATTGTTTTAAATTTTCATCCAGTTGATCGTATTCTTCTTGAGTAATACTTTCATTTTTGTTACCCCAATTAGCAGCACCTTTTTTGCGACACTGCACTAGTGCTCCACTGGCATAAGCACTGGGCCATACTTTATATCTTGATTTTACTTTATGATAGCAAGCATCTTGTTTTTCGTTGATCTGTTCTTCGGACACCATAGCACCGCCACAGCCTGGACACTCACCTTTGTTGACATAGGTTTCTAGACTTTCGTTTTTGTTCTTAACACAGTTGGGATAGCGTTTCCCAAACATAGTCTTCATACCCTCTTTGTGGTAGCCTTTCCAGCAAGCTTCTTCTATGTCTTGCTTTTTTCCAGATTCAAACATATCAAACAAATTCATAATTACTTTCCTTGCTTGGCCAACATACCAGCATTACTCAATGCTGTTTTAAGTGCCATGGCAGTTTGTGGAGTCTCTGCTGCTTTACTTATCAAAGGTGTAAGAGCACTCATTGACGTCGATTCGGGGCCTGTCAAAGGTTTGCCGTCGCTTATTTTCGTAACAGCACTGGCCAATGCATTTGTATCTACGTCAGGTCCTAATGCTGTTTTTAATCCACTCATAGTGCCTTTAGCAGTGGCTAGATCAACCGTTTGATCTAGCTGTTGTTGTCTAACTGCTGCAGGATCTTGTTGTGGACTGGTTTGACTAGTTCTTTGTACATCAGGATCCTGCATATTCACAGCAGGATCTTCTTGTTCTTTGGTCTGTTCACGTTTTTCTATTGCACGTAATCTTTTTGCCAGTGCAGCAATATCAACAGGTCCATGCTTACGATCTTGTTCTCGAGCTCTTTGACCTAATCGTTTAACCATAAGATCAAATTCATCAGGATCATAGCGCCCTGCAATTTTTTCATCTTCTTTGTTTGATTCCTCAATTGACCCTTTTCCATCTTTTGGCGCAGTTAGAAAAGGTGCAAACTTTTCCATGTGCTTAGGAGAAGTTTCGTGACGAACGATGGCTCTTGTAATAGCATCAGTTGCAGCCTGTGAATGTGGTATTCTTCCTTTAGCATCTAATTTAACACCAGCTGCCGCTAGCTCGTCTTTAACTGATTGAAGGTATCTGCCGCCTTGAATTTTATCAGCTGGTGTTTTGCCTCCAGTTACCCATGTACTGACTACTTGTTCCGGAGTGGCAGGTCCTTTAATGTATGGAGTTCGATCAGTTAAGTATCGCGAAACTAAATCTTTGGTAGCATTAACACCTTCTTCGGGAGTTTTATAACTGGTATACTTTCCTTTGCCATCCCAGCCTAGCCCACTGGGATTGTTAAAGTCGGCTGCATAAACTCTACCACCTTTTGTTGCATAGGATGCCATGCCTGACTGATCAGTTTTTGAAGATGATGAATTAGACCTTGGAGCTGCTGGTTGAGTTGCAGGCCTGGCCGGCGGCTGTGTTGCCGGTGCTGGTTGATTTTGCTGAGGCTTAGGTTGTCCAAATGCCCTAGACGGTAGTTCACCTCCCAGCACTCTTTTCATTTTATCCATAAACGTGGGAGCATCTGCTGGTAAATTTTCCAATTTCTCTAAATCACCAGGTTTATTAAAATTAAGTTTGCGGCCACGATCATCGTACCAACTGCCATCATCGCCTTTCTTTAGTTGAATACTTAAAGGCTTATTAGGATCCTGCGGATCTCTGATTTGAGTAGTTACACGAGTGCCTGGGGTGTGCGCTGTTCTGGGTGTTGCAGCATTGGCAGGAGCAGCAGGCTGATTCCTAACCGCAGGTACTGGTCGATCACTAGTGTCAGTGTCAGGCCCGGGCGGATCAAAACTTGTTGGCGGTACTGCTCTTGGTTGCGGCCTTGATGCAGCAGGTGCCGATCTAGCAGCAGGTGCAGTTGCCGGAGCTCTAGTTGTAGCAGGTGCGGGACTGGTATTACTTGGGCCGACTTCTGTTCCAGTATTATAACCGCCTTGTTTATATCTATCAGCAATGCTGCTTAAAGTATCACCTTTGTCGACAATAGCGGATGTTCCGTTAGGTAATTTAATTTCTTGTCCTGGATAAATTAAATTAGGATTTTTAATGTTAGGATTATTTTTCCAAATATCTTGCCAGCTGCCTGCCGTAGGGTTTCGCGATCTGATTGGTATTGAAGATATTGATTTTGTAGGTACTACGCCTGCACCGCCTGCGCTCTGACCGCCGGGGATACTAGTTGCCGAGTCTGGATTTAATGTAGGATCTAAAGCTGCACTACCTACTGGAGCATTTCTACTAATTGGTGGTGGTGCTGCTGCTGTTGGGACTGCAGATGGCGTAGAGGTTAAATCAACTTTTTTGTCAGGGCCTATTCCGGCAGCATTAGCTGCTGCACGAATAACATCCAATTGACCACCAGATAGAACAGGTTCAGGAACAACTGGTTTATTGGGGTCAAGTCCTACGCCGGTGTTAGTTGTAAGATATCCGTCCCCTGCTTTTATTGCCGGTGGATTTTTTTCAATGTAAGATCTTATCTCATCTGCTGTGGCCGCCGGCATACCCATACGTTGACGAACAGTGGGATCTATACCAGTATAACTTTGCTGTTCTTTAAATTTATCAAATTTTTCTTGCAGTTGCCATTCGGTGACTTTTTCTTTAGATATTTTATTCAAATCCTTAATTATGCTTTCTTCGCAGCCGCCCACCATTTTATCTTTGGCTTTGCTGGCAGGATCCGTACCTTTCCAATAGCCAGGAAATTTTGGGCCTGAGGGTTTACGCTCTACGGTAGACATGCGATCCATTGTTTCTAATAATTTTTTGATATCGCTCATTTATAAACCCTATTCAAATGTCTACTAAATTCTCGCATTAGTTTTTTTGTGCTGCGACTTTCATTGAATTTATATCCTGGTACTTTTTGTTTTTTTAAATATTCGACTGGGTCGAATCGATCATCGCCTTGTCCTGATCCAGTTCCAGTTCCAGTTCCAGTTCCGCTGCCTGATCCTTGGCCACCACCTGTACCGCTAGACGGCGCATTAGCAGGTGCTACTGGTTGGGCTGCCGGTGCTTTAGGAGGTTCAACTTTGGGAGGTTGGGCTGCTGGTTGAGCTGCTGGCTGAGCTGTTGGTGCTGCTGGTTGAGCTGTTGGTGCTGCTGGCTGAGCTGTTGGTGCTGCTGGTTCTACCGGTATAATTCTAATAGATGGCCGACCTCCGTTTTCTGGATGGGCAGGTACGTTACTTGTATCGATGTTTACTTGCGGCAATCTTATATTTGAATCCCTACCAGGTCCATCTGCTGATGCTGGAGCCCCATCTCGAGGAGCATCTATTATTGTCGCTGGCAGTGGCCCACTGCCAGCGGTTCCATCTGTGCCACCTCCTCCTGCAGGTTTTGCTTTATCGTCGGGACTTAAGAGGTATGCCAATCCAGCATGGCCTGCCAAACTGGCCGCGAGGGCTTTTTTACGATCCTTTGAATCCTGTTGGGCCGTACGCCCAGAACTGACTTTTTCTTGTCGGCCTTGTCTTAATCTATCTCCGGTAGTAGAACTAGGAGCTGTTGGTCTAGCTGGTGCTGAGGGTGTACTTGGTGCAGTCGACACTCTTGTTCCAGAAGAAGCACCAGCACCAGCTCCGCCTCCGGGGGGTGTACTGCCGACTTCGCCAGTTCTTGGATTACGCCATACGGCGGGCCCTTGGGCCGCCGGAGGTGTGGATACTGCTCCCCCCTTTTCAGCTTGTGCTCTTTTAATAGCATCTGATACTGATTCGCCAGGTCTGCGTTCAATTCTTGGTTTTGGTGCTTGTGTTGCAGGTGCAGTAAATGTAGGTTCTACTTTAGTAGCTGCTTGTCTGGCCGTAGTTTCGGCACCTTTTCTGCCTAATAAACCTAAACCTGCTCTTATTGCTCCGCCTGCGCCAGCCGCAGCCAACTCCGGATAAACTGGCTCTATAGCTTGTGATCTAGCAAGTTGATCCTGATTTATCATTCCCAGTCGATACTTGTCCATGGGGGTTAAATCGTTCATTGACATTAATCCCTGCTTCCAACGGTCTTCAATTGGCATGCGTCTAAATTCTTCAGATTTTTTTAAATCTTTAAAAGATATTAAGCCCGCTCGATACTTAGCTAGATCAGAATCCATTGCCGTTCGTTGTTCCGATACACCATCGATGCTGTCTAGTAATTGTCGCAGGCTTTTCATTTGGATTTTTTCTGTTTGTATGTGCCACCAAACAATGTACCAACTTTGGCTTTGTTCTTTGGAGTAGGGTTAACTACGCCAGCGACACTGCCTGCTGATGTTTCAGTAACTTGTTCTTCCGCCATTCCTGCTACCTTGTTACCCTGTGTTTTAGCAGCAGTACCAGTACGACTGGCTTTCATTTTATCACCGCTACCGCCAATATGTTTACTGCCGTAATCAGTTTTGTCTGCTTTGCGAGGTTTTTTATATGGCAGTTGTTGAATCTTTCCACCTTTACTTAAAAACGCTTGTAGTGCTGAATCGTCTTCTGCCACACCTTCATAAAAATCTTTATCATCTGTGGGCACTGTAAACTTTACTACCTGTTTAGCAGTAAGTAGATTGTAAGCCATTCCTTCATTGTAGATATATTTGCCAACTTTAGGCACATATAATACCCATGGATCATAGTCAGGGTCTGTGCCAGATACCATCATAATATCATCGGCACCGATAGAAAAATTTCCATTAGCGGCAACCTCTTTAACGGCTGGTATCCATTTTTTAGCTCGACCTACAGCCATTGGACCTTTGAAGCCACGCTGTTTGAGAATTTCAATCAATTGTAGATCAAAAGATCGTGTAACTCCTTCCGCCACACCTTGCTTCATACAATGTTTTAATTCTGCTAATGCTTCTTCTGCATTATCAAAACCTACTACATCATACCCTGACGCATAGTGTTTTACATACCAATTACCATTGCCTGGACTTGCTTCGGGATCTGTGCCAATTTCGCCAACGGGCTTACCGTTCTTCTTAACAATCTTTTTAACTTGGTCTGCTTGACCTTCCGCCACACCTTTCTTCTTCAATGTGTCAGGATGTGCTAAACCTTTTTTAACTTTTTCTGCCTGACTCATTTTATCAACTTGTTTACCTAACTTTGGATCAACATCATGCCAAGTCTTTGGATGGGGCTTTTTATCGCCTTCTTTAATCTTGTCTTGAATCTTTTTATAGCGTTGGAAGTTGGCATCTTTATCCGCATCAGTCTTACCAAACTTTCCAGCATCCATCTTCTTATCTATTTCACGCTTGGCATATCCAGGAACAACTTTGCGTAGAGTCTGCGGCAAGCCTTCCGCCATACCTTGCTCTGTTTTTTTCTCTTGTGCTCTGCGTCGAGCATAGTCAGTTTGTTGCGGTGTGCGTTTGGCAGGAGCCTTTGTATCAGCTATA